CTGCTCATGAAAGAGGAGCACCTTCACCACATCTTATTGAACTCTGGCAAAGAGAAATAGATCGTCGCTGGACTAAGATTTCAAAATCTTTTAGGAAATATAAATGTTTTGAAGAAGAATGGAAGAAGGAAGCCATGTGGGAACTTATCAGAAATGGTTTAAGATTTAAACCGGAGTTACTAAACTCAGCTGAAAGTTGGTGTTGTATTATTATCTATAGTGTATTCATTCGACAGCTTGTAAAACAGAAAAAACATGATTCAACCTGCTAAATTAGAAGATCTTATTCGTGAGAATATTCCTTTTAAAGCATTAGATTCCCGCGGATTTCATACATTAAAATGTGCCTGCTGCAACGACTATAAAGTCCGAGGCGGGTTTAAATTTAAAAATGGAACTATTGGTTACTCCTGCTTTAATTGTGGGATGGCCTGTAAGTATGAAGAATTCACCGGTAGTATCTCCAAAAAGATGCGTGGTATTCTTAATGACTTCGGTATAGATGACACTGATATTAGTTCAGTTGTTAATACTGCATTCTTTGCAAAGCCACCTGAAGAAAAGAAAATCACCCTATCAAGTCTTACAAAAGTTGATACTTCTACATCAGAGGTAAGTTTTCCACCTAAGAGTTTTAGGCTGGGTGGTACTGAAGAATTTGCTGAATATCAGGTCAAATTAATAACCTATTTAATTGACAGAAATATAGATATTAACAAGTATCCATTTTACTTTTCGTTAGAAACACGTTATAATAATAGAATAATAATTCCTTATTATCGTGATGGACGTCTTATATATTGGCAAGCTCGTACCATATTAAAAGATGAACCAAAACGATATGACAATTGTATATCCACTAAAAGAGATGCAGTCATGTTTAACATGGATGCTCTTAATCAATATACCAATGCTCCCCTCTTTATTTCTGAAGGCGCTTTTGATGCCATGTTAGTTAATGGATTGGGTTTGGTTGGTAGTAAATTAACAGAAGCTAAAACCATACTACTTGGTAAATCACATAGACGATTAATATTTGTAATTGATAAAGATCGGAATGGACAACACCTTGCTGAAGATGTTTTAGGACTTGGATATGAAATAACATTCTCACCTGAAGGTTCAGAAGATATCAGTGATAGTGTTGCTAAGTATGGATTCATTTGGACCATACAAGGATTAATAAAAAATACAACAAAAGAATCGGATAAAGCCCGATTTATGATCAATCAATACTGTAAATAATATGTCACTCAAATCATTCTTTCTTGCTGCACCCCCATCTGATCTATCAGTTGAACTACGTGTTTTAGTTCAGGAGTGGAATGATGAGCCGACCTCAAAGCAGATTTTGAATGTCATAAATATGAGTGCTCAGTATGTAATATCTGAATTTGCTTTATCTGCATTAGAAGCCTACTATACAATGGCTGTTGAGCGAGAAAATGAACCCCAACCAAAAGAATTAATTCTAACAGATGACCAGATCGATCGGGCAATTGATGCCTATTTTGCACAGCCTGGAGCTGGTACAGATGAATGTAATAGGGGGATTAATTACTTGTTTAATTGATACTGCAATCGTGGATGACCTAATAAAAATAGCTAAAGAAGATAATATAAATAAGGAGAACTAAATGCATGTTATAGTTACCAAAGTAATTGATAAAAAGCTAGCTGAGGGATTATCAATTGATGGACATACAATTACCTTTACCCGAAACATTAGCAGAATTAAAGTTGGACAGAAGGTCGATGTGGATAACCTTAGTACACCAAAACATGAATTATATGTTCAGACATTCAATGTAGTTAAGTAGGAGTAATATGGAATTAGAGAAACAACGTTTATTATTAAATTGTATCGTTTCAAGTCGTGATTTAATGGCACTGTGTAATGGAATTATTAAGCCTTCATATTTTGATCCGACTCTAAAAAAGACCGTAAAATTTGTACAAGAGTATTATGGTAAGTATCGTGACATTCCACAACTAGCAACTATTCGTGCAGAAGCTGGTGCAATCCTTGAACCAGTTGGTGAAGTTTCCAAAGCAGATATTGCTTATGTATCAACAGAATTAGAAACCTTCTGTCGTAATCGGGCAGCAATGGAAGCTGTTATTGCTGGACCAGAATTAATTGCTAAGGGTGACTTTGGTTCTCTTATTGAGTCAATGAAGATAGCAACATCAGTTGGACTTCATAAGGATGCAGGTCTTAATTACTTCTTGAATCCAGAAGAACGTTTAAGAAAAACACTAGTTGATGAAAAGAAATATTCAATTGGTTGGCCTGAAGTTGATGCTGGTTTAGGGGGTGGTTTAGGTCGTCAAGAATTACTTATTCTTGCTGCTGAGTCTGGTGGTGGTAAGAGTATGACTATGTTAAATATTGGTCGTAACTTATTGAAACAGAAACTCAATGGGGTTTATATCTCCCTTGAAATGTCTGAAGGTTCAGTTTCAAAACGTTTAGATTCAATGATTTCCAAGGTTGCACAGGAAAACTTATTAAAAGAAATTGATAAGGTTCTTGTTGAAATTGAAAACTCTCGTGATACCATGGGTACGTTTATCATTAAACGTATGGCAGAAAATAGAACAAATATTAATGATATCCGTTCTTATTTGTTGCAATTAGAGCAGTCTACTGGTTTTAAACCAGACTTTATTATCATCGATTATATTGATATTTTAGGTTGTACACATAATATCTCATTGGATAATTTATTCATTAAAGATAAATATGTGACTGAAGAAATTCGTAGTCTCGGTTTTGATTTTAATGCAATGATGATATCAGCTTCACAGTTGAACCGAACTGCAGTTGGACAAGATTCATTTAACCATTCCCATATCCAGGGTGGTATCTCAAAGATACAAACAGCTGATTATGTGATTGGTATTAAGCAGGATGATTTAATGCGGGCCTCAGGAGAAATCTGGTTCGAGTTAATGAAAACACGTAATTCCGGAAGTAAAGGATTGCGAATATTGTTAGGTTGGGACCCAATTTCATTATGTATAAATACATTAAGAAAAAAGGGTGATGGCCTTGACTTAGTAAAGAAATCTAAAGCTACTATTCTGGGAACAGATGGTACGATATTTAGTAAACCCAAAGATGACGGCATTTTGAACTTGATGAACATTTAATTTTTTAAAACCCACAGGAGATACCTATATGCAATTTACAACACCAACAACTATCACTATCGATGGCACCGAACACCAAGTTTCTTCTTTCAGCGAAACAGTTCAGCGTTTAGTTGAAATCCATACTACATGGAGAAATGACCTTACAGTAGAACGTCTTGACGTTGCTAAAACTGAAGCAGCTATCCGTGGTTTGGATACTGAACTTTCAGGTTTGGTTGCTAAAGAATTGGCTGATAAAGCCGCTGCTGATGCAGCAGCAACTGCTGCGGTCGTAACAGAAGTCCCAGCTGCAGCAAATGATGCACAAGCTCCAGCAGCCGTAGTAGATGCAGCACCTGCTCCAGTAGCAGCTGATCCAGCCGCTACTACAGCATAATATGTAGTTTTTGTATGTAAAAGGAACCCTTTTGGGTTCCTTTTTACTTTCAGAAGTAATAATCTATAAATATATAATAATTGTAACCCGGCAAAATAATGAGTAAATTACTACCTTTGGTATTATTAACTGAAAGCGTTTCACACATTGAAGATCTTCCTGTTATGGAATTTATTCGTGCAGTCCAATCAATAAAAGAAAAAGTAATAACTGAAAAATTGGATGGTGATGAGATTATTTTTGGTATCGATGATATCGGTTTATTTACAACTTTGGACATAAGAGCTGGTAAAAAGAACCGCTTTTATGATATTAATGACTATAACCAAACAGCTGGTTATAATGGTTATAGAGCTGCCCATATTGCAATTACAAAGATTGAACCACAGATTCGTAAGCACCTTGTTGTGGGTGATTTAGTTAAGGCTGAAATTTTATTCAGTCAGCAACCAAATGCTGTTAAATACAGTTCTGGGAAAAACTTTATTGTGATCCAACAAGGTATTAATGCAACACCTGAAGAACATGTTACCTCATTAATCAAAGCTATTGATGACAAAAAGGTAACTATTCATTCTGATATTGTCTCATCTCCAGATGGGAATAAACTTGAATCTAAAAAAGAATCAATGACCTGGAGATTTGTAAATGTTGCTCCTATTGCAACAGATAAGGTTGATATAAGTGAAGCTGATGATTTGTTGGATAAGTTGAGTAACTTTATTGTTCAGAAGAATAAAGTCTTACCTGACCTAACAAACTTAGAAGTGGCTGAAGTTAACTTGGGACAGATTCCAAAAGATAACCGTGAGGCCGCAAAGGCAGAACGTGAAAAGATTAATGCTTATATAATGAATACTTATAAAGCACCAATCAAAGAAATATTGCTTGATAAGTTAGTACGTAATTTAAAACCCTTCCTTCAAAAAAGTAAAAAGAAGAATGAGTTAGGGGTTGAAGGAGTTACTATTAATGATCCTATTTCAGGCAGTCAAATTACAATTAGAGACCGTGATGTCTTCTTAGCAATCAACTCTTTTAATTCATCAGTTGAAGCTAATATATCAGGACTAGTAAGAACCACTGATCAACAAGCAACCATTGATATGCGTGGTGGTGCATTTGGTCAGGCTAAAATCCGTATTGCTGAATTGTTAGGTGCTAAAGAATTGGCACTATCTTCAGGTACTCGTAGATTTATTACTAAGTTTAAAAAAGACACACCAGAAGCTACCTTAGAAGCAGTAGCTCAAAGTTTAAATATAAACAATCTTGAATCACTTAAGACAAAGATATCAGCCATTCTTGTTAATGCAGTTGATGAAGTAAATGGTATCTTACATAATTTTAATCAAGAATCAGGTGAGTTTAAACTTAAATTAAAAACCGGGAAAGAAATTGGTATTACTCCGGAAGTAATGAAACACACCCTAACTGCATTTGCAGAAACCAAAAAGGATATTGCGGAAATAAATGCGGGTATCCTTAAAAGCAATAGTGTAGCTGAATTATTAATGGCACTATATGGCAAAACAATAGAATCCATTTTCTCTGGAGAAAAATCTGAAATGAATGAATCATTGAACCTAATTAAATCTGTTAATAAAGATAAGGTTAATAGTGTTGCTATTAAACCTACAACAGATGCTCAAGACCAAACACCAAAATTGCAGATTGCTGATAACAGAGTTGTCTCAAAACATAAACGTAATTTTATTAAACCTAAGAAGTTTCCAAGACCAACATTGGCTGCAATCAAAGCCGATGATGCTAACAAGAAACCAACTGATTTAAAAGTTAAAGAAGAAGTTGCTGCTGGTGGTGGTACAACTGCAGCAGGATCCATTGCTGCATTCCCACAACGTTTAGGCCCATCTCTTGGACCTAAGGCTGCTAAAGCTGCATTGTCAACTAAGATAAATGAACCGACTCCTAAGAAGAAAAAATATAGTTTCCTTAACAGTATCATCAGTCGTGATGTTAAAGAAGACTGGGCTCATGTTAAAGATATGAAATTTGCAACTGACGTTGATGATAGTGCCCGTGCACAGAATGATATTGAGTTTAATCAATTACGAAACAACGTTAATATGGGTGATGATATTACTCAGATGGATGTTAATAAGTATTTGGATAAAGCCCATGATTTAAATGATGAAGTTGATACAGTCACTTATGGTATGGAAATGAGCGATGGTTCAATCGTTAAAGTTTATGTTAATGCAGAACAAGCGGAAGAATTTGAAACTGCTGTCGCACAATTACTTGGTCAAGAAGATGATATCGAAGAAGTTATCGATACCCTTGCTAATAAGTTTGATATTGTTGATGTTGAATGGCCAAAACAAATTGCAGCTGATATTGCCAATGGTGGTGAAGAACCATCACCTGCTGCTAAACAGCCTGAAGGTGAACAACCAGAAGCTGAACCAGAAGCTGCTCCTGAAGGCGAACAACCTGAAGGCGAAAATTCTGATGTAAATATGGATGTTGAAACTGATTCAGAACCGGGTTCTGAATCATCAGAAGAAGAACCTGAAGAAGAAGAGTCAGATGAAGAATCTGCTGAAACTAAAGCTAAACCAGGTAAGGGTGAAGAACGTGACGAATTTGGTCAGATCATCAAGAAAAGTAAAAAGAAAAAAGCTGAAGAATCTAAAGTTGTTGCTGGTAAAATGATTTCAGAAATGAATACATTGGATGAAGCTGCTGCAGTATTTAGAAACCCCGCGATCGATGCAATTGCTGGATTGTTAGCAGCTTTAGGACTTGATCTTAATGCTAATAAATCATTTACTGTACAAGCAAAAGCATTATTGAATTCACCAAAATTTATTGCTGCTAAAAATTCTGCACTTACATTAGAGCTAAATAAAGCTGGTGCTATTTTAACTAAGTTGATTCAGTCTATACCAACTACTGGTCCGGCTGCCGCGGCCAATACAGTTCCAGCTAATGCTCCTGCTGCAACTCCTGGTGCTAATCCAGCTCCACAATTCTCCGGTTTTAAATTGATTGGTGATATGGTTGCTGAAGCATATGTTGCTAATCAAGGTCCTTGGATCATTGCTAAGTTGGGTAATATGGGATTGTCATTGACAACTAAAGGTATGCGTCTTAAGTTAGATGAAGAAAATACTAAAACCTTATTTGATGCATTGAAAAATAAAAAGAAAGTTTCAGTGAAATCAACTGATGGTGGTGAATTCTTATTCAGTCCAATTTCAAATGGTTATTCAATAATTGAAACAACTGATAGTATTAAGTTTCCGGCTGGTGTTTTATTAACAGCTGATCAAGCACAAGAAATACTTACAATGATGGCAGGCAAATGAAATTTAACTATCCAGATATGATAACAGTTCCCTTTAATGGGATGCGTTTCTATGAAACGCCAGCTGGTAAATATTATCCAAGTATTACTACAGTACTTGGTGGAACAATGTCGGAAGAAAAAACTAAAGCATTAACCAACTGGCGTAATTCTTTAGGTCTTGAAAAAGCTGCATTAAAAACACAGCAAGCTGCCGATCGTGGTACTGCTGTGCATTTGATGGCAGAACGATATCTTAAAAAAGAAGAATTAAATCAGGGCGATAAATTTAGTCCTGCTGATATAGCATCATTCAATTCATTAAAACTTAAATTAAATAAAATCACAGAAGTGTATGGCCAAGAAGTTGCTCTATGCTCTGATATCCTCGAGGTTGCGGGCCGTTGTGATGTGATTGGCATTTATAATGGCAAAGAAAGTATTATAGATTTCAAAACATCAGATCGACTTAAATCAAAAAAAGAAGTAGAAGATTATAATTTGCAATTGTTATTTTATGCATTATCACATAATGAAATGTTTGGGACTGATATTGATACTGGGGTTATTCTTATGACTTCAGCTGGTGGATTTCCACAAGAATTTATTGTAAATTTATTAGACTATGTTGACCCACTTGTTACACGAATAGATGAGTTTTACAAAAAATTAACATTAACCATAAAAGAGTAATACTATGAATACAGTTATAATACATGCAGCCGTTGGTGATAAACAAGAAGAGTTTTTAACAGCCCTTAAAGCTTTGTTTACTACAATGAACTGTAATGTGGAAACAAGCAATGCTGGTGATAGCACCTTTGTATATGCAGTAGCAAGTGGAGAAACTTTACCATCAATTGGTGATACAGCTCCTATTGTTCCTGCTGCAGAATTATCCCCAGAAATAGCCATTGAATTACCACCAACTACCGAAGCCCCACAAGACGCGGACATACCTTCTTTTGATGTATCATTAACTCCTGGCACAGTTACTGATATAGCTACAGCAATGCAGGACACAATCCCAGCAGAACCTGAGCAAACTGGCGGTGAATTAATAATTAAAAACCTTTCAACATCAAAACAACTTCCTTTCACTTTTGCTGCTGGTAATCCATGCAGTGAACTTAAGGCAAAGGATATCACTCCTATGGATGACTATGTGTCATTTAATTGCTGTGATATGACATATAAATTCCCGGTTGAAAAACCAGAAATGCAGAATACAATTGTAAATGTTGATCCCCAGTTTACTACCACATCCATTAGAGTTACTATCGAATTACCAAATGGAAGCAATACTATGTTACCAGTCCTTCTAAAACTTGTTCAAAGTTCAGATGATTCTGGTGTAGTTATTGGTTCTGATTTGAATAGTATCATAATTGGTGCCATGAAGGGAACACCAAATGAATCCGTCTCAGTACAATAATATTATATTTAAAATTGCGGCATCTGATGCCATAAGCAATTTTAAATTAGCGCAAGCCCACTCATTGATGCAAATTTCAAGGGGTGAACTCAAATTTGACAATGGTGCCAAAGAGGCTCTATTACTCGAATATGAATGTTATTCAGATCGTCTAATGAAAACTGAAAAAAGTTACATAGTACGAAATGCGAAAAACTACACTGCTGCCATCAAAAAATTAACATTAAAATATATTGCTGATGAGATGAATCATGTACAAAAAGTTATTGATGTTAACCCGGAAACATTTTCAAAAGAACTTGCGGATTTCATAAGACTTATCCACAGTTACTCGTTAGAGATTTTTGACAAATGGTTAGAAGAACAAATCGGTGCTAGTATTGCTAATACCTTTAGTGCTTTTTCGACTATACTTACACAACACCTACAACACTTATTAATTTCATTACATGAATTTAGTAATAATGTGGTTACAAAAGAAGCAACACCATTTTTAAGTATAGCGGACTTTTCACTAATAAACATTAATGAGACTACTAAATTCTCAATGTTATATAAGCGTGCTAGTTTTTTCAAGAACCTTGGTGTAAATACCCCTTTTATATTAAAAAATTATTCTTGCGATGGATTCGTTTTTGATGCAGCACAGGACTATCTATCCAGGTTTGATATAAAACTTTTACCAGAGTCTGAGTATCTATAAAAATTTTATATTGCCAGTAGAATAATAAATATAAGCTGAATATGGGGGAATAAATGGAAATAGTTTTTGCATTATTGAAACAATTATCGGGGGATTTATCCACCGGTGAATTCTTGTTTATAATTGTAGTAGTTGTCATGTTTTCATTTAACATTTCAAAGTTTTTTCTACACAGATTAAAAAAGAAGGGTTGGCTCTTTGAATGGTTCGGAGCAACTGAAGTAACCAAATTAGAAGATTTAAGTGTTGAAATGACATCAATGCTTGAAACACTACATGCCAAGATTTTAGAATTAGCAGAACAAAGTAATGAATCTATGCTTACTGTGGTTTCTGCTATTGAATTAATCAAAGAAACGGAACGTGAAAATAGTTCAACTTTACAATCAATTATTGTTGATTTTGCCAGTCTGAAAAAAGACATATCAAAAATCAGTTCTGATGTTGGTAAAGAATTAGATGAAATTAGACAGGATACCAAAATATCTAATCTTCGTGATGAACATTCATATGATAACTTAAAAGAATTACTACAACGATCTGTTGATGTAGTTACTAAATTGTCAGCACAAATAGAAAAAATTGATGACTTTACAAAGATGTTCCTTCCTGAAGTTAGAAGTAATTACCAGGAACTAAATAAAGAAATCAATGCACTTAGTCGTGATGTGGCATTAGTTGAAAGAAGCGTTTTATCACAGATAAATATTGATAACGCAGTTAAACTTCGTTAATAATTTTTAATAACCTATAGAAAATAATATATGACAAAATCACCATTTATTGTGCTACCTAATTTTTTATCCCCAATGATCTGTGAAAAGATTGTCGATGATATAAAAGTTAGTAGTCCTGATACTGATATCGAAGGTAATTCTAAAAAGTTAGAAAAACATAATCTTTTTTGGGAACAAGAAATTGGTTCAAGAATACATGATATCATACCTACTATTGAAGATACGTATTCATGTACGTATCAGGGATTAGAAAAACCTTTATTTCAATACTATCCTGAAAATGCTAAATCACCAGCAGAACAACCAGGTTGTGAAAATTCTAAGTATCTTAGAAAGAAATGGGTAATGATAAAAGATGTTGATCTTGTCGGTTATATCTGGCTCAAAGATTATAATGAAAATGTACCACTAGATGTACGTCATGAAGTGTTCGGTGGGAAATTAGAATTCCCAGCTTATAACTTTAGTTTGGTTCCACAACGTGGAACATTAGTATTATTCCCTGCAGGTCCTCACTTCATTACAGTAACATCTCCAGTTATGTATAGTGATCTTTACCAGATCAAACTAAACATATCAATCAAAAATAACGGCGCCCGCTGGTTCTACCAACCAACAAACTTCCCAGGAACTTGGCAAGAATGGTTTAAAGATCACTTTTAATCCGTTACAATTTACCTATGTACTTCCCATATTGTCAGTGTTATAATTAGCCATTATGTTGGTAATTATAGCATTGGAGATATCAATTGGACTACATTATACCTACGACAATGTTGAAGCAAGACATTGTTTCTCATGGTGACAAAACTTATTTAGTATCAACAATTAACCGTACTTCTTCAGCTCAATTGAGTTATGTATCTTATTATGCAGAAACTTTAGTTTGGGAATGGTTCCCAGAAACTAAAACTCGTGGTAAAATTATTGGTCAAGATGAAGCACCACGTGATTCATTACATTCTCACAACAGAATTTGTAATTGTTTATTGGAATTAGGTTTACTTGAATATCCTGACGGAGATGAATAATGTTAATGATGATTATCCCAACAATAGTATTTGGTATTGCCTGCTATAAAGCGGGTAAATGGAATGAAGCCCAACGATGGGAATCCAAAGAACTTACCGATCGACTGAATGTAGAAAGCGCAGCACTTTTTCAAAAGGCACCAAAATGATAATCACAATCGGAGCAGCACTATTTGGATTTTTTTGTTCAGGGGTAATTGGTTTTACGTTAGGTAAAATATACCAACGTAAAGAAACTTATAAAGCAAGCCAAACTTCTCAACCTAAAGTTGCTAACTTTAAAGGGGTAACAACTGAAAGTGATGCAAAGGTTGTTCTACGTTTTGTTGCATGTGGAATTGAATTTCCATTAAGACCCAAATACGGTGAACTATTTGTCTTAACTAGTACATTTTATATGTATGACCCCTTAGCTAATGGTCGTGGTAAAACATATTTGCCGGGAGAATACTATTTTTCCACTAATGATAAATGGGTGAAGTATGACATTTAGAAGATACTTCTATCTGTTAAGACAGACAAACATTGATATTATCTCTGCTCTCTTTATTGCCGTGGCTTCATGGCTTTTGTATCCACAATATTTTAAATAATCGAGGTCATTATGGCTGATGCTAAATATATACTACGTGACAAAGATATCTCTACTCTTGAATTGGCTAAATGGGTTAAATCAAAATTAAACCCTGATGTACCTGTTTCTGTTGCTTTAGATATTTCTCGTTCATTAAAAGATGGGAAACCATGGATTCCATTTCATTGGACACGAAATGAAAAAGGATATTGTCCATGTGATGTCGAAATGATTCTTGATGCTGAAGAACTACAACAAAAACTCGATGATGAAAATCGAATCAAACACAATGATTACTGCTCTAATCTTTTAGCAAGAGGTGCCTCAGGTGATATTGCAGCAGCACTTGAATATTGTAAACTGGAATTTGATGGACAAGTTAACCACTGGGCTTATGCCTCTGCGAGATAAACTATTATGATAAAAACTAAAGTTGAACTTGTTGCTAATGTAGAAAAGACAAGGGCAGAACTTATTGCTGAAATGGTTACGGAAATTAAAAACCGTTGTAATTCTATGCCTGATGGTTGGCTTACATTAACACTTGCAGCTACTGATGAAGGTGATCCCGAAACAACAGTAAAAGTTGCTCGTATTCCATTTGAGCGCTGGATGCGAAACACATCAGATCATCGGGGAAATGATTGGGCTAATGTTGCCCCTCCATTTTTGAAAATGCAAATGGATGATCGTGACCATTCTGACTGGTGGTTGAGTTCTGGTGTACCACTGGAATATGCTTATGACAGAGGATATAAATCATGGAGAGAAGATTTAGAACCAGATGATCCAATGTACAAAGCACCAGCACCACAAGATTTAGTAAAGCTAGCTAAACGTCTTAATACTGCAGCTTGGAAATATCGCTTTGATTCTACTAAAGATCGTGAACGTAATTCTATTTTCTTGGTTTCTAAAAGAAGTAAGGAAGTAATTGAAGGTCGGGTTATGCATATCAGAACGGAAGAAGATATTATAAGGTTTGTTGATAAAGCACAATGGCATGATCCAAAAGCCGACAATGGTAAATTTCCAAAGTTTTATATGGTTGCAGTTATCCCTAACTGCTCTGTTGATTATGATGCAATCATTCGTCATGCAGGTGCCATTATTACTGAAGTTGGAAGCGCTGCAGCCCATGTGGTTAAGATTGCACGGGAAGATAAAATACCAGTAATTTTATGTCCTAAGGCTTATGAAGAATACTTTGATGGTGAATTTGTATCTATCGAAGGTAAACGGATTTGGGGGAAAGCTTAATATGCAAAAACTTAATATGCAAAAGAAACTTGATATCCTTACTGCTCGTAATGAAGCATGGGTAAATTGTGTTAATATAGCAGATAGAATGGGAAAATTTAATGATCCAAGTTGGAGTACCAGTTTAGATAACTGTATTAAGGAAATCGAAGCTGACCCAAAAACAAGTTGGAAATCATTATATAATTAAGTAGTAACCTTACGCCAATAAGCAACACCACCTAAGTCTTTGCCGGCATTTGCATTACCAACTCCATCATGGTGAATCAATCCATATAGGAATTCCCCTTGTGTAAAGTTAGCATACTGTGCTGACCAAGGAGTTGGAGTCAATGGTGCATTTGTTTTAATTTGTGTCTTACCTGAAGATATCCAAGTGTTCCAATATGTAATAAACTCTGATTGATACCACTGTATCATTGCTTTTGTTGCAAGATATGGATCACATCTATTCTCACAGGTTGGACTTATCCCAATCTTCCCAAACATCACAACTGCTAAGGCATCGGTCATTTGGTATAAACCAGTGCAAGTTGTGGTTGGATTCTTAGCATATGGATCCAATCCGCTCTCAATAGTAGCCACAGTTTGTATAAATGTTGCATCTGCGGAACCCACTGGATATCCAGCTTCAGTACAAGCCTGTTGTATAGCAGCAATAACTGTTGCAGGTGATGGTGTCTGTGCAGGTGGTAAAGCACAAGATGATCTAACTTTAGCTATATTAGTTGCTGGAACTGCAGGTGGATTGCCTGCTGGAACTGGTGGTAATCCTGTATCACTTGGCAATACTAAAGGACAACCTGAATTTGGATTACTTGCTTCAGCTGAAGTCATACCCACATTTGAATTATTTTGTGACACAAAACTTGTTGGTAAAGCAGTACCATCAGGTCCAACCTGTGTATCTGAATTATCATTCGCAATAGATAAAGCACCCTGAAGATATGGAGCTGGATCAACCGGATTTTTAAATCCACCTTTATGCATTTCAAAATGAAGGTGGGCACCTGAACCAATACCAACATTCCCCTCAAGAGCAATCTTCTGTCCCTGAGAAACCTTATCACCGACCTTCACATAAGAAGTTGACCAGTGTGCATAACCTGTTGCACAAATTAATGTTCCCTGATCATTATAGTGATTGATGAAAATAATATTACCCCAACCTGTTCCAGGTCCACAGCGGACAACTGTACCATCTGCTGATGCTAATATATTTCCAATTGAATGATCTACTCGAGCAAAATCCATACCATGATGAATACTTGATGCACCGGCTGCTGGTGGATTACGTGGACCAAATGGACTTGTACAATGTACATTACCATCCAGTGGAATAATGAAAGTTATTGCATCACCCTTAGCTGCTTTCTTGGGAAAGAAGTTAAAGGAACGGGAATCAATTTCACCAGTTCCATCGAGCGCGGTTATTAAAACAGCATAGGATTGATTTGTATTTGTATTTGTATCAGAGACAGTACCAGATAAGGTACCTGCAGTTGTATCAAAATGTAATTCAGTTAAGGGAGCCAAACCATCTACACCATTAACATTAATTGTCCATGATGTTGGTGTTCTATCCGAGCCCGGTGTCAATGTGAAAGTTGTATTAACTGCCAAATTTAAATCGGAAGTGAGTGTGGTATTGTTGATTAAGTTGGGAACTTTTGCACCAGAGTCATTCATTAAACCAGAAGTATTCCCTGCTCGTTGCATATAGCAGTCTATATTTTCACCTGGCTGAATTGCCGTTGGTGCACGATAAGCAGGGATTGGTGTCCATAAAGGAGTTACTACTGGCTTGACACAATTACATGACATTTTATTTTACCGGTTGGGCATTAAGATTAACAGTTTTCTCTGCAGCTTTTTCAGCTTCACTATTGTATGAATCTTGAGCGGCTTGTTTTTGTTGAGCATTCTGTGCAGCAGCTGTATCATTTAATTGGTTCTGTTGGGTAACAAAGAATGTGGCAATATCCTTTAACTGATTTGTACATTGTGTTGTATACTTTTCATTATTAATAACCCACTGTGCTACTTCAGCTTGTAAAGCAGTATCGACATTAATATCAGGAACCTTAGCTGGTAAGGTCATCAATTCGGCAGGTGGAATCTTAATTACATATTGTGTTTGTTTAATAACAGGCAATGCTAAAGGAACTGGTTTAACTGGATTACATGCACATAGTATAGCTGTACATAATATCATAATTATTTTTTTCATTATTTGCTCCTTGCTGCTTGGATACCACGGATTGTCTCACGTAGGTCAGGTGCTAAAACACCATTATTAGCTGGATCCTTTTCCATAGCAGAAAGTTTCTGTTGGAGATTTCCAATTATAGCATCACCAGCTTTCTTTTGTTGGGCTAATGAAGTAATTGCTATCTGTGAACTTTCACGTTCTTTAAGAAAACTTTGTACAGTTGCCTGATTTGTTACATTGGCATTAGTACAAACATTGAAGTTATTTTTAATGACATCATTGTTTTCTTGTAATATTTTGTTATTAGAAGTTAATGTTGCATTGGCAGTTCTAAGTGCGGACAGTTCTTCATGAGTCCACCAAACATAACCAATACCACCAAGTACAGCAAGTAAAACTATACCAGCTATAACCATTCTTACTTCTTCTACTCCGGGAATTAAATCTGTAACTGCCATGCTAATCTCCTCTATGTGATATATTATTTATATGTTTTATACTGTTGTTAAAGTGGCAAATCCTGCAAATGGAGTTGACCAAGTAATAAGAATATTATTTGCATCAATTTGTGTGACTGATAATGGAAATGCTTTTTGTAATACTCCATAACTATCATAAACATTAGTATCAACAGATGGCATAGAACCCATATTATGTTGAATAGCCCAAGCAGTTGATGGAGTACTTTGTGTTACTGATAAAAAATTAATACCTGCCATATTATCCTCTTAAGCTGTTATAACTGCAAAACCTGTTCGTGCTACACTAAAAAGAATAGTAATATTATTAGCATCAACCATATGAACACTAGCAGGAATAATCTTTGTTGGAACACCAGCAACATTAATAAAGGTATCTACAATAGGAACACCTTTACTACCATTACTACCTAAATTATGTTGAATATTCCAAGTAGCTGATGGTGTTGCTTGGGTAAATCTGAAAACGGCCGGTATAACTCTTGGCATATAAATCCTATTATATAAGTTTTGCTTGACCTACTTGTGCAGTAGTAAATGTCAATGTAACAGTATTCAAACTGGTAAACACAACTGAAGCAGGTTGAACTTCTTCGAAACCAATGAATACACGTACCATTGGATAACGACCCAAGCCATGATTAATTGTCCAGGTGGTTGCTGGAGTGGTTTGATAGAATTCATATGCATATGTTGGTGCTGGTAAACCTTCAGTGACACCAGTTAAAAGAACTGCTGAACCTTGGAAGTTATTGGCAAAACCAACAGTAATTTGTCCAGGATTATTGATTGTAGCTGAATCCGGAATGACTAACATATTGTTAGTATCAAAGACTTGTACTTGTAAATTTGAACTATTTAATGGGTGATTAATTGTCCAAGATGCAGATGGTGAGCTTTGTATATAGGTAAATGCGGTAAGCTGCTGTGTTAGCGGGACCCAAACTGGTAAACTATTTGTGACAGCAACACAAATATAAAGAATACTGTTTGTAAATGCAAGTTGTCCTACGACAGGAGATACAGGAAAATAAGTATCTAACGGTAATACGGCATCGATTAAAAGATTTTGCTGTAGATCAGCGGAACCATAGAATTTCATTTTATAACCTCTCGAAGTAAACTGAATGAATTAGTTATAGGTATTTATCAAAAACGGCAAATAAAAAGGGAATTCCGAAGAATCCCCCTTTATTAAAGCATATTACTATTAGGCTTGAGCAACACCCATTACAACAACTTTACATTGTAATGCTGATGTAAAGGTTACTGTTAATGTATTAGCATCTACGAAAGTAATTGATTGTGGGATAACAACTTCATCTGAACCATCAACAACTGTTACGTTACAATACTTTTGACCTAAACTGTGTGAAACTGTGTGGCTTGTTAAAGCTGAACCAGCAGAGTACAAGAAGTAGGTTGGGATTGCAGCGAACTTAGAAGTTGAAGCATTCCATACCAATGTATCGCCAGAAGCAACACCAGTAGTAGTAACATCAGATAATGAACCAACTGATTGTGTACCAAATACTGCAGCACGAGTATTATTAACCCATTTACCAGACTCAAATGTTAACAAGTCATTAGCAGCAGCAGAATCAACAGTTGAATTAACATTTGTGATACCACCAGCACCGAAAGTTGTTGCAAGAGATACAGCACCTGCAGTAACTGCAAAGTATGTACTTGCGAAACTTGCAAGACCAAGAGTTGAAACAGTAGCTGAAGCAACATTAATTGTTAATACGCCAGCAGATGAAACAGTAGTTACTGGAGAAGAACCACCAACGATAGACAATGGTGTACCACCAAGAGCTATAGTTTGTGTACCACCAGTTGTACCAGAGAAAGCGATTGTGCTATTTGCAAGCATGGCATTAGTAATACCACCAGCTGAAACAGTTACATTACCAGTTGTTACAGTGAATACTGAACCATCAAAACTTGCAACACCTTTATTAGAGGTTGAAGCATTAGCAGCATTAATAGTGATTGTTGAACCAGCAATCGAAGTAGAAATACCTTGAGCAGCTGTACCAAGAATAGTCAATGTACCACCAAGAGCAACAGTACTAGTACCAGCACCATCAACGTCTAAAGTGATTATGCTATTTGCAAGCATTGCATTTGAAACACCGGCAGTTGGAATGTAAAGACCAGTTGTATCTTGTGTAAGACCGCCAGCTGATTTAAGTAAAAGTGCCAACATAGAACCAACAACTGGATTCTGTGTAGAACCATCAGTAGTAAGAAGCAATGCACCAACTGAACTGTAAAGATCAATACCTACGTCGCCTGATGGAAGTGAACCAATACCAGCACCATAATCAACTGAGAATACAGTACCTGAAAGTGTAAGACCATCACCAGCAGTGTATGTACCAGCACCAGAGAATTGTGTAAAGTGGATAACATCAGTACCAAGAACGATATCACCATTAGAACCAGTACCAACTGCAGTTTCAGTCCAACCAGTATTTGCTTGTGTAGAACCTTGTGATACGAATACGAAATCACCTGGAGTTACAGCATTGTTAATACTATTATCAGAATCAGGAGCACGAGTAAGAACCCAAGCAACTGAACCAGAACCAACTGTTGTTACAGTATAGACACCGTTTTGTACAGCGGTAGTTTGATTTTTAACAAGAACGCGTTCACCAACAGTAGCAGCAACACCATCAAGCATCAATGCAGCAAGAGTACCTGTGTTTGTAAGAGTAGCACCAACACCACTTGCACCATTTGAATATGTTGCAGGCATGTTTACAGTTGAAGCTGATTGTACAGAACCTTTGATATTAAGGTTAGAAGCAACTGCATCAACATAAGCTTTAGAAGCTGCATCAGTAGCACCAACTGGAGTAGGTAAACCAGTTACTGTTGAACCACTAGACATAACAAGATTACCAGACATTGTATCGCCTGAAACATTTACGTATGTAGCATCAACAAGTGAAGTAATATCACCAGTAGTAACAGGTGTGTTACTTACAACACGACCAAGACTATCAACAGCGAATTTTAAGAATGCACCTGAAGTACCTTGTGTTACTGCAGCAAGGTTAATTGTTGGAGAACCAGCAACACCATCACCATTTGTAACAACGATGTTATTAGCAGTACCAGTAATTGAACGTTCTGCAAAAGCATTACCACCAACATAGGTAACAAAACCATTAGCAGAAACACCAGCAAGAGCTAAAAGATTATTTGTCAATGCAAAGGTTGGAGCACCAGCAACACCATCAGGATCAGTAATACTGAAACCATCTGAAGGAGCAACAAGTGAACGATCTAAGAATGTATTAACACCAGTCTGAACAACAAGACCAGTACCAACACCATTAGCTAAAGAAGCTAAATCAGTAAGACCAGCATTAAGTGGCTGTTGGTTATTTAATTGAGTTTGAATTGCAGAAGTAACACCATGTACATAACCAAGTTCAGTTGAAGTTACATTAGTTGCAGCAAGACCAGTACTTACATTAAGGTCAGCAGCAGATGCAGTTACAGCATGAAGTTTGTTAAGATCACCAGCAGTTACAACAGCACCGGAAAGTTGATTAACTTCAGTAGCAGTTGCAGTAACATCAGTCACAGCAGCTAATACTAAGGTTTTATTTTCCCATTTTGAATCTGTTGTACTATATACTAAGAATTGACCATTAGTAAGAGCTGTAAGGCTAACGTCATTCAATTCTGAAAGATCAACTTTACCTTGTGCTTCAGTAGCAAGGATTGTTAAAGCATCAGTAACTGAGGTTGCCGCTGAAATGAATGGAACGCCTGAAAGAGCATTACCACCATTATATGTACCATCAGAATTAACGATTGTACCTAAAGATGTTTCGATTGCATTAACTTCAGTTTGAAGTGCAGTCGCATTACCACCAGTTGCGATCGCAACCCAAGCAGTAGAGTCATTGAAATAATAAAGCTTAGCAGTTGTATCGTAGTAAATACGACCAGCTTCAGCTGCATTAAATGTCGGTGCAGCACTAAGTCTGTCTAAGAAAGCATACTGGATTTCACCAGTTGCGTCGCTATTAAATACTAGATTACCATTAATTTTCATTTTTAATTCCCCTTGTTATGTTTTACGTGATTCTACGACTAGCCGTAGTTAATGCTTTGATAGCTGAATTAAATGCGACTGGTTCAACCTTAAGATTGCCAAGATCATATTCATTGATAATATCATTATTCACTTCATTGAAAAAGAAAATGCCTTTATTGCCAATCTTTTGAATCGTATCTAGCTTATATCCCAACACCTTAAGGGTTGCAGCCAATACAATATCTTGAGTTTCAATTGTTTTCATGTTGTGATGTTGCCCTATAAGATAATGATAGAATTTCTAATATGTATTTATTATAAGGGCCAAATTAGAACAAAATTACCATAGCACTTCCAGCAATAGCGCTTGTAAATGACACAACTATCTGATTTGCGTTAACAATTTGAACCTGAGCGGGGATAATTTGAGCCCAAGAAGTATCATAAATTGTCACTGAAGCCCGTAAAGTATTACCATTATGATTGATTGTCCATGTAGTTACCGGAGCAATCTGGGTAAATTCATAGCCCCAAGCAGTATTCGCCACAGCTTGTGCCGCCACAGCTTCTAATGCCTGCTGCACATTTGTAGCTGCTGGAATACTAGCAATTGGAGTAATATTAATAACTGACGCCGTATGCTGATAACTTGTACCTGCAATATGAGCATTCAATATGGTCTGATTTGCTACTATATCCACACCATTAATTAGGCCAGAAATAGTAAGAGTTCCAGTAGATACAAGATTACCACTTGAATCAATTTTGAAAACTGGTACACCACCAAAAATACACTTCACATTAAACAAATCTACAATTGGTGTAACACCACTCTGTGGCTCAATACGCAATGGTATTGTTGTTCCACTAGCAGGATTAATAAACTGATGATCACTAACAATTACTGAAGTCTCAATAGTTGTTGTCGATCCCATAACATTTAAATCACCATTAATTGTGACTGTACCATTAGCAGCTGATACGGTAAAAAAGTTACCATCAGCATGAGAATCTTTAATTATGAAATCTTTACCTGGATACAATACAATCCCAGCTTGACCACTTACTGTCGGGGAATTGTCATAAGCGGTCTGAAGATTAATGGTTGTTGATCCGTCACCACCGCTTCCACCACCTGTACTGGATCCATCATCAAATAATAAACCACGACCACCAACAGTAAAAGTTGTACAAACAGTACCACCAGTGTTAATAATATCACCAGTAGTTAATTGGGCAAATGTACCATCATTTCCTAAAATTAGAGGTTTTACTGTATTTGTCATTTATATACTCAATCTAACTGGAGGGAAAAGGTTCATGTAAATAGAATCAATATCATATACAGTTCCTACCTGCTGAACAAATCCAACAGGTGGTGGTGTTAATTGTAACTGTCCTGATGGACCACAAAATAACGGAGCACCAATACTCGATGTCGGCCATGACCATTGATCATTTCTTACAACACCATTTGATATAATTTGACCTGGCTCATTCTGATACAAATCTTCTATAACAACACCATGCACAAAACTGGTCACACTGTTACTTGATGCTAATTTAATAGTTTTATTTGGTTGATATGCAACAAGATAAAATGCAGGAATATCTTCAATTGACTGTCCATAAGTGAGGACCATATCAAACTGAACATTCTGTCCACTTGTCTGCTGAATAATTAAGGAAGATGCAGTCGTTGCAAATGTACCATCTGACTGTTTCAAAGGTACATTGTTAATACCTAATATTAGATTACCACCAGTGAAAGTTCCAGTTATTCCAACCTGACTTCCCAATGGACTCGGTACTAATATAGCATTAGATAAATAGGTACCAGCAAATAAACGAATCTTATCCTGCCACATTCCAGGAGCGGATCCATTTTGACGCCATACTCGCATTCTCGTATTAACTGAATCAAACCAATGCTGATCATTTACTGGATTTACTGGTGCAGTTCCATTTGTTATCGGTGCCAATAAAGTCCAACCACGTGTCAATGCACCAGTTGCTAAATCAACATCCCAATACAAATACTGAGTAACATTTGGTGCCAATGGACCATTTGTCGAACCTACTGCTCCACTACCCCATGCACCAACTACTGTATGGTTTTCTTCCATAACATAGTTAGCACCATAATGAGCAAATGTCATTACAGTCGGTTCACCATTCGCATTAAGATCAACACTGGTACCAGACATACTCGTCTTCAACAACCATTGCGGTCCCTGTAGAGTAGTCTGATATCTTATAATACCTTGTCGAAACGATAATTGCATTTATTAATTCCCTATTATTGAAAAAGGTCTATTTGCTTTACGAGATAAATTAATCCTTGCACTCCTGGATATATTTTAACTAATAACTGATGAGCAACATAGTGTTCTTCTGGTGTTAAAGATACAATATTTGTTTTATCATTTGAACCACCAATGCATTTAGGAAGAATATGATGTTTTTCAACATATCCTTCCAATTTTCTAATTCTTGCTCTTTCAATAAGCCTATCATAATGCATTTGATAATTCATAAAATCATGAAACCGATATTGTAAGTGTATAAGTTATAACCAACTCTCTAGAGCTTGTTTTTAATATTGGTGAAAATATAATATGGGATAATAACAATGCTGTATCAGGTGTCTGTGTATATCCAAATGTACTCACCCCTGGTATCCCAGTAGAATTGGCAACACCATTTGTAAACAATCCTAATTCATCAAAATCATATGCATCCTGCGCAGTTGTCGGTGGTGTTGAATCTGATGTGTCCTGTCCACTCGGCTCACCTGCAGCTACTGTCATTGTGACAATAACAATAGAGGTTGTATCGGTTTGGGATTGTTGATATGTTACAGAATTACCAGGACCAAATCCTGATGTATTTTCATCAACTTGATCGAAATATGTTTGGTTGTATAGGCGAGCATTAGTACCAGTAACATTTGGAGACTGATAAGTAATTACACCACCTGTTGTAACTGATCCACCATTACCGAGCTCAAGAGCAAAGATTTGGCTAGTTTGTATACCACTTTGACCTGGATCGTTTGATAAACCACGTGCTAAAGCAACAGCCATATTCTGGTTGTGAATAGCATTGTCTTGATCGACAAGGACTTCACCCGTTATACCATCTTTAATATGAACATGGCCATGTACGTGGGTTTTAATTAATGCTGAATTCATTGTATCTCCATTTTAATTTATAGTGCTATAGCACTCATTTATTTATAGTTTAAAGGTATTTTTAAAGTTGTGTTATCCATAATTTAAACGGAGCTGTAAAACCCACTGGAGCACCACTTAAATTAAACATAAAAGCATTCTTACTCACTAAAGTTGGATCCTGTAAGTACACATACAAACTAACAGAAGGACTATAATACGACCCAGGATTAGCTGTCGATGCTATAACTACCGTTGGGGTACCAGTAAATTGCGCACCTGTCCAGTTAACTAAATACTCTCCAGCAACTATACTAATCAATAATCCACCATTTGGGGGTGATTGATTGTTAATTGGATACTGTGTAGCATCCATTAATACACTCAACCTGTTACTCCAAATATCGGTTGGACTTGAATCATAAAAATCAGTATCATATGGCATATCGTCATAACCCAAATCACTCGCTAAAATGGTCTCCATAATAGTCAATCCCTCAGTTATCTGAGAAGATGCTACATCAGGCGGGGGATTGTCAAATACCGCAATACTCGGGAAAGTTGTAGGACTTACCATTATCCAATCATTAGGATTACCAGTATAAACCGGCTTGTTCCCAAGACTAAATGGTGGTGTTCCTGTCATTTCAGGTAAAATACCATTAGGGGTAATATCCTGATACGGAAGTGTTCCATAAGGGACTATTCCATATCCAGGTCGCAAGAATGGTAATGACCCACCCTCAGCAATGGTTGTATTTATAAGATCAGTATACCAAATTTTCACATCATAAAATTGAAACGGATTACTTGCATCTTCAATAATATTAATGTTAAATGGATACGGTAAAGCAGGGGTGGTTTTATGCACCAAACTATACAATCCTGTATTCCAATTGTATTGATATAAGTAGTAATTATTAGCCGGACCTTCAGCAAAATCCAAACGCGCTATCTCATATATCTTAATGTTCTCTGTAATCTTAACTCTAATAGTCTGACCATAACTCTGATCAGGTAAAAACTCAAATGAATACCTGTTACTCACTCCAAGATATGTAGCAAAAAATGTACTGTCAATAGTTAATATCGCAGAGGCATTTCTATTAGTCTTCTCATAACGTGGTAATGCAATACTAAAAATTAACTGATTAGGATTCGCTGCACTATATGCCTGTACATATGTTGTTAAATCAGAAAAGTCTGATGGTGATGTTGGCAATCCAGTAACTGTATCTACACGGTCAAAATACCTAAACTCTAACGGCACCCAATCATTCACAGCAGCTAACTCAGGATGATTCAATGAAGAACCAACTAGCTTAAACTGCATCCTATCATAGAATGTCTTGTCAATAATATACTGATCACCAGTTGCTGCATTAGGGAATATCACAGCTCCATAACCATGATACAATGGGAATTTTTCTTGATTATATCCAGCTGCTATTAATTGATCAGTTGCATCTGCATCATATCCTGCACTATCATAACCAGTTGAATCATATCCAGCTAACTGAACTGACATACTCTGGGATGGTGCCAAATAAACCTGTACTATATCTCCAGCAACATACTCAGACAATCCCGGTACTGTGTTAATCTGGAATGAACTAAACTCATCATACCATGGTGTATTCGTAATTAAACCCGCACACCATCCATAGATATTATTCTGGACTGTTGCATTTGTTGGTGATGTAAAGGTTATCGTATAAACAGAAGGCTCTGCTATTGAACGTACATTTTTCAATGCTACAAATAATGGAGCAGGGCCAGCTATCCAATCAGGCGGATTACCAGTTGATGCCTGATTAATTGCAGGTGACTGTGCAAAATATGTTAATGCTGGAATCTTAAATCCAATCAAACCATTCCAATACCACTTACCAATAGTCGCATCTGGTTGCCATCCTGATACACTACCAAATACTTTATAATGCGCTGGACATGCGTTACATACCCATGTAAATGTATCATTCAATATGAATGGGGTTGTTGTAGTCAATATAGTAAATGCTATATCAGCATTCTTAAAAGAACAACCATTCTGAAGATCTACATTAATTGGATAACTAATACCATTCGGACTTGCAGTTGATCTGTTAAGATTATAGGTGCCATTTCCTTGGAATACTAATGTCCAAGTTACTGCTATACCATTTGAATCAATATTGCGAGTGTGTACTTCTAATGCTGGCGTATCACGAATCACTGAAGATGTAAACACTGGTGCACTTGTTAATGCAATAGGATTACTTTTTATTAATGACCAGGTTTCTACTGGTGCTGTTGGACTAATTGTAACTGTCGCACTTGGTGTCAATATAAACTTCTGACCAAGAATAATATCTGTACTGGTATCAGCAGGGAATGCAGGTACCCATGTAAAAGATATCTCAGCACTCACAAATGGTGTTTCAAAGGTTGCTGTTCCAATATTACCTGAAATATTACCAACCACACTAACTTGGAATGGACTCTCATTAGTACAAGTTAATGTCCACTCCTCATAAGTAGTTCCTGTAATATTAATAATATTACCAATGCTCTGATACACATTATCATAGATAAGTTGACCAGGATTGTTGTTGAAAGTATGGGCAAATGTTCCGGTGATATTCTCTAAATCAGACTGCTTCCAATATCTTCCAGGTACCCCTTGATCAGTTGTTAATATATCAAAGGTAAAGACACCATGACTTAATGTATATCCAATAGTATCCTGTTGATGGACACCATTCTTTTGAACATCAGAAATACCAGGACCATCCCAACGCTTATCATTAAACACACCATGAGTTAATCCAGGAATTCCTGTATACTCATTGTGATCACCATATACGAAATTCTGTAAACTGGCCTGACTTGCAAACTTTGGTACTGATAATAAAGGTACTGGCCATACATTACGCTGACCATCCGATACAATATCCTGATACCAAGACTGCGATCTACGAGCTCGTGTTATCAAGGTGGCGGCTGATGGCATAATATCCGCCCCTAAGAAAACAGTCATCTTATCAGACTCTGAAATAGCTACATTCATCACATCAGAAAATAAATAACTCTCTGTGACGGCACCGGTTCCTGTAGCTATCTTAGTACGATAAGGTTTAACATCATTTATATAACTGACCAAACTGTCAAGATATAAACCTGATGTTGCATTATTAATAGAACTCATCTACCTGTTCCCCTTGGGTTTGTTGAGCAACAACTGTCGATGAATTAACTGTAATATAACTGGTCTTAAATATATCTGTCATTTCATAATTACACGCCAAAGCAACATTCAATGCATTAAAGAAAATCTCATTTATCTGATTAGCTCGCGCATACTCATAAATCAAATTCATTGTTGTTCTTGCAATAGCTGGTGTACTAAACCATAATGCACTTTGTGACATATTTAATACTGTTATGTATTCCGGTATTACAGTTGTTCCAACATCAATTGTAAGTGAAGTATTCAAAATAGTATTAACTATAGACTCTTGGATAAGACTTGTATCAGCAAATATCTGACCATCACCAAAACCATATCTATAATTAGTATTATATTTATTGTCATAGTTAGTTCTCACCAAAGAGGGTAATTGATTACCCAATGGATCCTGCCCACATGCCGCATTTGTCAATACTGCCCATAACTGCTGCGGTATCACTGTCACTTGATGCCTGTTAATTAATAACCACTCAGTATGCACATTCTTCAAACTAATCTGCTCTGGATCATCTCTCAACGTGAAATCACGCAAGAACCTTAACTTGTAACTGTTAGTCTTTGTCACATATATATTCAATCCTGCTATCGCACATGAATCATATCCAGCTCCAGAAGATGAACTACTATCTGGAAGCAATCTACTAAAGGTCGTATAAGTACTTTCGCCATCCTCTAATATCTGCGCTGCCTGACTCAAGGACATAGTTTGATTCACCTGAGGGATTGTCTTATTAGTCACCCAGAAATAATACTTGCTTCCTGTTATATTTCCAGAACTATCTCTAACATCCTTCTGCGTATACTCATAATCCTGTACGTACCATGTCTGTATCTTCACATTATCTGCCACTGTTGGATCAAATGATAAATCCAATGCAGTCGGTGTATACTGTCTATATAACATCGATACAATACTTGCCTCTGGATATACCTTAGATAAGGTTATCACATTGTTAAACACTGTGTACAATGCAGGTGCTATCTGCGCATTGTTAATATATATGGATAATCTATTCTGATCAAGACTTGTTTCACTGGCTACTGTAAAGGAAACAACATTCACACCATTAGATACATGACTCATCTTGGTATTCATTAACTGTGCCATTGGTGTCCATGTAGAATTGTATCGGGTAATAGTTATACCACTTGGTAATATCCAAGTATTAGTACCACTTCCCATCTCGGTTATAACTGCTGCAGTTGTTACCACAGGTATCTCGGCACCCAAAATTGGTAACCACATATTATATGGTGGAGGTAAATCCACATTCAATAATGCCTGAGATGGTACTGGCCATGTCTTCCACATATAATCAGCTGATCCAAACAATGGATCACTCGGATCATTAACAAACAATGATTGTGTAATAGGCACGATCGCAGTAAAATCCACACACTCACGTACATAGATATCATTACCTGAATTTGCAATAGCTGTAGCTATATCACCAGCTACTATAGTTCCTATCGTTGATCTGGTTATTACTACCTGCAATCCAAATGCTTCATATACATATGTCAAACTTGAATTGGTTAATAAGTTATCACTATACCAATCGGTAACTGGCATATCTTGAAAACCACCAGTTGAACTCAACATCCTCAAGGATACAGTTCCATCTGCGGCATTCAATACATATAAACTAATCGCACCAATAATTGTTCCATAGATACTATTGTCAGGTACATTCTCTACCGAAATAGTCGCAATAGTTCCAGTCGCCTGCACACTCGGATATACCAATACAGGATTACTCAACTGCAACGATGACCCTACATTATATGTAACTGTTGTTCCTATGTTAACTTCATTTACAGGTACTTGATTGATGGTATCCCATCCACCAAAGTTATAACCACTGGTTACATTAATAGCTGCAAGTCTTCCACTATCTGCAATCAAGGTATTACCTGATACATACATCGTTACTAATTGGGTAGGACCAAATGCAGGATGTGCATTACCATTACCAACTCCTGCTTGTGACCATGCCACAGGACGTACTGTTATATTACGATCACTTGAATATGTATTAACAAATCCAACCTGTCCTGATAATGCAATCGATGGATCTATTGTACTATCACCCTGCTGTAATAATGCCTGTGCATTATATTGCGATGGACTAAATTCACTCTCTGTCCATTCATACAAATCAATACTCGCCCAATCTGCTAACTTACCCCAACGCGCTAATCTCGATTCAATACTGCCAAAGATCGTTGCATCATAATACGGCATGTATCCAAGGTTACTCGTATCCCACCATACTCGCCCAACTTCATTATCACCCCATGGCTTCAAATTCATATAGTTAGGATTGTCTGTCAACTGTTGGGTATAACTATAATTAGCTGGATCACTATCAGTTACCATATTGATAACTTCTAATGGTTCATATGCATGGATACCGATAGCAGGATGCCATAAACCTAATTGCAAATCTAAGGTCTGTTCACTATAATCATACAATTTAATAGGTGATAACTTAGTTGGATTCAACCAAGTATATCCTGATACTTCATATGTTCCTGCCTGTGTTACCTTCAACATATTCGCAGATACAATACTGGCACCAGAAGGTCCAGTTACTACTGGTGCCATTGTGTCACCATTATGATAGATATTCTTCAAGGTAATATACTGTACACCAGTTCCTGTTACTGTAACAGATTCACTTATTGCATTGGCATCAAACCTTAAGGTAGTTCCTAAATCATCGATAGAATACCAACGGGTATCATCATTCGCTTCCACCTGTGTATATAATGGCAATGGCACATAATTTGGATCACTCGCAGAATAGAACTGTAACTGGGTAAAGGTTCCCACTACATCCGCTGGTTGTACTTTCAACTCTGGCATAGTACGTTCACGTGCATCACCATATGTTGCTAACTTGTATGCCCAAAATTCATCGGTCGATGTATTGTTAAACGCAACATAGTTTGCAAAGGCATCAATAGTAAGGTTAGTTCCTTTAGCTGCAATCATACCCTTCCAGAAATTCAACTGGGTTGTAGGACTTATATCAATCTGATCAAAGTAATCCTTGGTCTGAAATCCTACCAGAGACATTGCATGCTGCGCAGTTACTGGATCATTAAAGGTCTTGTCAGAATCATAATAGTTAGCAATATTATCTGTGGCTGCGGTAAAGTTACGGGCTACATTATCACCTGATAGGAAGAAGCCATCGAAGGTAGGTTTACTATCGACAACATCCTGACGGGAGAAGGTTAAGTATACAGTCTGCATATACTCACCCAAGAAACTATTAAAGACTGTAGCTGATGCAGGATCACTTGAAAAGTTATCGTTAAACACAATCGCATGCTCATACTCATCCAAGAAGATATGCGCACTATAGATAGGTGTCTGTGAATACGTTATAGTCTGATCATCAGTCCTAATCACATTCAATTTATTAACTGGGATTATACTTCCGATAACATCATAACATGCTTGGGTAGAGAAGGCATCCATGAAATTAGATTCGGTATATGGACTCTGCAACCCAATAGGAGTCTGTACATATAACTTATCCATAAATGGATTTAAGATGGTACCTTGTCCAGGTGACATCTCTAAGTATACCTGATTAATAAACTTCTCTATCTCTAACTGCCAATCGATATTACGTCCAGTCAATTGATCTGTCATCGGTACATCACTTGCATTAATCTTGAAACCCTGATCCTGCAAGTAATTACTATATCCATAAACAAAGTTAATCACATTCTGTATACCAGTTATCTGTAACGGCATTACTATCGTCTCAGTACTCAATACATTCATATATCGATTCCATGCTAACTTGGTAGCACTCTGATCCAATACATTAAAGGTCTCATAAGGTCCAGCAGTATCCAATACATAATACGTCGCCTGAGGATATGCATTATTGTAAACCTCAACACGGAATACCCAATCAGCACCAACCCCAACAGGTACATAATATCCAGGTGCTGTTAATGTGGCAGCTCCTACCTTTGTTAATTGGATACGTAGTCCGCTGATCCATAGACTCTTTGTATTGCTGGACTTCTTCAAGACCACACTATATCCGGTATCTGGCATAACTCCTTGGGCAGTATTAATCGCCAATGAATCAGGACGCATCAATGATCCAATACGATTCACTAAGTTAACACTCCATCCACGATACGCTTCTGCTGTCAATGATACTACACTGTCTATACTATTGTATCTAATCAAATTGGTAAACCACTGACCCACACCCTTAAAAATCTTTGTAGTCGCTGGTACATGCACATATGTCGGTAACACCTGTACCATTGGAATAGTTGTTACTGTGGTAACTATACCAGGAATGACGCAGCCTTGTTCTCCTAGTGGATTAGCAACAGGTGGAACATAGGATGGATCTACTATATCATTGTAGAAGGTGATGTTGATAGTATCACCCATATTGAAAGGGATACCTAAATCTTCTATAACATTATTAACAAAAGATATCACTGCACCAGTTACAGGATCGGTATAACTAAAGGAGAATGGTACTTCTTCATAGACCATACCTTGAAGCTGACCATTCACATATGCATAAAAGACAGTTGTATTATCTGCACAATGGGTAACCACAAAGGAAACATTAGCAGCTCCTGTCCAGGTAATAGGACCTTGGACTCTGGCTTGTATCTCAGCAGGTGTGTATACATTACTGATGGTAAGACGTTCTCCATGCAATAAGAAATTACTACTTGGTAATGATGTCATTAGGTTACGCTCAGTACGAAGGTTAGTTCCAACTGACATATAGGTTTCACCCCATGACTTATCCAAGAACTGTAATGGATATAACCTAAAATAACTACGGGCCAATCCATAGTTATACTCTAATGACTTTCTCCATACCAATTCAATAGGACCATTATCCCCAAATACATACCCATCAGATATTCCTACAGGGATCACTGTCAATAATGCATCTAATGATGCAGGTATTGTTGACGATACATATGGCGGTAATAACATATCAGTGTTAATATTAACACAACGTTTTAAGGTAGGATGTGTGGCATGGATACTAGCCCACATATTGATGTTCCAGATTCTTGCTTGTTGGAATGTTACAGGAGTAGTTCCTAATAGGATAGGATTAGGTGTAGTGATTACCCAAGTAGTTCCTGCACATTGTGAACCACTAGTGACATTAACAGTTAAGCCATCCACTAATGGATCACTTGCACGACCCCAAGCACCAGGTCCTGCTATCCATAATCCATTCTCTGTATGATTAGTCTGTGCAGTTAATAATACACGATCACCAGTATTTAAATTATAACCATCAATGATACCTAAACCATTCAAAGAACCATCATTACTATTAGCACACACAATTGCTGTTACTACATTACTTGTCGCTTGAACAGTACATGCATATAAACTTGCCCAGTTAGCGGGCTCGGTTGCATATCCTAATAATCTCCATGGATATAAATCAGGTCGGTCAGTCGCCAAGACACCTGATCCAAAGTTGTCAAAGTAATCATTGTATAAATCATACCAACGGGCAGGAGTAGGTCCCACCAATCCAGGTACTACTGCCTGCTTATAGTTCCAGGTAAATGCATTAGTAGCAACATAGTCAGGAGCAAACATATCATAGTTATACTCTGCCGCGAACTGTGCTAACTCAACTGCTTGATACTGGGATGTAGTAACAGGTACGGTCTCAAGATTAAGATTCAACTGCTGGGCAGGATGTACACTATCATATAACCTTTGTTCAACTGCTAACACTAAACTGTTCTGTAGGTAACTACTATTGAATAATATCCAACCAGTTGGATAGTACACATATAACAACTGTGTAGAAGTTTGCATCCAGAGTTGACCAGGATAAGGATTAGCTGGAGCGAACTGTGCAAAGGTACCAGGACTCTTTGTTCCATCAGGACGATCTACTACTGTCTTAACTAACATCTTATCAAACTCAACATTAGGTAATACCACCGGTGAAATATGATTATCATGATGCACAATGGTATGGATATTCAACTCATCATCAAACCCAATAGTAGGCTGTACCTTCGGTAACAATCCTATCATCGGTAATGTCGCCGGCCAATTCTTTACCAACGCAGTACTATCACTAAACACAGTACTCAAATTCATATTCTGACCACGTAAGGTTTCAAAGTATTGTTCAAAAGAAACTATACTTGGATCGTTAGGATCGATGGTGGTTGTGTTAATGATATGACCTTGACCTAAGTACTCAGCCAAAGAGTTGTTAACGAACTGGGTGATACTTGCCAATCCGATATTGTATTGTTGTTGGATGAAGTCCAGGATAGTAAGAACAGATATATCCTGTTCAATTAACATACTGGCAAGCAATGGGAAGTTACTAGAGAACTCTCTGATCCGTCCACCCAGTCCAGGATTGAATGATAGTGTTCTACTATTGTTATCACCGAATGAAGCACCAGTAAAACCATCCTGCAATCTCAAGACTGCACGACCATGGTTAATGAAATCACCAAAGGCAATAGTAGGCTGCAACTCACGACTCAAGTTCTGGAACATACGTCCTGGTGTCAACCACGCACCACTTGGATTAGCAGTTGCTTGATCAGCAGCATATCCACCTGGATAGTTTACGATGGAACCATCTGGGTTTTGTTTGATGTAGCGAGGAGATACAGGAGCCCATACATCGAAGGAGAAGTTGTCACCTGGAATGAATGGAGTTGTACCTGCTGTAATGCCGAGTGTAAGATCATCACAGGTAAAGGTAGTACCGATGGTAAGTGTACCGATGGAACCTGAACGTGTACCATTGACTGAGAAGGTTATAGGAGTAAGACAGGTGATTGTCCACTCTTGGTTATCAGCAGTGGTAGTAGGGGTGATTGTTATAGATCCGTTACCAGTCCCATTATATAATGGAGTAGATGCAGTAGCGGTTGTAACACCGGGTTGCCAGATAGATTTAAGCGTGCCATTGTCTTTAAAGTAAAGAAATTGATTTTGACTGTCAGTAAGACCAATGCCGAATACATAATCACCTGTCGATGTAGTTACTACTCTACGGAGTAATATGTTGTCTGTTATATAGTTAGGACCTTCTGCATAGAAGAATAGTCCGGAGGTCATACCTGCGTGTGTACCATCGTAACGATATAGATCGAACTGTGGTATCTGATTGAAGCGAGTCTTTGTTTGTAGGTAAGAGATACCAGAATCACTTGGGGTATCTGTACTATCAAAGAACTTGTTCATCTGTAACTTATTAGTGTACTCAATGATAGGACGGTTTGCCTGGATACTATTACTCTGTGAGATACCAAACTGTGCCAAACTATTAAGATCATCTTTGTGTACCCAATAGTTATACAACTGCCACGCATTCACATTAGGTACAGGATTAGGTACGACCTCCACAAAGTGATTCGTATTGTCATACTTCCAAGTGGTTCCTATGTTAAGCAAACCCTTAGTCACATATACTGCAGAGTTAATAATAAGATTAGTAGTTGTCGAATCAGTAGCAAGAGACCAAGGATTACCTGTTGATACGATGTAGATACCGTTCTGGGTAGGTACAGTTTGGTTCTTCACGAGGATACGCATACCGGAAGTAATACGTACACCATCGATGATCATCATAGGAGATAGTGATTGGATAGAAGCAATGGCACCTTGATTGATAGTAGTACCTGGAGATAGAGTAGCGAATAAAGAACTGGTGAAGTAGTTAATGTTAAGGGTAAAGTAATCACCGGTATTGAATAGGTTAGTACCATTAATGATATTAAAGCTAACAAGGTTAGTACTACCAGGTCCTAAGACAGGATCGATAACAGATATAATGACTGGAGTAATATCTTCTGGGGTAGTAGATACCAAGGTGGTAACACTTGATGTAACCGCACCAAGGTTACTTGCAATGTGGAACTGGGTAGGTGAACTGAACTGAATGATAAAGGTTTCAGGTGGACGATTGTTTGCATACAAATTAATGTTAAAGGTGGTCGCAGCAACCACCGGCATCTTTGTAGTGTCATTAAGAGCAGGACGTTCTATTACATAAAACTCGGATACGTTATTAGGATTCCATGAAGGTCCCGATCCGGCTGGTAAGGATGATCCTGTCCAATAGTAATTAGAATAGCTAATAAACTTATCATAGTCAATAGGCGGGGAATAATTATAACTCTGCTCAGCCATCCAGGTTCTCATATCCTGGATATCAATATCAAGAGTTGCCATCTTATTAACAAAGTCTTCGAAGGTGTATAGGTATTTTTTATTACCTGATTGGTAGAAGAGACTGGGGACTAGGGCATTCTCTTGGCGATCGAGAGAAGGTTGTTGGATGATTGCATTACCAGAGATAGGGATACCGACTGTACCTGCGATGTTAACAGATTGTTCTGTGGAGACAAAGCGGTTGAACAGGTTAGAGACCAGACTAGATAGTGTTTCGTTTTGTATGCCTGATGGAAGGAGCTTATTGAAGTCTAAATTCTGTGACATAGTTTCCTGGAGAATGATAGATGAGATAGGTATCTATATTTATCGGATTCCAGGAAACTATAAAAACTGCTATTCTTTGATACTTGTGTACAGCATAATGCTTTTATTCTTTATCTTTATATATTTCTAGGTTTAATCTATATGCATCTGCAAAGGAACTACCAAGGATAGCCTTCTCTCCTTTAGGAAATGGCTTCTTTAATACATGCATAACATATTCCCAGGAACATGTTGCATCTTTAGCTATCGCAGGTTCTCCCTTTAACCATTTATGTCTGAGGATATTGGCGGCATAGAGGTAAGCATAATGAGAATCCTTTGCGAGTACTGATTCATATTTTTTCATACTAGCAGGATCTTTTTTATATTTGGCCCAAATGAGTTCAGGTACTCGTGAATCCTTTTTATCATGTCCATGGATACTTTCAGGATGATCATGTAATGTATAAAGGTTCATGATACCATCCATTTGATAGCATTAGCAATTAGGTATATGGTCCAGAATATAAGGAAGCTATATCTAATCTTATCGGCAGTGACTTTACTGATCATTCAAGGACTCCAAGAAATGTATATAGATAGCAGAAGTATGCAAATCACTATAGATAGCATTCTCTCCCTTATGAAACCTTCCACCCAATACATACTTAGCATAAGCACAAGCATGTCCTGGTATCTTTGCTATCTCATTCTCATAGGAATCAATACATACCCTGGTGTTTGGTTTCTGCTTACGCCAAAATTTATCATATACATCATCTGCACAATGTGTTATAATAATAGGTTTACTTTCATTCATCTTTAGATCCTTTGTTTTTCTTCTGGTTAGCATACCATTCATTACAAAACTTCATATAGTTCTCACTGTATTCGGTACCATCCTTATCATTCAAGATAGCTGCCTCTCCAGGCTTCCATGGCTTCTTCAATACATCCCTCGCATAGATATACGATGCATAATTGTTAGTAGCAATTGCCTTCTCACCTGCCTTAAAAGGTTGTCCTGTTATCCTTGCATACTCAGCAGCATAATATGGATCCTTTGCGATCGCAGCTTCTCCCTTAGGGAACTTCTTCCTAAGGTATTCTTCTACATAATAGTAAGCAAAGTATGATTCTTTACCAATGGCATCTTCTCCTTCTGGCCATGGTCCCTGTATTATATTCTTGGCATAATTATATGCTGTCTGTGGTACTTTAGATATAGCTGCTTCCCCTGCAGGAAACCTTTTATGTAATACCCCAAAGGCATATGCATAACTATACTTTGCCGATTTAGCAATCTCTGGTTCCCGTTCTTTTAATTTAACAGGATCATTTTTATATTTATGCCAGAATACATCTACTACTTTATCTAAAGCTTCCTGGTACTTATGAATGCTTTCCGGTTCATCATGTAGTTTATAAAAGTTCATAGGTTAGTTCCAAACTGTTTATTGTATTCATGTTTATAATGAAGATCTTTGGCTATCACAGGTTCTCCTAATGGGAATCTCTTTCCTAATACCCACAGAGCATAAAGACAACTATACTCGGCATTTGTTGCTATCTTAGCTTCACCCTTCTTAAATACTTTACCCAATCCATATGCATACTCATATGAATACTCTACATCAGTCGCTATAATATCTTCCCCTAATGGAAACTCCTCATGTATTACATGGATAGCATAATTCACACTGTATTTTATATCCTTTGCTATAGCAGGTTCTCCCACAGGAAACCTTCCATCTATCACATAATACGCATAATATGCATACTTAGGACTTGTCGCAATGGCAGCTTCTCCTTTAGGGAAACGTTTATCTAATACTTCCCTGGCATAATAGTAAGCATACTCAGGACTCTTTGCGAGGGCTGCTTCACGTTTCTCTAATTCAGATGGCATATGATTATACCTATCCCAAAACACTTTAGGTATTGTCATATCGGCTTCATCATGTTTATGGATACTCTTAGGATCATGATGCATATCATATAGATTCATTTAAATTCCCTTGCATATCTTTCCTTAAAGTATGGATCCTTATTAATCGCATCCTCTCCTTTAGACCATTTCTTCTTTAATATATAATAAGCATACTTAAAAGCATACTCAGGATTCTTTGATATCGCATCCTCACCTAATTTGAAAGGCCCTTTCAATACATACTCAGCATACCTATAAGCATATCCTGGATACTTTGCTATTTCCTTCTCTCCCTTAGGAAACCGTCCCTTCAATATACTCCCAGCATAATATAAAGAACTAAATGCATCTTTAGCAATAGCATCTTCTCCAGCTGGGAATGGTCCCTTTAATATATTGGCATAATGATGTGCATACTCTGTATGTTTAGCAATTGCTTTCTCACGCTTCTTTAATTCAGCAGGATTATCTTTGTACTTATCCCAGAATGCATCGATGACATGGGTATCCATCTTATCATGTCCATGGATACTCTCAGGTTTGTCATGTAGCTTATATAAATTCATATCTTAATTAACCATACTATAGGATTGATACCCTTTGATTTCATATATGCAAAGCGGGTATTACCACCAAGCAAATCATACTTACCATTAATCTTAACCACTATAGGTAACTCTACCTCACCCTTATTAATACTCGCTTCAGCTCTGGCTAACTTCGCCTTATCCAAACCAGATAAATCTAAATCAATATTACCTATATTTAATAAGGTCTTACTATTAACAATCTGTCCATCATTAACTAACTTAATCCATCCTTGTTTACCAAGCTTCTTAAGTTCAGGATAACGTTGCGCCTCATTCCATTCTTCCTGGAAATCTGGACGCTTATACTTAATCCGGGCCTCAAATAATTCTGCAACTTTCATACATCAGTTCCAATTTTTATGTTATAATAGAAGGTTTCACTTAGGATATTATCATCCAACAGTTCCTATATTTACTACACTTACTACACTTATTACTTATCATGTGATATAATAAAAGGTTTACTTATGGTCGATGTGGGATCTTTATATCATGCTTATGTAACATACTATTGTACTCAATGGCTAGGTCATAATCATCATATATCAAGTCTTCTGCCATAGGAAACCGCTTCTTTAAGACGTCCACAGCATACCATACTGCATAATAAGCATCCTTGGATATAGCTGGTTCTCCTGCTTTAAATGGTCCTTTAAGGACATGTAGAGCATAGTTAAAAGCATATTCAGGACTGGTTGCAATCGCCTTCTCACCCTTAGGAAAGGGTTTCTTAAGAATCAGGAATGCATACTTGTAAGCATACCCAGGATCCTTTGCAAGGATGTCCTCATACCTCTTGAGCTGCTCATCTTGGTCAGGGTTACCTTCATACTTCTTCCAGATAAGTTCAGGTACTGTCTCATGCGCTTTGTCATGTCCATATATGCTGGTTGGTGCTGAGTGGAGCTGGTAAAGATTCATTCTCGATTCCGTTCGATTCAAAGGGACAAACTAACTTTTCTAAAACCTACTACAAATTACTATTGGTTAACACTCAATTACTTAAAATAGTTTTATCCATGAGTAGTTTATATTTTATAGGTACGTGTATATGCTAGGTGTTGATTAAAGGATGTATTATATTCTATGGTTGTCCAGATATTGGATGCAATGATGGGTTCAGCTTTAGGCCATGGTTTCTTTAGAACGTTTTTAGCATATAGTAATGCATCTTCTGGGTCTTTAAGAATGGCAGGTTCACCTAATTTGAATGGACCTTTGAGAACCTTTAGTGCATAGATATAAGAAGCATAGCTATTTTTAGCGATAGTGGGTTCGGCTAGTTTGAATCTACCTTTAAGTATTGTGGTGGCATAGTCTTTAGCTTGATAGGGATCAGTGGCGATGGCGGGTTCACCTAATGGGAATCTACCTTTTAGTATATCGCTGGCATAATAGAAAGAGTATTTAGAAGATTTAGTAATAGCATGTTTTCTAGTTTTTAGTTCTTTAGGGTTATTTTTATATTTGTTCCAGAAGACATCTACTACATGAGTATCTGCTTTATCGTGGCTATGGATAGATTCAGGGTGATCGTGGAATTGGTAGAGGTTCATCGATTGATTCCAAAGTAGCGGATATAGTCTTTAGCAGCTTCTTCGTCGTCGAAGATGGTTGGTTCGGCGGCTTTCCATCGTTTATCTTTAATATCCATGGCATACCAGGCTGCATACCAGGCATCTTTCATGATAGCAGGTTCACCTTTAGGGAAAGCTTTACCGAGAATATCAATAGCATATTGGCAGGCATATTGTGGGGATTTAGCGAGAACGTTTTCATATTTCTTTAGTTCTTCGGGATCATTTTTATATTTCTTCCAGACGAGTTCAGGTACAGTTTCCTGAGCAACTGCATGTTTATGGAGTGACTCAGGTATTGTATGGAATTGATATAGGTTCATTAAACAACCTGTCTAATAACTGATGGTGTTAAAGCAGCAACAATCTCCACATCTGTTACTTGGGTGCAGGATTGAAGGACTTCATCGAAGCCTGCATTGATAGTGAATAGAGAGCCGAATGAGTTAACGCTATAGGTGGGCACAATAACTACTGATGAAATCTGTGTAGGTAAGGCTTGGTGAATAAGAGACAATAGTTCGGTAGCATAGAAGGATTGGCCGAAGTCCCATGATTGTATTGTGAAATAGGTGTTGATGGTATTAATAACTTCTTGTTTGATACGTTCTGATGAGAAGGTAGCAGTAGGTGCCATGATAACACTGAATTTAGCACGAAGGGTTTGATCAGCAAGGGAACCGAATAGAAGTTTAATCTTACCTGAATGAAGGACAAGTGTATCAGACAACATCTTATTCTCGAGAAGGTAACCATAAGAAGTTAATAGATCGAGAGGAGTAGGTGGCTGTGGAGCTACAGTAGTAAATCCATTCACATAATCCATTACCGATGTATAATAGCCAGATGTTAACAAGAAGGCATCATGGATATTACTTGGTGATGGGTCAATAAGGTTAGAGTCCGGAGTGTAATGTTGCCACATGAAATCAAGACCAGTAGTGATATTACAGCTGTATTGGTTAGTAGTAGGACTGACAACAGCAGGAGCTGGTACGTAGAGTTGTCTGGCGATTTGGAATCCATTGACTGTATTGGATGACATGAAAGAGCCGGGGATGAAGTTGAATGGTTGTGAGAATCCAGTGACTGAGATGACGCCTGAGTCATAGCCATTGATATCATATTGTGTCATATCATAGCCAGAGATATAGGTATAGTCTGAGCAGTTAAGGACATTATCGATGATAGGATTAGTAGGATCGGTAACATTGATGACAGTGAACTGGTAGGAGTTCTGGGCAAAGTTTTCGAACTGAAGGATATTATCAGGAGAACCGTTACCGGCAAGGGTGAATGTACTGGTATCAGTAGGAAGTAATTCAAGGGAATTGGTAATAACTTCACCATTGATATCATAGACAAAGTTTACGCAGTCATAGATATCAGCTTGTTTAAGAGGCATACCGAGTTCGTCGAGGTTAGAGCGAAGGATACGAATCTTGTCATAAAGAGGTTTTAGGGTTTGTGGGTCAAGGATTTGTGAAGCGGTATTGAACCAGAACTTAGTAGTAGGACTGGATGCAATGATCTTCATATCACGGTTATAGATAGACCAGCTAGCAACTGTTCCAGAGGTGGAAAGAGTTGAAGCGACTAAGAATATCCATGATGATCCGGCTGAACCTTGGTCAAATGTCATGGCTTGAACTGAGTTAGGACCGTCAGAAGCGCCTTGAGTGAATAGGTTTAAGCCACCTTCAGCAGTAGATCCATTAATGACCGTTTCTGGGATTAATTCCCACCATCCTGAAAGGTTAGCTTTATGTGCATTATTTGTGCCGAATGAGCGAACAACGGAACCCCATTGGCCATTTTGGAACGTAATATTGATGACAAATGCATCACCTGCCTTATACTGAGTAGTACCATTTGAAATAATGAAATCGCAAGGAACTGCAGTAGGAGATTGTTGTGACCAGCGTGGTTGTGGATTGGTAACAGAAGCGGCTTTAGTAAGGCTATAGCTAGGCAAAGTACCACGGATATTACTGGTAATAGCAAAGGTAGTACTATCAGAAGTCATTTCAATTGTAAGGACTTCCATTTTATAGTTATAGGCATTCAATCCATTACATGGACAAGGTACAGGATTATGAGAACTATCAAGGGTACCATTTGAATTAGTAATGCTATTGGGTGCACCATCACCATATCCCCAGTTCTGGGTTGGTGGTAATTGTGGTGGGGTTAATAGCACGAAGTCATTCACGTTATAAAGGGCAATATCACCAGTACCAAATGCCTGTAGGAATCGGTTATATTTCAACCCGAAATACTGTTGAAGGTTAATATTTTGGAAACCAGAACCAGTATCACCAGGTGGATATAGATTGACACCATCAATAGTTCTTGGCATATTAGGTGCATAGATATTGCTATCAGAACTTGGATCGGCAACAGGATCAGGAATAACACCTGAGATAGTACCATTAATAGTAACAGTAGAGGTAGGTGAACCATACCAATGATTATCAAGTGCACCTTGGATAACAGTCTTTTCTAATAGGGAACCATCACCAGTATGTAAAGGGGTACCAATCTGGGATAATGGTAATGGTGCAGGAGATGCAGCATTAGCAGCTATTTGAGCGGGTGAAGGTAATTGTCTACCGTAAGGATTGACTGGGTTACCATTGATATCAAAGTAGACCTTTTGGTTATCTTCGATGAAAACACGTCGAGGATAGGAAATGATACCATAACTATCGGCCGCACTTGCAATTTGATGGGTTAAAGTATTAAGTAAAGCATTAGTCTGTAGTAATGGTTCTATATAAGAATCAATAATACTTTGGGAACTAGTAGTTGTCAAAACCATATCAACTGAAGTGGATAGGTTCATGGTGAGGTCATCACCGAATAGTTTGATGTTTTGGTAGGCACCAGAGGCATCATTCCATTCTATGTATTTTGGTTGACCGGCGAAGGTACGGTTGATAGTATTGAGTTTAAGGATAGTAGAATCCTTAAGCATATAGGTATTGTAATCTTGGCCATTAACCATACGATCTTGGGCGTAATAGGTGGATGGAGCAGATTGACGAACGTGTTCAATAGTTTCAGAAGCAGAGTTGTTTTGAAGTGATGAAGTAAGAGAGAATGTCATGTTAAACACATGGGACACATTGGTATTATCCAAGTATGTGAAAGACATTTTCTGGTTAACAATCTGTTGTTTCTGTACGGTAATATCTTGGTTAGCAGAAACACGGGTCCAGATTTGGTAGGCACCGACTGGGGCATCGCTGAAGTTACCATCACCGAAGTTAATAGCAATACGGTCATTCTCTAGGGTATCAATAGAGTATTGTTTTCTGGTTGTAGTATTGTTATTAAATGCAAGGGTTTGGTCATTAAGTGTATTGACAGGAAGCCAGTTTTCTGTAATGGTACCAGTATTATCTACACCATAAAGCCAGACGTCTGTGTTATTGATATTGATGGCATCAAGTTCAATACGGCGATTAGCAGTAGGTTCTGGGATAACATAATTGGTTTGAAGTAAGGAACCTTGTTTAACGAAAAGAAGGAAGCCAGTATAATCAGAGCCGTCACCGCGGCCATCAGAAGCATAGACAATATTGAATTGTGCATTTAAGTCAGGTGAACGTTCAAATGGACCATTAGCATCGATATCAATAGGGACAGCTTCCATCTGCACAGACTGGGTAGTAGTAGATGCATTGAAGGCAAAGACACCATTATTAAAGGCAGCTAAGTTATTGTTAAAAGTATACTGTTGCATGAGTACATCAGCAACTTGGAATGATTTAGATGGTTGGCCGAAGGTGGTGGTAAGAGACAGGTTCATTACCAAGAAGAATTGTTCTTTCCAATTAGAATTAGATGGATCATTCCAGGTGATGGTGACATTGGCTAAGTTATTACCAAGGGAGTCATAAACAGTTTGATCGGTACGAACGGTATTAAGTTTAACCAAACCACGAGCTGGGATATTACGGGAAGCCGAATATGAAATTAACTTAGCGAGACGAAGAATAGACTGCTTACGTTGGGCAGTAGTAATAAAGTTCTCATGCGAAGCTATGTCAACACGATAGGTTATCAATTCAGCAGCATATGCAAACATTTCTAGAATAGCAATTAATTCTGACGATTCGATCATATCGTTATATGATTCAGCGTAGTAGATTTGCAGGTATTGGATTAGTGATTCTTTGACAGTATCGTAGTCGAAAGAAGTGAAATTGATTTGAGTGAATGCGGTATAAACCTTATCCCAACTTTCAGCTGCGTATTTGTTAATAATTGTCATAGTTTATAGTAGGTTAATTATTGGGACGGAATTTCAATTTGAAATAATTGGGTGATACCATATTCAACATAGAATAGATCAGCGGCAGCAATAATTGTATTATTGGCAGGAATGCTCATTACATTGAGAGCAATGAGATTAACACGTGGATCGTAATTGAATACAGTGGTTAAATCTTCTTTGATGATATTGATAGTGATTGGATCATTTGGTTCAAAGGTAAGAATAGGAATACGAGTACCAAAAGCTGGCATCATAAGTCTGGTACCTTGGATTGTCCAAATATGGTTAAGCAGGTCTTGTTTAACGATGTCGATACCTGTTAAGGTAAACGATTTAGTTTTACCCCATTGTGCTGTAGAGAATCCAATGTAGTTAGAAGCCATAATCAATCAAAATAGTTATCAAGTATTATATTTATTGGAAACACTTGATAACAAAAATCATGGTTTCCAGTACTGACCACGCTTGGTGGTTGATGTAGGTCTAGTCCAAGGCTCATGTCCAGGAACAATAGCTGGTCCAGTTGCTTGATCTGCACAAGAAGCACCGGCAGCAGTTTGGGCTGAAGTAGGAGGCATTGCAGGAGGACCATCAATACTGACACTATTACCAGAGATAGTAACATTACCGGCAGTTGCACCAATATCCACAGTAAGTCCACCAATTTTAACTGGACCACCAAGGATATCAACACCTTTAGAACCAGTAGCTTTAAGGTCACCACCAGTTCTCATATCGATCGAAGCAATACCAGTTGCATTAAGTGCATTAGTGGCTTTCATATCAATATTACCAGTGGCAGATAAATGCATACCAGACTCGGCATCCACATCAAATAATCCACATGCAGTCTGTACTATATTCTTTGTGGCCTGAACTTGGAAATGACTACCAGCTGTAATTCTGACATCATTATTAACGGCAATCATATTGATACCACCTTTGGCTTCAAAGTTGATATTACCATCAGCATAGAAGTTGATATCTTTACCAGAGCGGAGTGAGACTGAATCTGTACCATAGATATTGATATGGCCGTCTTGGTCCATTTCAATCCAGGAGGCACCTTGCGAGGTGGATATATAGATACGTTCATTGGCATCATCGAGGATGATCTGATGACCTTCAGCAGTCTTGAAACGTAAGCGGGCATGAGCTGGATCATCTTGAAGGATGATTGCATTACGACCAGGAGTAACAAGACAGTAAGTTTGTGGATCTAAGTAGGTTGCATCAGCTGGTGATGTGGAATAACCTTCAGAGCCATCTTTATTTTCACCGGGTTGTGCAGCTTGGCGTTCATAGGCGCCACGAGTTTGTGCTTCAGAGGCAGTGATCTTATTTTCGAATTGGGTACGGAGATTGTTATAAGCTGGTTGGATTGGGTTGAGTTTACCAGTACCATCACCTGAGTCACCGAATGGTCCTTGGTTACCGAGAGTATCTACATTACGGCCAGCAGGAAGTGAGCGGTTGGTATGAAGTCCCATAGAGGCAGCGAAGTAGCAACGTTTACGAGGATCACCATTTTTACAGAAGATCATTACTTCTGATCCAACTTTAGGTATTGCCCAGAAGCCATAGGCAGCTTGGGAAGTATTTTGTGCATTACCTTCACCTGCTTGATAGTCGACCGTGAATCCCATGAGAGGGGAAACATATTCGGCCCAAGCGAGTTGTTCGATAACAAAGTCATCACCATCGAGAGCGGGAACCCATACACGGACACGTCCCATTTGATCTGGGTCGGCAGTGGATACAACGGTACCATCCATGATAAATGGATTAAAGGTTGGGAAACGATCGGTGATAGTTGTCATGGTTTTTTAGCTGTTGGTGTAGTACTTGTATTAGCGGAGTATGAATCATCAGTATTGAATGGAATCATACTAAATGTGTGGGTAAATTCACCATTAACAAAGTTGGTTACAATAGATGAAATAAAGTATGGACCTTGATAAAAGAATTCATTGGTAAATAAATTCTCACCATCTTTAAAATCAGCAGTTGAGTAATCAATATTTGGTGCATAGATATTTATCTGTGCATAAAGTGGGGTACAGATTGGATCTAATCCATTTAGTAAAGCATCTTTGGCACCACCACTAGTAGCTAAAGCTTTCTGAACAGAATCTACTTTAGGGGTAATATAATCCTTGATATATTTTGCTTTAGCACCTTGTACTTTAGCTTCTAGGTTTAAGTAATCTTGTTGTGCATTACTAACGGTAATGTTTAATGGAATGGCACTTAGTTCTTGACCAGTAACAAATACAGTATGTGGTGCCAGTCCACCCTTTTGAGAAGCATCAGCAAACTTTTTAATGATATTAGGATTACCACGAACTGTCATTTCTAAAGCCATAGAACTCATGAAGTGAACTGTTGCAAGAGTCTGTTGATATTCTGCTTTGGCTTGTGCAACCTTAACTGCATTAGTTGTTGGTAAGTCATCAAGATTCATACCAGAACCATTTGTTTGTTGGTCAGTGGTACGGATAGGGAAAAAGATTGGATCAGAAGCTCTAACATCAGGTGCTGACTTGGTGGTACTCTTTTGTCCATCAGATGCACCATTAACTGCTTGAGTGGTTTGACCTGCAGCAGATAGGATAGCCATACGTGGTTTACCAAGGCTGACATTAGTATCAATGATTAAGGCACCAGCAGTTGGATCGAAGTTAATATTTAAATCTTTGATATGGCTATTGAATCCGGAGAATAAGTAGTCATAAGTTAATAGATTTCTAATAGTTCCAGCAGGACCACCAATGATTTGGGTATTAGTTGAACCAGCAGAAAGAGTTGAGGTTGTATTAGAAACCGGCTTTTCAATAGGATAAGCAAATACATCAAAGTGTAAAGTGAATGAAATATCATCACAAGTAATATTAGGAACCACTTTCCAGAGTACAGCAGTTCCAGCTTTGCGTTTATCTTCACTAGCTAAATTTAATACAGCTTCACAGCATTCCAAGATATCACGGATCGCATCGGTGATTTCTGTATTAGATGAGAATGACATTTGGCTATAAGGAATATTATTCTTAGTCTGTTGTTGTAATGGTCTTAAGTTTTCTTGTGAGGCTTTATATGCAGCAGTATTAGAAGCAGCAGTTTTATTTTGTGCATTCAAAGCAGAGGTTACAGCAGCTTTAGCTGCAGCAATATCAGCAGGAGTTGCATTAGCAGAACCTTGACCTTGGGTAAGATTAAATAAAGCTACTTGAGCCGCAGCTAGTTGATCATCAGCAACTTTTTGTGTTGCTCCATTTGCAAGGAATGTCTTCTCAAGATTAGCAGATTGAGCAGCAGCAGATAATTCAAAATCACTCCAACCATCCGGAAGAGTAATCATATACTGTACAAGTTTACCAAATCTGTTTGAAGTAGGATTGGTATTAGTAGCACCAGCTGCTTGAACAGCATTATTATATTTTTGAAACATATCAAATGAGTTAACATTTAATTGTTGTTCAAGGGAACTAATAAGTCCACCAAGAGTATTGGCACGACCTTGTGTTGTCACAGAGTTAATAGTACCAAGGTAGTTATTATGAGTACCTGATCCTTGACTAAAGTTACCACCTTGAAGTTCAATAAATTCCATATCAAAGATAGCACCAGAGCTATCAAATTTCATACCGAGTTTCATGATACTGAATGGAATATAAGTGGTGGAGATAGTTTCAGTATTACCATCATCATCATGACCAATGAAAAGAACTGCCAGTAAAAAGAATATAGAAGACTTGGATGACTGCAATTTGTTTCTCATGATATCCATAAGCATATTAATGAATGAGAGACCAGTTGTATCAATCAGAGTCATTGTATGGGTTGTGGATGGCATCGATGGGTTGTTGGGATTACCAGTACCATAGATATGTCCAAGAGACATATTAGTAATAGAGAACTGTGAAAATCGGCGAGTATCTACAAGAAGGTAGGCACGTTCACCTTCAATGTTGATTTGATCACCAATTTTAGAAGTGTTGACTGCTTGGAGTAATGGAGCAGGTTGAGTTGAACCAGCTGCGCCACCACCGCCTACCATTTTCCTGAAAGCTTCAGTAGTTCCAGCAACTGTCATAACAAATTGATAGGAATATGATCTAAAGTTATCTAAAGGATTAGGATAATTTGTATTGGTTTGAGTCATTATGATATAATAGGAGATATAAGATTAACTGATTCTCTTGTAGAACCTGTACCGCCTTGATTAGTAGGCAACATTAAATTGAGTCTGGCTTTGGTTGGTATTAATAAAACACGGCCGGCAGTTATTTCTGTAAATGGATCTAAAATATTATTGTATTGAGCAATGATCCACCACCATCTTGGTTCATCATAAAAGACACTAGCAATAAGATCAAGGCGTTGAGCATAGAAGTTTTCTACTGCATAAGTGATATCAGTAGCATCTTTAGGGAATACAGTACGTTCCCACCATTCAATAAATCCATTAGCTTGTTCAGATAAACCGCCACGTTCATAGCGAGAGTATTTATTGTATAGACTATTGGTATTATTAGTGGAAAGGTTTGTTCCAATTGGAGTTGTAGTTGTCATAATTAAGGTCCTTGTAACGGTCCAAGTTGATCAGTTAATGATGGTTCAGGAGCACTAGAACCATATGAACTAACATCAGCTAATGAATTTTGTATTGCTTTGGAATTTAGTAACTGAGTATCACCCTGGCCAAATGATTGTTTAGCAGCTAAACTAGTAGGCATAGTAATAGGTCCTGCTGCATTAACCTGGAATTGATTTAAGTTAACAGGTTCTGCAGCTGAAAAAGTCGGTAAAGTCATTGCTGTTTGAGCAGGTGTCTGATTAGATAATAACTGTGGTGATGGAGCTCTCTTTGTAAAAGCCGCTTTCATATCTCCGAGGCGATATGATTGTAAATCGAATCCACTATATTCTGCAGGAGACCATGATTCTTTTAGGGTTACTGTTATATTCATAATAACCGGAAATGGTGTACCATCAATCGCTGGTATATAATCAACATCATTTGGAAAGTCAGTACCATAGTTTTCAAGAACACACTTAACAGGTCCTACCATTGAATCTCCGTATGCACTTAAGGTAAGGATTGGAGGAGGGGCACCCAAAAATTGTTGTGTTGCTGGATTAGTAGCTGTACCTTGTCCATAGTATGGCATACGCCAACTTCTGATTAAATTAAGCATATAGATATTACGAGTAGCTTCAGCTGATGTTCTGGAAATAAAATGTGCGGTGATATTCCAACTTCTCGCTGATGATCCTTTGTATTTTAAGATTTCACCTGGATGTTGTATAGGTGTAAAGCTTTCATAATTTGCTGATCCTTGTTCTTGAATCTGAGGCATTGCATCAAAGATAACAACATCACCACCACCAGTAGTTGGGTTACCAGTAATGATAACTTTACGTTCATTGGTTGATAATGGAACAGATGAAACAGGAACTGTATTAGCAGGCTGAGTACCAGTTGGAGTTGTACCAGCAGAACCAACAACTACTCCAGTTGTCGTATCAACAACAGAAACTGTACCTGTTTGTGTATTAACTATATTAGTTGAGTTAGCATCAGAATTAGTAAAGATGGCACCATTACCAGTTTCAGCTTGTTTATCTCTACCTTCAGCAGCTTTGAGGGCAGGGGTAGGGATTGAGTTATCTGAGATGATAGATTGTGGTGCAGTTGTTTGAACAGGTAATGGTTGATTACTAGAGGCTTGTGCAGCATCTAATTCCCCTTGAGCAATATTCAAATTATGTTGATTATCATTTAATTCAGTTTGAGCATCACCAACAGCTATTTGTGCAGTACTTTTCTGTGCTATTGTACTATTAGGATCAGCAACAATAGTATTAAGATTAGTTTGAGCTACTTGTAATGTATTAGTTGCTTGAGTTACATTTTCAGTATATGCATTTACATTATCTTGTAATTGGGAAAGTGTAGCCATAGTTATTCCTTAACAGTTTTAGCTATTTTATTGAACATAGTCTTAGCTAAAGGTAATTTATTTTCTAACCCAACGATCTTAGCAAATAGTTCAAGTTTATCTTTCTTAACAGCAAAGCGTGCTAATGATGCCGAAATGTTACTAACTTTAATATCGCCAGTATCTTCCAGGTGGGTGAGTGCATAATCCAATCCTTTGATTTTTTCTTCTTTATTGGATTCTATTGAATTGCCAGTACGACCTAACTGAATTTTATAATGCTTGATATCCTTATCATCATCAGTCTTAAAGTACTGGTCTAAAATATGTATATAATTGTCAACATTATCTGAACCGGCCGCGATCGCAATTGGTTCATATCCTTTGTCTCGTAGGTCAGCAAAAGCAGCAAATGCATTGTGTGCATCAAAGAATACACAACCATTAGCTTTACCAGATGCCTTCATAAATGTTTCCCTATCGGCAACAGATAAAGGGTTACGGGATTTGTCTTGGTTTGACTTATCATTATCAATAATGACGATAACAGGATTAGCTTCTAGTCCAAGGTTTTTATGATCACGGATGAATTTCTTGATGAAGTCGATGACAGTGTAATGGCCTTGGGTTGGTGGTTGAAATCTACCCACAAAGACAGCAACTTTTTTGGTTGCTTCTGGGCTCAAAGCTGCTTCGAAAAGGGTAGTAAATTCTTGCATATTTTATCCTGGATATATCGTTCTTTTATTTATTAGTTTCCCTTCTTTTGAAAATCGTGTTATAATACAACTAATCCCTTATTGTAGCATTAAACAAAGGGGAAGCAGATTTTGATTCAAACTAAAGCAAAACGAGTAAAAAGAGAGAAATCCACAAGTGAAGTTGGGCATTACGTAACGAATGGTGTATTATTACCAGAAGTTATCAAAGCCAAAGAACTGAATGAAGTGACAAGTGAACTTATCGCCATGATATGGATGATTGCAGAGCGCTATTCACGTAAAGGTAACTTTGTAAATTATACCTTTAGAGCTGATATGGTTTCGACTGCAGTTGAAAATCTATGTAAAAACGCTTTAAACTTTGATCTTGATAGAAGTGATAAACCAAATCCCTTCTCATACTACACATCTGCTATTCACAATACGTTCTTACAATGTATTGCTGATGAGAAAAAACACCGAAATATTAGAGATATGTTATTAATTGATGCTGGATCAAATCCATCATACAATTTCTTACAAGGTGAAAAAGATGAATCTCATTTTGAAATTAAAGAATCAGATGAGCATGTAGAAGTATATAATCAGTTCCTTTTAGAAGCCGAAGATGAAGAACTACTTCAACAGAAAGTCTTAGTTGATGGTGTTCTTGTCGATGTTCCTAAAGCACCAACACAATGTCCAGTTACTCCATTTGAAGATCGAGTACGGAATCGGGGGAAATCACCAAGCTCTATTACCACATACAAAGCAGAAGATATAATTATAGACCCAGAAACTGGTGCTATTTCAATCCGAGAAGGTGCTGTTGGTAAGGTTGATGAAGTCGCCGCATTACCAGTTAAAGCTCCACCTCCTAAACGGATTATGTTCCAGCGTAAACCAAAGCCCGAAGGTGAAGTTGCAGTGGAGAAACCTGTTAAGGTTAAGAAAGAAAAAGTAGTAAAGCTAAAGGTTCCTAAAGTTAAAAAAGAGAAACCTGTCAAAGCTCCTAAAGTTGTTAAAGAACTTAAAATTTTGAAAATGCCAAAAGCCAAAAAGGAAAAGTAATGAAGCAAACAAAAATTCAAAAAAATATTGAATTAGTATTGACTCGTCTTATTAAATTATCCAATGAAGATAATAACTTTGCAAAAGAATTTGCACAGGATTTAGAATTCATGATTAATGATATCCATGGTAATAATGATGGATTTGGTACCGAAGGTCAATATGATCCTCGTGGTGATTTCCGTGATGGTAAATGGACAATGAATAAAGTTCAAGGTTAATAATGAAAATAGCAATGTTTACCGACATCCATTGGGGATGTCGTAATAATAGTGATCAACATAACCAAGACTGCACGGAATATGTAGACTGGTTTATGTCTCAGGTCAAGAAGAATAAATGTGATACTATTGTTTTCATGGGTGACTGGTTTGAAAATAGGAATGCAATTAATGTAGCTACATTAAATGCTTCCTATGATGCCTTAGATAAATTAAATAAACTCGGCTTACCAATCTATTTTCTGGTTGGTAATCATGATCTTTATCATCGCAATGACCGGTACCAATTCTCTACTTATCATTACACTCAATTCTTAAATGTTCGATTAGTGGACGAACCACTTAATGACCACATTGATAATGAAAAGTGTATATTCTTCCCATACTTATTTGATGCAGAATATGGTAATGCTGCAGCTATTATTAAAAAGCATAAGCCTAAATATGTATTCGGTCACTTTGAATTCAAGAACTTTGTAGTAACCGGTTCCGATAGAATGATGGAACATGGTCCAGATCATAAAGTCTTTAAAGGCCCAACTTATATCTTCTCTGGTCACTATCACAAACGTCAAGCTAATGATAATGTAATCTATATTGGTAATACCTTTCCAACTAACTTCGGTGATGCTTGGGATGAAAATCGTGGTATGTCAATATTAGATACCAGAACAGAAGATGTGGATTTTATTAATTGGGAAGGCTGTCCAACATTCCGTAAGGTAAAACTTTCAGATGTGTTGAATGATCCAACCTTAACATTCCCACCTAAATGTCGGGTACAATGTATTATTGACACAGATATTAGCTATTCAGATGCCCAGTCCTTTAAGGATGAAATGCTGAAGGCTGGTACATTCCGTGAGTTCTCACTGGAAGAAAATTCTGAAGAGAAAAAGAACTCAATTAATGGTGATGAAACCATTGATGATCTTGATTTAAGTTTATTAAATGATGCAGTCATTACTATGTTAAAAACTGGTGTAACTCGTACTGTAACTATCGAACCTGATATTCTTGTAGAAATCTATGAAACACTATGAAAGAAATCTATCTCTTTGATAAAATGATTCGGATTGGTCAAAACAGTCCAGATGAAAAGTATCTTGTCATCTATAAAGAGGGTATAGTTGCTTATGATAAAGCGGTTGAACTATCTGGTATCTTAACAACCATGAATAGTATTCCCTTTCAATACAACCCACATCCAATTGCTAATATCGAGTTATACAACAAATGCAATTTCAGTTTTGTTGGTATCAATACCATGCATTCATTTGCTAATGTAAAGCATAATGTGATTGCTTGTTCAATGGGTATTATTGATGAGTTAGAACGATACAAGAATCAGTTGGCATTGCTTTTGTTAACAATGGATCCAAAAAATGGAAGGGCAATATATTTCACATGACCTATACTTTACAACAAATTATTGAACTACAAAGTCATACAAAGTTTGAAGTCTTTTCAACTATGTATGGTGGAAGGGATCTTAGTAATACCTTTGAAGATAAGCTGATAGATGGTGCTGATGTTGATGATGTTTTGTTGTTTACTTTATGGGTTTGTTTATATCAAAGTAATAAAAATGTTATCATTGCCACTCCTTCTTCTAATGCCAATTTAAAAGATTATATCTTATATCAGTTAAGGGATATTTTTTATAGCATTCCCGAATTATATCGAATCCCAATTAAAAGATTTACTAAGGATGTAATTGAATTTGAAAATGGTAATCGTATTTTTCTAATAAGCCGTCCCCATGGTGGTCGTGGTAAAACAGTTGACCACCTTATTATTTCAAAACAATTCAGTCCACAAGCCTTTGATGAGATGCGTGAAACACTCATTCCCTGTATAAATTTCAGCCGTACTAATGCAAAGTTAATCTATTTCCTATGAGTATTCCAATTCGTTTTAAAGAACTACATATCCGCAATGTATTATCCTTTGGTAATCAAACCACAGTCATCGATTTAAGTGATCCTGGTACTACCCATCTTCAAGGCGAGAATCTTGATAATGATGGTGCTAATGGTTCCGGTAAAACCACCATTCTTAATACATTGGTCTATGCGGTTTATGATAAACCATTAAGCCAGATATCGCTTCAGCGATTGATTAATGCAACCAATAATCTGAAGAAAACCATGTTGGAAGTACGCTTATTCTTTGATAAGGGTATTGACACATATGAGATATATCGCAGTCGTGGTGAATCAACTGAAATCACATTCACTAAGAATGGTGAAGATATTACTTGTGCAAGTGCTGCAGAAACCAATAAGTTAATCCTTGAAGTTATTGGTATCAGTTATGAACTGTTTACTAAGATCATTGTATTCTCCGGTGACTCAACCCCATTCTTGTTGATGCCAGTTGCTCAACAACGTGCACAGATTGAAGAATTGTTTAATATCACTTTGTTGTCTGAGAAGGCAATCAAGTTGAAAGCTATTATCAAAGCAACTGAAAGTAATGCGGCTATTCAAGAAGCTGTTATCAAAGAGCAGGAATCTCAATCAGCTTTATTCCAGAAGCAAGTTAAAAATGCCGAGGAGCGTGTTACTAAATGGGATAATGATACAGTAAATCAATATGCTAATCAGCTTCAAGAAGCAAAAGATCGTATTGAAAAATGGGATACTGATACAGAAAAACAAACGGTTAAACAGCTTAAGGAAGCAGAAGATCGTATCACCAAATGGGATACTGAAAAACAATCCCAACTTGTTAAATTGCAAAAAGATTATGATTTAATTTCCACATTTGATAGTGAAGTAGAAAAGGAACTTCATGTATTAGTTAATGGAATTAAAACAGAAGAAACCAGACTCACTAATGAGATTAATGGATTAAAAAAAGATAATTTGATTTTAGAAACAGATATTAAAAAACTGACTAAAGAATTATCGCATTTAGTAGATGAAAAGTGTCCATACTGTTTACAGAAATTTGAAGGTGCTGCTAAGAAAATAAGTGGATTAAAAGAATCTATTCATGATAAAGAAACAAGTGTTAATACATGGATTCATGAAATTAATATTAGAAATGCAGAACTAGCAACATTATTGAATGATAAGAAATCAGCATTAGAAGTAATGAAATTTGGCAGTCTTGAAGAAGTTCTTAAAGCTGAATCTAATGCTGTTATTGCTGAAAACAAAATAAAAGAGTTAAAGGATTCAAGTAATCCATATACTGAGGTATTTGAACAACTTAAAAATCAGCCTATTCCAGTTAATCCATATATTGAGGTGCTTGAACAGCTTAAAAACCAACCAGTTCTTGTTAATCCTCATATTGAAGCCCATGAAGAACTGTTGAAAAGTCCTATAAATATAGTTGATTATACAGAACTTGATAGATTGAAGAAACTGATAGAACATCAGCAATTCCTATTGAAACTGTTAACTGATAAGAATTCATTTATCCGTCGTACAATTATTAGCCGTACAATTCCATTCTTGAATAAGCGTTTATTTTATTACACCAGAGAATTGGGTTTACCTCATGTTATTAAGTTTGATGATGATATGAGCTGTACTGTGGTACAGTATGGTCGTGAATTGGATTTCGGTAACCTTTCCAGTGGTGAAAAGAAACGTGTTAATCTTTCATTGTCATTATCATTTAGGGATGTATTGCATCATTTACATTCTCATGTGAACTGTTTGTTTGTTGATGAGATTGATGGTGGTTTGGATTCATTAGGTGTTAATAACATATTTAAGTTGTTGAAGGGTAAGACTCGGGAAGATAATTTGAGTATGTGGATTATTTCACATCGTCCTGAGGCTGTCGGCCGATTTGATAAAACGGTCGTAGTTAGAAAGGAATCGGGCTTTTCCCGAATTTTAGGAGACTGAGATGGAAGAATTTAAGGTTGATATATTAAAAGCTGATGTACCAACACGGAATGGCAATTGTTACTCATCAGAAGCTTTACAAAAAGCGATTGATGAATGGAAGGCTAAGAACCAGCCATTGCCTGGAATTATTGGTTGTTCAATTGGTTGTACTATAGATCAAAAAGATGTAGCCTTTACTGTTTCTGATTTGAAACTAGAAGGAGGTAACATGATTGGTACAATTAAAGTTGCTGATACACATCAGGGACATATATTAGAAACCTTAATAAATGGTCATGTTCCAGTTTCTTATCGCTCTTATTCTACAGGTAATGTACACATGCGAGATAATGGTACAAAAGAAATTACTGATATCAATTTGCTTGGTGTTAATGTTATCCCGGAAGATGATGCTGAATGACATACAATAATATACCACCACCAAAGTTAACCCTATCTCAACAAGCTAGTTTAATACATGATCCAATATATTTTATTGAGACTCATTTTAAAGCGGTGATTCCTGATCAGAAAACAATTAATGAAATTGAATCATCTATTTTACAGCTTTGTCATATGACTAGTGGCAATTTAGTTACTCCTGGCATATTATTTGAATGTTTAACCCGACTTACACAGGCCAGAAACTTGTGTATCTATACCTTATCCAACCCATGAAATTAATATTAGAACAAGATAGACTAGAAGGAAAACCTTTCAGTAAAGATGCATTTATTGTGTATGGTGACAATATCCAGTTAGATAAGTATAAATCAGAATTCCTTAATGGTTGGTATATTTGCATCAATTTCCCATTTAAAGTTAAACAGAAATATGTTTGTCATAAGACATTTGAGGTCAAAAAGGGCAAATGTCAACTCAGATTGGTCATCCTTTCACGAACTGTTTTATATCATACTAAGCCCTTAACATCATGGTTTAAAGTATGGGACCCGGAATAGTATAAATAAAAGGTAATTCCTTTTTAACTACTCCCTATAAAATATGACTAAAAAATCTACCATTAGCGATGCTGACATGGATTCAGTTTCCCCTAAAAAACGTAAAATGAGACCCGGTGGCGGTAAAGCCAAAGGTAACTCATTTGAAGGACAAGTTGCTAAAAAGCTATCAGCTGCATTAGCACCATTGAATTTCATTCGTAGTCCAGGTTCTGGTGCACGAGTTGGTGGTAAGAACTTTGAAAAGTTTGGTGATATGTTTGGTGCTGAAGCTATGAAGATATTCACCGCTGACGTTGTACCAATCAATGAAAAAAAAGCCGGTTTAACTTTCTTACATTCTATTGAATGTAAGAGTTATGCTGACTCAGATAGTTTTACTTCTCTTGCTGCAAATACTGCAAACATTTTTAAATGGTTTAAAGAATCTGAAGTTGATGCTTTAAAAACAAGTAAATTTCCAATGTTGATTTTCAAATGGAATCGTACTCCCGTATTTGTTATTGTTAAGAAAAGTCATACTGCTTATACTGATCTAAAGCAAGAGACTCCTCTTCCACGATTTGAACTTACAACTTATGATCTTGAATCAGATGGTTGTTGTGAACAAACTCTCCAGGTACATTATTTCGATGACCTATTAAAGTGCCCAACCTTTTGGTGCACTCCTCATGACTATTCAAATGATGAATAGTAATCCCCCAACCCCAACCTTATGATATAATGGATACAGACAATAAAAATAGATGGAATGCAAAACATGATATCTCTCGAAACACTTCAGACTTTTCTGACTTACTTAAAATAATTACCGGATACTATGAAATGTATCAGCGGGCAAGTAATTATCTTGGCCCATGGATTTCCAAACAAGCAGGGATGATGTTCATCCCACCTGATAAAGAAACAATTAAAACAGCCCTTGGTAAGGAAAACCCAAATATAAGTTATAGAGCACGAACGGCTTTCATTGATTGCTTAGTTAAATTTGTTACTGATACAAAAGGTAGAAAAGCATTAATTCATCCAAACCCAAGTACACATCACTCTGCACAATTTCCGAGTGGTACCTTTGAAATAACACAGATACCTAATGGTAGTCCTAAGAAATTATATAAAATTGATTTTGCACATGCGTCAGATTCAGTATATATTGAAAACCTAATGATTCCACCGGAACAAGTTAAGTTTATTATATTACGGCCGAAGCTTGGTAAGCTAGGAACAGCAAGTGTTTCTAAATGGGAAGTATTGTTGTTCAAACAAAATAATGGTTATCTTATTGAACATGTTGATAGTGATAAAAATCCAAGATATTCTGGTATTTTATGACAATTTTGTGTTATAATTAAAGTTCGAAATATTAATTTATTGGGACATAATTATGTCAAAACTAACAATGATTTGTGAATCTGAAATTGGTCAATTCACAGTAACTAAAGCAGGTCTTTATGCTTTCCGTAGTAAGATTGCTACTGAAGGTCAAGAAGATGAAGCATGGCGATTTGATGTATGTAAAGAAGGTACTAAGTTTGAGGGCCAATATGAAGGCTGTGGTCCTATTACTTGGAAAACTATTGTTGAATTTACTGAGGATTAAAAGATGACAATTCATGCAACTATTACTGCTTATAAAGGTTCTTTAATTATAGACCTAATAGCAACAAAATCAATTGAAAATGAAGTAGCAACTTCACTTGATGGTCCTACTCGTATTGGTCAAGTTATTATGAATACGGGAAAACATCTTGGTGTTTCAAAAGAAGCATATCAAATTCTAAAAACTATCAAACGAGGTCGTGATGACCTCGGTGATATTAATTGGTTTGTCACCACAAATAACAACATGAATGCACATGCATTCTCGTGGTTGGGTGGACCTAAACAAATTGTAAATCCCGAGTGGGCTGAAGGTGGTCGTGCATATGTACTTGGTGCTTATGTAGAGATTCCAAATGATGTACCTCAAGCGGCGGCTGAAGCTATTGACCGTGCCCATTTAAAACATGAAGAAAAACAAGAAGATTAATGTTGTCCACTGCAAAAGGGACAACTACGATTTTATAATTACGAGACCAAGTAAATGGGGAAATCCATTTATAATAGGAGTTCATGGAACTCGTAAAGAAGTTATCGAAAAGTATAGACAATATATTTTAGATACTCCTGAATTATTTAATTCTCTACCAGAATTAAAAGGTTTAACATTAGGCTGTTGGTGTAAACCTGATGCTTGTCATGGTGATGTATTAGTTGAGTTGTATAATATGTACTTTAATACCAATAGTATTTTAAATTATTAAGGAAATAAGATGAGTAATCGAAGAATTTTTTATGTGGATGTTGGTAATTTGCCTGAAGAAAAAATTCAGGAAATTGTTAGTGATTTGGTTCCAGCAGTAAAATCCCAACGAGCATATGAAGAAGATGTAAAACAAGCAGCAATCAATTTTGTAGAAGTTCTCAATTCAACCAAGGAAATAAAATGAATCAAAAGAAAGCCAAAGCATTACGTATTATCGTTCGCCAATTAGTTAAAACTGGTGTGCTTGAAGGTGCTTATACCCGTTACGGTTATGTCCAGCATAAAGTGACTGTTATGAAAGAAGGTAAAACTGCCAAAGGTCATAAAGAAATGCAGCCACAAATTGAAATTCACAATTCGGTCACTCTTGATCCAAAATGTCCTAAAGCTGTATACCGTCGTATGAAGCGTGATGGTATTGAAGCTGTTCTTGGTCATGCATAATGATTGAAGTCAAAGCCCCAAACAATATCAATGTATATCCCCACTTGCCAAAAGTATTTTTGACAGGATCAATTGAGATGGGGCTAGCTGAACCATGGCAAGAACGTCTTGTAAATGATTTTAGAGACTTTTCTGTTCTCTTTTTGAATCCAAGACGTACTGATTGGGATGCCTCATGGGTACAAGAATTTGAAAATCCACAATTTAATGAACAAGTTACTTGGGAATTAAATGGATTGGAATCTGCTCAAATAACCGTATTCTATTTTGATCCTAATACCAAATCTCCTATAACTCTTATGGAGTTGGGACTATCAGCAAATCGGGATTGGGATAATGTCATTGTATGTTGTCCTCATGGATTTTATTGTAAAGGTAATGTGGATATTGTCTGTCATAGATATGATATTCCTGTAGTTCATTCTTATGATGAATTAGTCATTACATTAACTGACTACTTAGCAGCCTTTCAACCTAACGACTAACTATGCTTCTTTTTCATGCAGTAAAAACAGATCAAATATTTCGGAGAGATTGCCCACTTTACGTGGGTAATTTTTTTAGAATTAGTGGTACTTGGTGGAATAAACGTAAACAAAGACAAGACCTCATCTTGTCTATTGCCATTGCATGGTATCATTGTATCCAACAAAATAGTGCAGCTCCTGGGTTCATCAACGAAGAAGTCCTTCTCACCAATCTAACCCGTCAAGTAAAGGATGCTAAGGTCATTCTTGAACACTTCTTTACTATCACTCGGTTGGGTTTCAACTTCAATAATGGTTTGAAAAGTCCCACCTTAATAAGTCCTAAGAAACTTAATATGGATATGATTGAAGCCATTGAAGCTATCATCCATGAAGTTCGATTTTCTCCTGGTATCAAACCACTCGGTGACTATACCATCAGCCAAGTTCAAGTAGATAAAAAGGCTCAGACTCATGTCAGGGCTGAATTAAAAAGAACTAATCGAGAGGATCTACTTCCAGCTATCAATTGGTTATTCAAACATGATGGACCTATTGATTTCTATTTTGAAAAGAGTGGAATACTCCAAGCAAGAGATAAATCAGTTTGGCCAATTAAATCTATTGAATGTTGGCCAGGTTGGTTACGTACAGCTTTATTTGGTGATGTCATTGATATTGAGAATTCTTATTGTCAATTCCTGATTACTCATCTGGAAGAAAAGTATAAGGATAATCAAAAATCTTTAGAAATGTTATATCCAGATATTTTAAGAGCTGATCGTGAAAAAGTTGCCTTCCGTTGGGAACTCTGTCATTTACTCAAGCTTGAACCAACATCAGATAATATCAATGTTGTTAAGAAGTTAGTAATGGCATTAGCTAATGGTTCTACTATATCACCAAGAATGATGGTGAGTGGTGCGGGATATTCTGAAGCTGTCAATATTATATTACAAGCTAATTCACAATTACTTCCATCTGAACTTCTTAATATTGGTAAGAGACTTGCTTCTATTACCAGACAGTTTAAAGCTGCCAAAAGGGATTTGTGTATTCATTTATTGAAGTTACCACCAACAGCCAAGAATCAGAAACAGATTTTCAAATTGTATTTTGATTGGGAACGAGTAAGTCGGTATGCCATTTGGAATGCGATCGGTCAAACCGGATTGATGTTACATGATGGGCTAGATGGAATCAAATCTGATATGGAACCCCAGCAACTGGTGGATCATGTATTACTAATAACAGGTGTGCGAGTTAGTGTGGATCAAGCACCGAGTTATATGGAAGCATAAAAAAAAGGACCTATTGAAGGTCCTTTTTTAAAACTTAATTTTAAACAGCTTAAGCACGCTAAACTTCCCATTATAAGTTGGCTTGAATTCCTGGGATCAATAAACTGGGAAGTGCGAGGTAGAAGCTATTTTAAGTCGTTCGTTAATAAAGTCAACTGCCAATTCCCTTTCCCCCTGAGACATCATCAGCACTTCATGATATCCCCAAGCTCCTCTTGAAAAGTATGAAATTTCAAGGGCGGACTTAACTATATTCTTAACTTCATTACCTAAGCGTTTAATCAACTTATTAACCGCTGGCATATCCCCAATGTTTATTATTCGGTGAAGAAAGATATTGGGTTGATAGGGATTTCAACTTCAAAATCCTTACCACAATCTTTACAGTTACAGGTCCATTTCAATGTTGGACCCCAACTATTCACATTCTCTACTTTCTTAGCAATACGATTCACCATTGGTGAAGGTATTTTCTTTGTCCATTCTTCAATCTTTACGATATCAGTAATATCGTCAACTGACTTGATAACACCCATCATCATCATAATCAAATTCTTCTGCTGATCTTCTGCAGTTATCTCTGTTTTATTACTATTCAGTTTAATCAAATCCAAAACCTGTTGATACTTATTTGGTTGTAATTTTACAACTTGACCATTCTGTAAAGTAACAGTATAATTATCTTCAATAGTTGTCGGATCAATAATTGTCATAGTATTAATCATTGTATCGATATCAGCGATATATGAGTGTTCTTTACCGCCTTCACAGAAGTGACGAGCATTGAATTCATAGGTTGGACCATAGGTAACTACCCGAAGGTACATCATAATGGCATCAACATCTTTAGATAATAGTTCTGCTGGCTTTTCAATACCTGAGATACATTGTTTGAATACTGTATTAACTGCAGCACCAGAGAACAATTGATCAGGGTTTTTCATGTTAATTTCATCAAGTGCGGCCATTGGGTGAATATGAATTTCACCATCTCTGACATCAGCTGATAGTTCACCATTCTTATAGAATTCACCACGAGATGGAAGCTGAAAGATTCGACCTGGAAGTTTAAGATTGGCAATGAGGGGATTGGTTTCTGACATGCGGAGACTCCTATATTTTAGATATATGATTTAACAATAAATATATTATGCTTATATTTATAACAAACTAAACACTTAGGAAATTACCCTTTATGGCACTTGATAAGACTGATTTTAATGACCTAACGAAGGCTATGTCTAAAGCCTTTGCTGATGCTATGGCAGGTAAGGGTGGTAATACTAGTAGTGCTAGTAGTGCTTGGGGTGGTGGTGCCAGAAACAGAAATGATTCGGCAAAAGCTCAAGATGAGCTATTTGTTCAGGTATCTGCTCATGCTAAGATCATGAAAGAGTTGAATGAAAAGTCTAAAAAACTTAGTAATATGACTGATAAGCAGATCAAAGAAACACAAGATGGTCAAGACACATTAGTAGAATATAATAAAACTATCAAAAAATCTACTGAATATTATGATTCTCTTGGTGAAGAAATCAATAAATTATCCAGATTAGGCTTCCATGGCCAGTCAGTTGCCCTTAAAGAATTAACAAAAGCAACCGGTAATTTCCAAGATACATTAACACAAACACAACGTAACTCCTCATTACTTAGTGCATCTCTTTTAGAAACTCATAAAGGTTTTGAAAAGGGTTCAGCTCACTATAAAGATTATATCAGTCAACTTAGTAATTCTGTTAAAGGATTGACACAGAATAATAAGAGTATCCTGTCAAGTACTGGATTGATGGACAAATATACTGGTGAACTTCGTAGAAATCTATCTCCGGAAGACTTCTCTAAATTAAGAATGAAATTAGGTGAAGCTCAAGGTATCATCTCCGAAAGTGGTAAAACTCCTGAAGGTCAACGTAATGCTTTACTTCAATTATCAGCAGCTGGTTTTGATCTTGGTGAATCATTTGAAGGCATAACTAAAAATGGTGAAGTAACTGCTGATGGTTTAAAGAAACTTGCCAGAATTAGTGATATTCAATTAGGAACAGCTTTAGGTAAACTTTCTACAGATGCAGATAATGCAGCGCTTGGTTTAGATAAGGTGGCCCATGGTGCGACTGATTCTATATTTAATAAAGCTGGTCGTGCTATTACTGGTTCTTCTTTACAAGACAAATTAATGGCTGCTGGTGAAACTGCTGCCGTCCTTGCCGCCCTTAGTAAGGTTAAAGAAGTTGCTATAGTTGCTGCTAAAGAAATTGGTGACTTTAATGTCCAGCATATTCCTGCTTCCTTTATGCAGGTTAAAAGCCAAGCTATTGCAATGGGTATGTCTTTTGAAGAAACCACAAAGTTCTTAAAAGAAAACCAACAGACAATGGCATTGTATGGTGCCGCAGGATTTTCACAATTAACAAATCAATTAGGTTCTACATTTAAACATTTTGGATTTACTGCTGCACAGTCAGCTAGTATGATTGGTCCTGCTATTGCAGAAGCAGCATCAGCAGGTGTTGATGTACAGAACCAATCTAAGTTAAATGATTATGTAAGTAAGTCAATGACCGGATTTCAGAAGTTACAAGGTATCCTTGGAATTACAGCAACAGAATTTATTAAATTGAATGGTGATTTATTATCCAATCAAGATATAACAAACACAATGATGGGCTTGGGTAAAGAACAAGCCGGAATGTATTTTGAGGGATTGAAAGCCCAACGTGAAGATTTAGTCATGAAGGGTATCAGTATTGAGCAAGCTCAAGAAATGATCAAAACCCAAGAAGCTGCTAAACATATGGATGTTAAATCCCGTAATGAATCAGCTGCTAAAGTTGCTATGCAAATGCAGATGCAGGGACGGAGTCCAGCTGACTCAATGCGAGCAATGCAAATTATGCAATTAGGTCGTAATGCTAGTCAAGCGGATTCCGCATGGCTTAATAAGACATTAGGTGAAGTTGGTATAGCCGCACAAAAGAGTATTGGTGCACAAGGACAGAATGTTGCCGGTACTCAGATGATGGAAATGCTTACATCTAATCTTCATGGGATAGGTGCATATGGTGCACAAGAAGATCAAGGTTCAGTTACTGAAAAAGCTGCTCGTGCTAATTTAGGATACACACCAGAGCAAGCAGCCGCAGCCGCAAAAGCAGCACAACCAAATGCAATGGTTGCTGATGCTGCTGATGCAATTAACAAAGTATCATCATTTATGAGTAATAGTTTCTTAGGTGGCTTAAGTGCTGCTTCAGTTGCTTTACTTGGTTTAGCGGTGCAAGCCAGTGCTGCCGGATTAAGTCTCGGTGGTAAAGGTGGTGGAATTGTTAATGGTATTAAAGGATTATTTGGTAAAGGTGGTGGGGCAGTTGCTGGGGCAGGTGAATCTGTTATTGCTGCTGAAGCATCACAAGTTGCTAGTAAAGGTGCCGGAGCATTGGGATTATTAAAAGGTGCTGGTAGTATGGCTGGGAAGGTTCTTGGTCGAGCAGCAGTTCCATTAGCTATAGTAGGATCCTTATATGAAGGTTATGAAGGTTATTCAACCGCCGCTGATAAAGAAGCATCTGGCGAGATTACACATAGACAAGCAAACAAAGCAAAAGGTGGAGCACTTGGTGGTGCTTTAGGTGGTGGTCTTGGTGCTTGGGGTGGTATGGCTGCTGGTGCAGCACTTGGTTCTGTTGTTCCGATAGTAGGAACAGTTATTGGTGGATTGATTGGTGCGGGCCTTGGTGCTTGGGGCGGTAGTGCATTAGGTAATGTCAGTGGTGAAGCAGCTGCAGGGGCTTTAAGTGGTCCTGATGAAGCAACAGTTACAGCAGCAGGGCAAACTACAACCACAGATATTAAAGCCCATGAATACCTTTCAGATATTAATGACAATATGATCCAGTTAGTATCATTAATGCAACAGGTGGTTGTGAATACAGGAACCGAACAGGTTTCTAATAGAACACCTCCAGCTCCTGGTACAGTGAATAACTATATCAAAGGGGGAAGTAAGTAATGAATCTATATCAGTTTCATAAAAATCCCCATTTAATTCATGGTCATAAACAAGCTGATGAAGTTGTACCGGATATTGTTTGGAACAAATATAGTCATGACCCAAAAGAATTAAAGAAGCGTGAAGATGCCCTTGCCAAAGACCCAGAATATGCTTACATGTATGCATTGGATATTCTTAAAAAACCATGGCCAAAAGGTGAAGCAACTATTGCCAAAAACCATTTTATAATAGTGAATATAAACGATTTTTAGAAGATCAAGAGTCTTAAAAACTATAAATAAGTAAACTTAATACCTTTATCGGAGTAATAATGAAAGTAGCAGAACTATTTGAAGCAAGATCACCAGACTTAAAATATACTGAAAAACGTGTAAAGAACGTTTTGGATAGAGTTACTATTGAATTAGAAGGTAACCAATCTGGTATGTTTACCAAATTGTCAACAAAATATGAAATCCTTGATGAGCAGGCTAAGATCTTGGCAAAGTGCCGTGAAGAAGTTAATGCTCAAATGAAAGATAAAATCCTTGCTCTTTTTGATGCTGAAGATCAAGTCTTAACTCGTGTTATTGAGACAGTTTCCTATACACTTACCTTATCTAAATCTGAAAAGAAAGAAGGAAAACCAGATAAGATTGTTATTGACTATGAAAAGATTGTCAAAGAATTAGAAGAAATGGTTCCTGAACTTACTGAAAAGCTCAAGGAAATCACTAAGAAATATACAACTATTGTTCCACCTACCGATACAGTTCCTAAGTTAACCTTCAAATCTAAAGTTGAAGAAGGTGTCCTTGATACACTTAAATCTCTTGGGGCAAAATTCCTATCCTATATCAAATCTTGGGGTAAAGGCTACGACAAACGTTTAGCTTCCCTAAAGAAACAGTTAAGCTAATTGCTGATAAAACCCCTTCTGGGGTTTTATAAATATAGTATTACATATTTTATAAAGATATAAACAATGGCTCAATGGGAAAATTACTGGAAAATTATAACTCCAGCATCTCGTAAGACAGCGTATTCACAACCTACCATTAACATGGATGATGGTATGAATATCAACTCAGCAGGGTATTCATCATTCTCTACTGTTGCTTGGTTTTCAAATCTATTAAAAGGTGCTACTGCCCGTCTTCAACGCTATAAACAATATGATGCCATGGACATTGGTGATATCTCACGTGCCCTTGATATTATTGCTGAAGAAATTTCAAATCCTGATAAACGTACAAGCCTACCATTTATCATTGATTATCAAACCGAAGAAAATCAAGAAATTCCTGATACCACTGTTACTACCTTAAGAGCAGCACTTCGCCACTGGTCAAGATTCCACAAACTTAACAAACGTGTTTACAATACTGCCCGTCAAATGGTTAAGTATGGTGATTGCTTTTTTCGCAAGACTTCTGATACTGAACAATGGGAATATGTAGATCCAACCCGAGTAATTGGTGTTGAAATTAATGCCCAAGGTGAAAAGGTTGCTTACCATATCCGTCCATCAAGTTTCATGGATTCTGTTAAGGCAATGAAACCAGGTTCAGCAACTGCATCAGCTTCTGATTCAGTTGAAATTACCCCAGCTATTGCGATGCTACACTTTACTCTATCTGATGATATGAGTGATACTGCACCATTTGGTCTTTCCATATTACAGTCAGCTTTTAAAGATTACCAAAAGTTAACCATGTTGGAAGACTCTGCGATTATCTATCGTATTGTTCGTGCCCCAGAACGTCGTGTATTTTATATCGATGTTGGTAATATGGCACCACATCGTGTTAAACAGCATTTGGAAACCATCCGTAACGACTTGCGTCAAAAGCGTATGCCAAACACTGCTAATCAAAACCAAACAGATTCTCAATACAATGCTGAATCGATCGGTGAAGATATATTCCTTCCAGTAACTGCAGCAGGTAGAAGTTCGCGTGTTGAAACTTTACCTGGTGGTACTACCTGGGAAATCCCAGAATTAGATTATTTCCTTAACAAAGTTTTCCGTGCTTTACGTGTTCCTTCATCATACATGAAAGGACAGGATGCAACTAATCCAGGTTCTGCATATAACGATGGTAAGACTGGTGTGGCATATATGGAAGAACGTATTTTTGCTAACTTTGTTATCAGATTGCAATCATGTATCCAGGAAGTCTTTGATGAGCACTTCAAGGCATATCTTAAAGTGACAGGTATCAATATTGATCCTGATCTATTCAAACTTACACTTGCTGAACCACAGAACTTTGCCTTGTATCGTCAGGCTGCATTGGATACTGAACTTATTGCATCATTTAAAGCTGTCGAAGATACACCATATTTGTCTAAACGATTCATGATGGAACGTTATTTAGGTTTGACTAAAGATGATATCCAGATGAATGAAGCCTTATTGAAACAAGAACGTGGTATCCAAGATGGTTTATCAGTTGACGAAATCCGTCAGTTCTATGATCCAAATGTGGAAACCAAGAAGGAAACAGTAGGACCTGCTGGTGGTGAAGAACCACCAGAAGCAGCTGGAGCAGAAGAAGAGCCAGAAGAGGCCTCACCTGAAGAAAAAGCACCAGCAACACCAGCTCCGGAAGAAGCCTAATAGTTAAAAGTGGTTAATAAAAATCAGTTTATATGTCAGAAATGGGATATAAACTGATTTTATTCATTCAATTCCTATTAGATCAATAAATAAAGTGTTAGTTACAGCTTTGTAAAACTATTAACTCTAATGGGAATATATACCTATGAAATCACAATTGCTTATTGAACATTATACTCCTGCACAAGCTCAACTTGTAGAGTCACATGATTCAGGTAAGAACCTATATCTTTCTGGTCGCATGATGGCGGCAGAACAAGAAAATCTGAATAAACGTAAGTACCCTTTAAAAGAAATCGCTAATGCGGTTGCTCATATCAATCAACAGATTAAAGAAGGTATTTCATGTCCTGGTGAGTTGAATCACCCAGACAATTTATCAGTTGATCTTAAGAACGTTTCTCACATTATTACTGAAGCTTGGATGGATGGTAATAATGCTGTTGGTAAATGTAAAATCTTCAATACACCATCTGGTTTGATTGTTCAGCAATTAATCGAAGGTGGTATGAAGCTTGGTGTTTCATCACGTGGTACTGGTAATGTTAACAATGATGGTATCGTTGAAGACTTTAGTTTTATCGCTTTGGATATTGTATCACAACCTTCAGGTCCTGGTTGCTATCCAGATGCAGTTCGTGAAGCAAAAGAACATACTCGTATTTTGACATTAGCAGAAGCAGTTCAGAATGATCCAAAAGCACAGAAGTATTTCGCCGCTGAAGTTCGTAAATTTATCGAATCAATTACTAAGAAATAATTATGTTAATAAATGAAATCTTTGGCTTTGGCAAAAAACCCGATCCTATGGGTTTAAGACCGCTTTCTTCTAAAGAGAAAAAAGTGTTAATAGCTAAATTTAAAGAATTTTCTGGTGGAGTTGGTACAAAAGGTAAAGCCCAAGGATTAGTTAAAAAATACTTATCTGATGGTGAACGTCCAGAAGGTATTAGTTTCCAACAAGCTTGGAAATTCCTTGCTTCTAAAGAATCATGGGAAATGTCCGAATCAGTAGAAGTTAATGAAGCAACTGAAGGTGTTGGATCAAATAGTGATGCAGACTTTCAAGCCCTTCGTCAAGAAGCAATTGATGGCTTAACAGCAACAAAACGTGTATTAGAAAATCCGTCATGGAAAGGTTTCATGAATACATCTGAAACTCATGGCGCAAAAGTAGTATCGCAGGAAATAAGTAATTCTATTAATGAAATACTTAAAAAATTAAATTACTTTAAATCCCACAAATAAGGAAACAAAAATGACTGATAATCTCCGCCTAAAAGAATTAGCTGGTTTAACTGAAGCTAAGAAATGGTCTGCAAAAGTTGAAACAAAATGGGAAGCACCAGAAGGGTTTTTTGAAAAACCTGCTGCTGCTATCGTTAAAGGTTTAGTTGCTGCTCACAAAGATCACAAAGCTGCCTCATCAAGTTTGAACTTCTATATTAACCGTCAAGGTAAAAATATGGATGAAAAAGATAAAGCTCGTTTAGACAATGCAAAAGAATTGCTTAAGAAGCATTATGAAGTTAAAGAATCTGCATTAGCAGCCCTTCGTAAGATGTCTGGTATCCCAGCAAAACCACTTACTGAAGATGCAGCTGATGGTGATCCAACACCAGAAGAGCAAGAAGCCGCAGCCGATAAAGGCGAAGGCGATAATGCTGATAAAGATGGTAAAAAGAAAAAAAATAACGAAGAAGAAGAAGACGATCTTCCTAAAGTAGTTAAAAAACTTGCAAAAGCTGTTGCTAAGAAATTTGGCATTGGTGATCCTAAGCAAGAAGGTAAAGATGTCGAAGAACTCGAAGAACTTCTTTTAAAAGTTTATGAAGCCGGTGTTAAAGACGGTATGAAACAAAAAGAAGAAGGCAGCGAAGGTAAAGAACCTAAAGCTGAAAAAGAACCTAAAGAAGAACCTAAAGAAGAACCAGTTGAAGAAGGTTACAAAGGCGAATATTCATTATTGTCAGATGCAGAAATCCACAGAATGTTTAGCAAAATTTCAAGTACTTCATCACAAGGCACTAGTGATGCTAAGAAAAAAGTAGAAGCTGAAATGAAAAAACGTGGTATCCGTGCTGATGTTTTCAAAGGTAAGTAATCATGAAACTGCTTAAAGAATTAATGGTTCTTTCTGAAGAAAAAACCGAAAAGAAATTTAAAATAACTTGGGTACATGGTTATGGTGAGCATGATGGTAAATCTGCAACTCATCCATTTACATGGTTCACATCTGATGATTGTGGACTTAGTGACTATGAAATTGAAGAACTTGATGCCCTTGAAGTTGGTGACCATTTCAATGCAGGCGGTCCACATGATGCAGTTGAAATCAAACGTGTTAGCGATCGCGCTGGTGTGACTGAATCAACTGAGGTTATCAAAAAAAAAATAACTGAGATGGCGGCAGCACACGAATTCTCATCAGGTTGTATGAAAAGTAAAGATGCTAAAGAATTAGTAAAAGCATTTAAAGCAGGTGAAAAAACTTTTGATTTGACAGATGGTCGTAAATTCAAAGCTGTTAAAAGAGTATTAAGTAATAGATTAGAAGCTGGCATGACAGTTCTTGCATCATATAACAAATATAACCAAGGTGCTGACATCTATCAAATTCTTGGTTGGTCAGATACTGATAAGAAATATGGTGAAGGTGCAATTAAGTTTAAATCTATCGCTGAAGTATTTGCTGCTAAAAAAGTAAAAACTTTAAAAGCATTAGAAGATTTAGATGAAGGTCTTCCTTATGGTCATTCAGTATATATGGTTGTTAAGGATTTAGAAGATGGTACATCAGGTGCATGGTTTTATTTACATGAAGGTAGTTGGGTTCGTGGATCCGGTGCTGAAAAGTTATCATTCACATTAGTTGAAGAAGTTAAATAATGTTAGTTAAAGAGCTACTCAATACTTTAACAGAATAAAAAGAATCTGATGCAGAAATGAATCAGGAATTTATTGATGCTATTGAAATTGCTATTGAAGATGGACGTGGTAAAGAGTTACAACCAATGCTACAGTCTGTTGTTAAATCATATAAAAACAGACCGGACCTTCTTAGGAAGAGTTTGGTCAGTGCATGTGAAGTAGCAGCCAAAGGTTATATTGCCGAAGAAATGTCGGAGGTGTTATCGATGGTTTATGAAGCATTACTAAGAGCAGCAAAATAATTACTATAAATACAGTACCCCCATTAATCAAGGAGAACCAAAATGGATCGTGACGCACTTAAGAACATGTTGAACAATTTGATCAACGACAAGCAAGAAGAAGCAACTCTTGACCTACATAACTATTTGTCTGCAAAGATGAAAGATGTTACTGGTTTTGCAACACCTGCAACTGAAGAACTTACAGCTGAAGAAATCGAAGCTATTGAAGAAGGCAAGAAAGATCCTGCTAAAAAACTTCAAAAGAAACTCGACAAAATCGAAGCTGACTTAGTTCAAGCTAAGGCAGACAAAGACAAAGAAAAAATTAAAGAATTACGTGCTGATAAAGCTGCCGTTGAAGATGAATTGGACGCATTACAAGCATAATTTTGACGAAAACACGTGAAAAATATTGATATTTTTCACTGTTTCCATAAATAAAATGTATGTTATGAAACGGTGTGATTTATTACACCAACAAATACAAAGGTTTATTGCTATTAGAGATATAGCTTAAGCCATGTCTCTAAAACCCCACCATATATAAGGAGAAGCTAATGGATGAAATCCTTCAGAAGTTGCTAAGCTCAGAGCTATTAAGCGAAGATGCAAAAGCGGAAATCTCCACTCAATGGACTGAATCAGTAGAACAATATAAATCTGTTGTTCGTGAAGAAGTTACCATGACAGTGCGAGCTGAGATTGCTGAACAGTGGGCGAATGAACGTGATACATTGATTGAAAATGTTGAAGCTTTCGTTGCAAAGAAATTAGATGAAGAAGTTGCAGAACTCAAAGCAGACATTGAGCGTTTCCGTGATCTTGAAGCAGAATATGCAGAAAAGATTGTAGAAGAAAAACACGCAATGGCTGATACTCTTTCAGAAGAACTTGACCAATTAATCGACAAAATGGATGCTTTCTTTGAGCTCCGTCTTACCGAAGAAATGGCTGAACTTCATGAAGATTTAGAAATCGTTAAACAAAACGAATTCGGTCGTAAGATTTTTGAAGCATACGCAACAACCTTCGCTACATCTTATGTCGACGAGAATTCAGTTCAATCTAAATTATCCGCTACACTCGCTAAGTTAAGTGATGCAGAAAAAGCTATCGGACAGCTTGAAGAAGCCCAGTCTAAGATGGTTCGTGAAGCAAAGATGGAAAAAATTCTTTCATCACTCAATGGTAAGAAAAAAGAACAAATGGCATTCGTATTAGCCAATGTTGAAACTTCCCGCCTTGAAGAAGCATACGGTCATTTTATCGCCCGTGTTCTCCGTGAAGATAATACAGATAACAAGCCTGCTCAAATCATCGAGTCAGTTGTAGTAACCGGTGACGTGCCTAACAGTACAGAGCCAGCAAAAGTAGCCTCAAGCGATAAGCATTCTGAATTAAGAAAGCTTGCGGGCATTTCAAGTAACTAGTCCACAGGAGAATTCAATGGAACTATATGAAAATTGGAACGAAACCAAAGAGACCCTTCTCGATGGTCTTAGTGAAAGTAAAAAACGTATCTTGGGACCAGTCCTAGATAATCAAATGCAACATTTGCAAGAAACCTCACCTGCTGGAACTTCATCAGCTGGCGCAATCGGTAACTTCCAGAAAATCGTTATCCCGATGATTCGACGTATCATCCCAGGTACCATCGCTACTGAACTTGTTGGTGTTCAGCCTATGGCCGGTCCTGTTGGTTTGGTATACTCACTTCGTTTCTTGTTCTCAGAAGCCGTAACCACTACTGCCCTTCCAGGCACTATCGATACTGGTACAGCTGAAGACATCAACCCAGGTGATGAAGTATTCGGTAACAACTCAAAAATGAAGCGTTTCTACTCAACTTCTGATGCTCCAGCAGCAGCAGGTGGACCAGCAGCAGGTACCTCAACAGGTATTGCAGCTAATACATCTGACTATGAAGCATTCGGTGGTCGTGCATTAACTCTTGAAGTATTAAAACAAACTGTTACAGCCGGTTCACGTAAGTTACAAGCACGTTGGACTCCTGAAGCAATGCAAGATATCAAAGCATCTCACGGTCTTGACCTTGAAGCTGAAATCACTGCATCACTTTCAGCAGCTGTTGTTTCAGAAATCGACAATGAAATTATCAATGATCTTATCGCCTTAGCTGGTACTACAGAATCATTCGATATGTCAGGTACATTTACTGGTGTTCCAAACTATGTTGGTGATCGTCACGCTGTTTTAGGTGTATTGATCAACAAAGTAGCTAACGAAATCGCTCGTAAAACCCGTCGTGGTCCAGGTAATTGGATTGTAGTTTCACCACTTGTTGTATCAGTATTGCAGTCAGCATCTAAATCAGTATTTGCTCCAGCTGTTTCTGGTTCATTCGATGGTCCAAACAACACCAAATTAGTTGGTACATTAAATGGTGGTATCAAGGTTTACAGCTATATCTACTTTGATCAAGGTACAGAACCAATCCTTATGGGTTTCAAAGGCGGTTCAGGTGAAATGGATACAGGTTATTTCTACTGCCCATATATCCCTATCATGTCAAGTGGTGTTGTTGTTGATCCTAACACATTCAATCCACATGTTTCATTGATGACTAGATATGGTAAAGCAACATTTACCTCAACTAGCACATCTTTAGGCAATTCGGCAGATTATTATGGTCGCATAAGTGTTGCCAATCTTTCATTCGTTTAATCGAAAAAGGTAGTAAAGCAATTAAAAAGGACTCCGAAGAGTCCTTTTTAATACCTAAAAATTATAAGTTTCCTTAAAGTTAAAAAAGGGATGGCCTGAAGCAGAAAAAGCCATATTAAAATCAGAATATGATACAGCTTATAAAATGAAGTTTATTAATAATAAACTAATAACTAAAGGAAAAAAATGAAAGTCTCACAATTACTTAATGAGTCAAAATCATCAGAATTAGTAAATATGTTTTCTTTATTGTCTAATGAAGAAAAAGCGTCTTTTTTAAAATCCCTTAATTTTAAGATTGATCATCAAGAAGTAATTTCTTATTTAAATGATAATGATATTGATTATTACAATTTAAATGATTTAGCTATGTATGCAAAGTATTATGCTGCATTAGCAGGTATAAAAGAAAGTGCAACCTCAATGACTGCCTCATATAATGATGGTGATGTTGTTAAATTACACACTCATACTAAAGGAACTGATACTGGTAGTTATGGTAAATTCAATGTTCTCAGAGTTACACCAACACAACTTCATATCACTGATCACAAAGATGGTAATAAAGTATTAAAGTTTAATAAGAAAACCCTTCGAGGTGTTGGTGATGCAGATCATCTACTTGTAAAAGAATAATATTTCAAATATCTTCCCCCAAAAAAGCTTACTATTTTTAGTAAGCTTTTTTATTTGTATAAATAGATGTATCAATTCTAGCAATTCAATTTCGGGGATTTACATGAACAAATTTATACAAACAATAATGGATGTATTTGAAAACCTATTCCATTATTTCGATGGTCAACACTTAAAGGATACCCTTATGAAACTTTTTCACCAACCAACCACACCACAAGACATAACTTCAATGAAAAAAATACTGTTTATATTAAAACATCGTGATAATCCATATTGCTCCTATAGTTCAGGCGGAGCAGGTTCAGGACTTTCTTCCGGCTTACTTAATTCTGCAACAATGGTCAGCGATATGCTTAATGACCTTGGTCTCAATGGTCATGAATGTGAATCAAAAATTGTACAAGTTATTGATAACAACTGTATCGACAAAGAAGTATTTAAATTCAAACCTGATATTGTTATTATCGAAGCAATCTGGGTAGTACCTGAAAAATTTGAAGTATTAACTAAACTACATCCTCATGTAAAATGGATTATCCGTAACCATAGTAACATTCCATTCTTAGCCCAAGAAGGTCAAGCTCTTGGATGGTTGCCGAAATATACAAAATTTGAAAAAGTTTTTATTGCTTCTAATACACATACTTCTGTTAATGACTTAAAAGCATTAGTATCACAAACAGGTATTCCAACTGATAAGGTTGTTTACTTCCCCAACTACTATAGTACAGAAGTAGAATCAACTTGGCAAGATCGTGAAGTTGATCCATCATGTATTCATGTTGGTTGCTTTGGTGCTATCCGCCCATTGAAAAACCAACTTCAACAAGCCTTTGCTGCATTACGTTATGCTGAAGGTCATAGAAAACATTTGTATTTCCATATCAACACAAGTCGTCTTGAAAGTGGTGGTAATCCAATTCTTCACAACATTCGTAATATTTTTGCAGGTTCACCGATCGCAACTTTGGTAGAACACCAATGGTTAGATCATGATGACTTCGTTGAATTAATAGCAACTATGGATATTAACCTACAAGTTAGCTACAGTGAAACATTTAATATTGTATCAGCTGATGCAGTAGCTCAAGGTGTTCCAGTAGTTGTATCTGAAGAAATATTCTGGGTATCAAAAAGATATCATGCTAATCCAAATAGCCCAGAAGATATCATTGAAAAAATGGAAATGGCTTTAGAAGATTCTGTTCATGGTCGTCACCAGATTAACATGAAGTTGTTACAACAATATAATGATGCAAGTCATACAGCTATCTCAAATGCAATCATCAAAGTGTTTCATTCTTAATTGCTAATTTAATCTATTTATGGATATATTCAGTTCTCGATATCCATAAATAAATATATGCAAAAACATATCCTATCCATCATATCAAAATTTAATCGGAAGCCTAAACCTTCCAAAGGAAAATCCATGGACTTTTTTTCAAATGAATACCGTAATACTTTGGTTGATGAACATAAATTGGTTTCAACAGCAATAGCTCATATTGAATCAAAGTATGCTCAATATTCCCCACATCACCCACCACAAGCAATAGCTAATGCCATTGCTAGTATGCGTGCCAAGAAGGTTGAATTAGAAGTTAAGATTGATATCTTATCTGACTATTTAAACTGATTTAAATACTTCTGGTTGAAGACGTTCAAGAATGGGGATGAGAACATTCATTCCCGGTTTTGGATTTTCAGCTGTATTAACTTCCTTAAACATCTCAAGTAAACCTGGCATTTCTTCTCTAGTTACCTGGTATAAGTTATACTTTTTAATTGTCGCAGTGACAGTTTCCCCGGGCATAAACATATGATGAACTGCTTTAATATATGGTTTTATCATTTAAATCCTCCTGATTATCCTACTATTTATTATATTCTAAAATATAATAATCTACTAATTATGAATAAATAGTAATACAAAATTCATCTTTAGTAAGGTTTCTAACAATTATGGCAGATTCTACCCAATTAACAACTGCAGGTCTTTGGACTGATGGACGCGGTATCTCTATTACAGCTAATAGAATTGCTCCTGTTGCTCCTAGTACAACTGCGTTATTACAGATTTCATGGACACTTCCAAACAATCTGACTACTTATGATGGTGCTGTTGTTTTAATTTCTGAAACACCTTTTATTGCTGATGACTTTCCAGTAGATGGAACTCGTTATATAGCATCCTCAAATTGGGGAACTCCCAACCCAGTCAATGGGGTTATTGGTCAAGCCCAAGTTGTTTCTGCATTCTATGGCTTCTTTGGTGATAACATCGCACCAGTACCACCAGCACTAAACATGTCAGTAACAGTTTCTAATTTGGATCCAAATAAAATTTATTATGCATCGATCCATGCTTGTTCTAACATTCTTCAATATTACACAATGGGTGTTCAGTCATACCCATTAGAATCAAATGTACCTACAAACAAAAGCAGCCCTTATGCTGGCTCAATTCCAAGTACATCAACAGCACCACAAAATCCAACTAATGGCCAGGTCTATTTTGATACATCAACCAGAATAGTTTTAATCTGGAATGATGAGCAGTCTGCATGGATTCGTGCAAACATGCAAACCACTCCTGTATCTGCCAATCCATTAATTGAAACTGCTCAGTTATTTTATAACACCTCAACTCAAGCTCTACAATTCTTTGATGGTTCGGTTTGGCAAGTTGCTACACCTGCAAACCTCCAAGTTAAAATGGGAGCTGTCTGGGCACCATTCACTTCTATTATTCCACAGTCAACATATCCAACAGCACCAAACACTGGTGACTTTATATACTTGACTATCCAAGCTGCATTAAGTGCACCACCAACTTTCCAGGTTAAATTCTTTACTCTTGGTAGTTGGTTCTCTGTAACTCCGGGATTAGTTCGTGTTTTAATCAATGGTCATTGGACTGCAGTTACTACTGCTTCAGATACAAATATTCTTGGTCCATTCAATCCGGTAGTTCCTAATATTGGTGACTTCTACTATAACACAACTGTTAAACAATTAATGGTGTGGGATGGTGCTGGATGGCAACGTGCAGATACTGAGGAAGTTGGTGTACCAACTACTGATAAAGTTGGTATTGGTGCTGATGGTACAAATGCCGCGCGCTTGGGATTAGTACAAACATTAAAAGGTTTAATGGGTTATCCACAAGTATGCGTGGAACTTGGTGAGAATCAATTTGATATTGGTATCAATAATGCATTAGCTGAACTTCGTAAGAGTGCCGACAATGCATATTCACATCGTCATATTTCTTTCACTTTATTAGGTGGACCAACTGGTGGTCAGAATGTTTATTACTTAAATGATCCACGTGATGGCACAGACAAGATTGTTAACGTTGTGAAGATTCACCGTATTAACCAATTAGGTATCAGTTCACTTTCATCTGAAACTGGATTGTATGCACAAGCATTCTTTAACCAGCTATACCAGGGTTCTAATGTTGATACACTCTCAATTCACTTGATGAATCAATTATCTAAATCCTATGAGAAAATCTTCGCTGGTAATATTATGTTTACTTGGGATGAAGCAAGCCGTGAATTAATTATTCTTCGTCGTTTATTGCAGCCACAAGAACGTGTTGTTCTTGAAGTTGTTATGGAACGTGAAGAACAAGAACTTATCACAGATCGCTGGACTAGAATGTGGATTCAAGATTGGGCATATGCTTCTTGCTTAGAAGAACTTGGTATGATCCGTACAAAATATGGAACCCTTCCAAGTGCTACTGGTGGTATGACTTTAAATGGTGATGTGTTGTTATCAATGGCAACCGAGAAAAAAGCTGAACTTCGTCGCCAGATTACTGACTATGAAATTGGTAATGGAACAGCTGCTGGTAATTCAAGTATTTTTATTGGATAATAATGATAACATTTAAACAGTTCTTAAATGAAGACATATCAGCAAGTAGATATGGCCCAGCTAAAGGGGTTACACAATCTATAAGCCCTGAAGCCTTTGTAAAATGGTGCGAGACCAATGCTACTCATTATCTTAAGGGTTCCAAAGATAAAATGCTTTTTCGTGGTATGCCAGAAGATATTAAGATTGGTCTTTGTGATACTAACAAATTGAACCGTAAATCATTGAACACTTATAACTACTATACTATTTGGATGGATAATAATCCTGAATGGAAAAATTATCCAAAGCGTTCCAAATCCTTATGTTGTGCTACTTCTTTTAATAGTGCTTCCGAGATGGGTTATGGAAGTACTTTTTTAATTATCCCGGCAGATGATGCCAAAATGGGTGTATGTCCTGAGATAGATTTATGGTATGGCTTTAAACAGTTGGATAAAATATTTGATGCTGATCCAAAATATCGTGGAACATTAGAAGAATATATGAATGATTTTCAAAAAATGTTTGAAGCAGTATTAGGTGAGAATGATCCAGATTATAAGAACATAGAAAATGATTATGCCGCCTTATGTAGTTGTTTAAAGCGAGTTACTTTAGAGTCACTTAAAGAAGCCAATCAAAAAACAAAAGGCGGATTTATGGATGCTGTTAAAGTCTTTGAAAAATATGGCTACACAAGTATGTATGAAGTATTCCAGAAAGGCTTTGATCCAAAAGTAAACAAGTTTAAAGTTTATACTGGTCATGGATATCGTCCACCCCCAACAAATCAAGAGGTTTGGATTCAGGGAAATTGTGCCATTCTTAAAATTGAGAGTGAAGATGAAAATGATGAGACTGAAGAAGATGAAGAAGAAAATCCAATGGGTGGCAAGATAATTAAACAACATGATGTTATTAATGAATTCCTAAAGAAACACTTTGATCATGTGAGTTTTAAATGATATCATTTAAACAGTTTATTAATGGAGATATTACTAGAGATGTTTCACCAGAAGAGTTTGTTAAGTGGTGTGAAACTAATGCTAGTGCCTATTTAAATGGTGCTAAGGACAAACATATCTATCGTGGTATGCCTGGTGAAACCAAAGTGGGAATTTCAGATACTAATGGTTTAAACCGTAAGTCTGCTAACTCTTTAAATTATTACACAATTTGGATTGATAACAATCCAGCTTGGAAAGAGTATCCGAAGCGTTCTAAGTCTTTTATCTGTTCTACCAATTTAACTACTGCTAGTAGCTATGGTAATGATAATACGTTTTTAATTATCCCTGCTGATAATGCCAAGATTGGTATCTGTCCAGAATATGATTTGTGGATGTCCTTTAAATACTTGTTTAAGAAAATGGGTATGGGTAACTATTCCACCCTTGATAATTTTAATAGCTGGATTCATCTGGTAATGAAATTAGATAGTGAAGAAACAGAAGAATTTAAAAATGCTCAAATGGATTATAAAGCATTGGTTAAGTGTTTGAAAAAAGTAACATTAAAAAACCTTACCAAAAACCTAACAAGAAAAAAAGATTTTGAACACTTCTTACTTGCTTTTGAACGTAGTGGCTGTGACAACTTATTTGATTTAATGCAGTTAGGTTTCAACCCATTACAAAATGGCTTTGATGTTGAAACTGGAGCAACCTATAAAAATCCAGGTCCTAGCAAAGAAGTATGGATTCAAGGTACTTGTGGCATCCTTAAATATAGTGAAGATGGCCTTGAAGAAAGTGACAATGAAGTACTCGAAGATTTTATGACTAAATACATGTTGGATAGATAATGATAACATTCAAACAATTTTTAAATGAAGACCAGTTTGCCCACACCGAGATGGAACCCGATCTGTTTGTGAAGTGGTGTGAAACTAATGCCTCAAAATATCTACCACAGATTAAAAAGAGTCCTATATTTCGTGGTATGCCAATGAGCATAAAAATGGGGGTTTTTGATACTAACAGTTTAAATCGGGAATCCGCCAATACTGTAAACTATTACACAATTTGGATGGATAACAATCCTGCATGGAAAGATTATCCGAAACGTTCTAAGTCTTATATTTGTAGTACTAACAATGATATGGCAGGTGGTTTTGGTAATGTCCATTTAATTATTCCAGCAGATGGTTCAGAAATTGGTATCATTGCTGGTGATGATTTATGGTATGGCTTTGATTATATCGATCGCATGACCGGTAGAAGTATGGATGGTTTTATGTCTGATGTTCAAGACCTTATTATGGCCGCAAATAAGCGTGAGCATTTGTCTGAATATAATATGGCTCATAAAAACTATGCAGCTTTATGTAGCTGTTTAAAAAGAGTTACCTTTGAATTAATAGATGATTTAAATACTGAAACCGGTAAACGTGAAGAATGGAAAAAATACCTTCAAGCATTTAAAACTCATGGGTTTAGAACACTATATGATCTTTTTGAAAATGGAATGGATCCTACCAAGAACGGTTTTAGTCATGTTGTTTCAGGTTCTGCTTCATTTGGTGGTCACGATAATGAAATCTGGGTACAAGGTAAATGTGCCTTTTTGAGATTTGAAGGACTTCTTCGTCGTATGGCACAAAATGATGCCCTAGAAGAATTTGTAAAAGAATATATCCCAAAGCAATGGTATGTAAAACATGATCCGAAAGATTATGAAGAAAGTGACGAATGATACAACAACCAACATTACCTTGTGAAAATGGTGGGGGTAGTTTAAACAATCCCAATGCACCTCCAGCTCAAACTGGTTTGAATAATACTGCATTAAAACCATATGTTCCACCTGCCTTACCGATTGGTGACTGGCAGATTACAGGTATTAACCCAGATATATGTGCACAAAATGAAGCACTCAATCAGCAGACTTATGTTGCTGAAACTATTAATATTTCAGGTGCTCCCCTTAATATCTATCCTTTACTTGGTATTCACCAACAAGGAAATGGTTCTGTATTATCACAAGGCCGCATAATTGGTTCTACCTCATATCCAGGTTATCCATTAACTGGTTTAAATCAACCAGGACAATCATGGTGGTCTTCCCAACAAGGTTCTGCAGTTACTAATACTGCTTATGTCGGTGTTGACTTTGGTATTAAATTACTTGCTAATGGTCGTACTGAATATGAACCAGAAGCTCAAAAATGGGTAAGTGTTGGTGCTATCAATTTAACACAATCAAATAACCCTGGTCAATTTGCACAACAGGTTAAAGTTGAAATTACTTCTGGAGATGTATCTCCCGGCATTACTTTCTTTTCTGGAACCGGTAATGGTGTACTTACTACTAATGGTATTGGTTCTGATGCAACTCAAAGTGTTATTAATATAGTTGCAATTTCTTCAATGACCTTTAATGTGTATGCTACCTTGCCTGATAGTACAACTATTAATTTGGGAACCTTGACATCTGATATTCCATTTTATAGTACCTTCCTTAATTTAACAATAGCTTCTGGATCGACTCCCTTTGCTGTTGGTGATATGTTTATGGTTCCACTTAATTATAATTGGAAACGTGTTGGTTTATATAATATGGTTCAATCACCATTACCACAAACTCTTAATCTTAATACTTTATTAAAAGTTAAAGCTATTATGGTAACCCCTACCATGTTCACTGGAACTGGTAGCTGGGAAGTAGTTGCATTTGATGTACTTGATGAAATGCCAACCACAATTAATAATATTCAAGATTTATTCTTTAATGAAAATCGTGATCGTGAATATGGATTGGTTCCAATCCCACTTAAAGCCCAATATTCACCAGCAGACTCTGTTAGTGACCTTGCCCGCTTCGGTCTTAATATTCTCGAACAATATACATTTGTTGTTTCCTTTGCAACTATGGTAAAAGCTTTAGGTCGTCCTATAGTTGTTGGAGATATTATTGAAGTTATACCAGAGATGCAATATGATCAGAACTTATTACCTATCCGTAAGTTCTTGGAAGTAACTGATGCTGCTTGGCAGAGTTCTGGATTTGGTCCATTGTATAACCCAACCACTTATCGTTTTTCAGGTCAGCAAGCATTACCATCACAGGAAACCAGAGATATTTTTGGTACGATGGATACTCAGAAATATTTAATTGCTGATGCATTGTTTACAAATGGTGTAGGTCAGCAAATTGATACATTACCATTAACCAATACAGAAGAGATAATCAAGAATGCAGCTGATGCTGTTCCAGAAGTTGGTTCCGATGATAGACAGGAAATTGCAGGTATTGTAGAGTATATTGCTCCACCTCCTAGAAATCCATCTGGTCAACCACTATCTGCTCCAGTTGGAAGCACACCTAACTTGTATATTGAAGATGGTTTGCCAAAAAATGGAGAACCATATACTGAAGGTTATACTTTACCACCAATCGCAGGTGTTGCTGATGGTGCTTATTTCCGTTTATATTATCCACCTGAAACTGTTATTGCACCACGTTTATATCGTTTCTCAACAGTTAAAAATGCTTGGTTATTCTTAGAACAAGACAAACGTGGTTTATACACATCTGCAAAACCTTCAATCAGAAGTATTATGCAATCAGCAACACGAGTCCCATTAGGAGGGAAAGTATGATTAATTTTTATTATTATGATGGTCAAATCAGAAAATACTTATTACAAGTAGCAAATGTCTTTGCAGGTTTACAAGTTCAAACAGGTAAAGGTACTTGTGGTGAAGCAGAAATGATGACCGTACCAATTAGTCTTGGTAGTCGTGACCGAGTGGTTGCTGCTATTGGTGCTGGTAATACCCAGAATAAACCTTTCTCATTACCACAAATGGCTTTATCTATGACAGGTCTTAATATGGCTCCACATAGAAAAGGTATTGGTGTAATAGATCGTAAAACTTACTTACCTGAAGGTGGAGTATTCCCTGATGATTTAAGAGTTGCTGAAAGAGTAATGCCGATTCCATATATTATGAATTGTGAGTTATCGATATATGCTTCTAATCAACAGCAAATGCATCAGATATTAGAACAATTGATGATGATGTTTGATCCAGTATTACAGATACAGATTAATGATGTGGCTTTTGATTGGACAAAGATTACTACAGTTGAATTAACCGGGATGACAAATGAAGAAAACTATCCTCCTGGTGGCGATCGTAGAATTATTTTATGGTCCTTAGCATTTGAGATACCAATTTATATATCTGCCCCAATGGATATTAAAAATGAAATTGTCAGATCAATCACAATCAGGATGGGTGATACAGCTGGATTACAGTTTAATGAGTTTGATGAGAATGGACAATCAATTCCGTTTGCACCAGGTTTCAGTTTTGGCAATACCACAATTACCGGATAAGCTGAAAGTCCTCAAGTTTTTTGAAGAATTTTAGTCTTTTTTTCTAAATATAAGTAAGAATGATAGAAATTGAACTATTTACAGCTCTTTCTAGCATTATAACCATATTCATAGGGAGTTATTAAAATGGCTACACTTGTATCACCTGGAGTTTCAGTACCCGTAACGGATCAGAGTTTTTATATTCCGGCCAGTGCACCTACTGTTCCATTACTTTTCATAGCTACTCAGGCAAATAAATTACAGCCTGATGGTGTTTCATCAGCTGCAGGTACGACTGAAAACGGTGTAATCCGCACAGTTACTTCACTTGGTCAGAGCGTTCAATTATACGGTAATCCACATTTCATGGCCGATTCATCTGGAAATCAATTCCACGGTGATGCACGTAATGAATACGGATTGTTTGCATTGAATCAATTCATAGGAGTTGGTAATCTTGCATATGTTGTCCGTGCTAACATTGACCTTACTGATGCAGCAAAAACATTTATTAGTGCTGGTGTTCCAACATATGACACACCTACTTTTGTTGGTGTAGGTAATGGTACAATCACTGGTATTACAGCAACTTCAGCATTTGTTCAATTAGATACAATTCAAGTTGTAATGAATTCTTCAACTGCTTTCACTGTTCAAGGTGTTAATGCTGGTATTATCGGTACAGGTATCGTTGGTACCCCATTTACTTCTACTACTGTTAACTTTACTATCAATGCTGGTTCAACACCATATTCTGGTGATGACTATTTCCAGTTTGATTTAGTATATGCTCCAAGTTCATTCACTGGAACTGGCAATGGCAACATGACTGGTATTACTCCAGCATCTGCTGTTATTCCTGAAATCTGGTCAGTTGTATGTACATCAATTACTGTTGGTGCGACTCCAGCAACATTCTCAGTAACAGGTTCAGTATCTGGTCCAAGTGGTACAGCAACAGCTGGTTCACCATTTAGTAACAGTCAAATTGATTTTCTTATTACTGAAGGTTCAGTACCATTTGGTGTGAACGCAGAATTTCAGATCACTTTATCACAAGTTAATTTGTTTAACCCATTGGGTGCAAATGATGCTGCTAAACGTGTTTCAATTGTTACTGCATTAGCTGCAGAAATCAATAGCAACACATTGGTCCGTTCTGAATTGTATGAGTACAATCTTATTGTATGTCCTGGTTATCCAGAAGTTGCAACTGATATGTTAGCTCTTTCAGATGAAATCAATGATGAAGCCTTTACAATTTCTGAAGTTCCATGTAACTTAACACCAGATCAAGCTGCTAATTGGGCATTGACTGCTGCTCGTGCTGCTTCTTCAAATATTGGTTATTACTACCCATGGGGTCTTGCAGCAAATCTTGATGGTACATTAGTTGCGATCGCTCCATCTGGTATTGCATTAAGAACTTATGCTTTCAGTGATAATCAATCATATGTTTGGTTTGCTCCAGCAGGTTTGACACGTGGTACAGTTACTGGTGTTTCTGATTTGGGTTATGTATCCGGTACTCTTGGTACAGCAACCACATTCACTCAGTCATATTTGAATCAAGGTCAACGTGATAATCTTTATCAGTATCCAACAAATATTAATCCTATCGTGTTCTTCCCAGGACAAGGTATGATTGTTTGGGGTAATAAGACTTCACAAGGTGCAGCTTCAGCATTAGATCGTATTAATGTGGTTCGTCTTGTTATGTACATCAAACGTCAACTTCGTAAGGGTTCATTCCCATTCGTATTTGAACCAAATGATGTTATTACCCAAGGTAACCTTAAAGCATCTGCTGATGGCTTCTTGAACGGTATCATGGCTTTACGTGGTTTGTATGACTTCGTTACTTTATGTAATTCATCAAATAACCCACCAAGTGTTGTTCAAGCAAATGAAATGTTTATGGATGTTGCTATTCATGCAGTTACTTCAACTGAATTCATCTACATCCCAATCCGAGTATTAGCCTTGACTACAGCCTTACCAAGTTAAGAAAAGGGCCAAGTTTGATCTTGGCCTTTTAAAAAACTCAAAATTTTGTGTAAATTTATATAAATAAGTACACGTATTAAACAATAATATATTACTAATATATTAAAAACAAGGAGATTTAATTATGGCTACTCTATCCCAAATGGGAGTTCCTGCTGCGGGATTTGGTATTTTGCAACCAAAGCAGAAATATCGTTGGCAGGTAATTTTCTCGGGTTTAGCTTCCTTAGTGCCTGGTAGTTCTTCTCGCGATCTTACAAGACAGTTAACACACGTAACTCGTCCAAATATCAAATTTGATGAAATCGCTATTCATCGCTATAACTCAACAGCATATGTTGCTGGTAAATATGTATTCGATCCTTTGACATTAACTGTTGAAGATGATATGACTGGTTTGGCATCATCTGCTATCCAAGGTCAATTGCAAACTCAACAACGTTTGATTGGTGCTGATCTTCCTGGTCAATTCTTGAATACTGCTGCAACTGGTTCCGATTACAAATTCGGTATGATTCTTCAACAACTAGATGGTAATGAAGGTATTGTTGAACAATGGAATATTGAAGGTTGCTGGATTACTTCATCTAACTTTGGTGAATTGTCCTATGATTCTAATGAAGCGGTTACTATTGATTTATCAATCCGTTTCGATATGGCTTCACAAACATTAACTGGTCAAGGCTATGGTACTGCTCTTGCTGGTAACCTTTCTTAATAGGGGAATTACATGACTAATAACATTGCTAACTTATACACAAGCCTTACTGGTGTTAAGCAAGATTTTAAACTTGACTGGAAAGAAGATGCGAAAGCTGACTGGAAAGTTGATTGGGCCCATGGTGCTCCAGCAGTTACTCCTCCTGGTTCAGCCCCGGTAAATACAGTTCCTCCTGGAATGACAGGTACTGCTAAAGTTGGTATGCCATTGTTTATTAGTAATGGTACATGGACTGGTGTTCCAGCTCCAACCTTTACTTATGCATGGTCAAGCTCAGCAACTGGTGTCATCCCAGATCAAACAGCTTCTGAATACCTTTGCCAATCTACCGATGTAGGTAATATCATCAGTGCTATTGTTACAGCACATAATGAATCAGGCGATGTTTCAATTACTGTTGCAGCTGCTCCAGCAATTGTTGCTTAAACAACATAATAAAGTAATACTAAAAGGCACTTAGGTGCCTTTTTTCATATATGGTTATTTTATAAATAAATAGTATAGTTCTCTTAGGAAAAAAAATGGCAACTGATGTTTCCAATATTGTTGGTCAAATGGGTATTCAGCTGGAACACACAGCGGTTAATACCTTTGGCGCAGCCGTACAAAATCAAGCCACTGATGTATTACGTGGTGTGTTTGGAACTGGTATCACCTACAATGTTGATACAGCCAAACAAGATATTAGAAATTCCCATCCATCATCTTGGCAACCAACCCCTTATGCAGCAGCTCTTGCTTCTGGTAAAGGTGGATTTGATCCTAAAACTAAATTTCTTTTCAAAGTTACATTCAACCTTGATCCAGATGTTATTAATCAGGCAGCTTCTATGTCTGGGATTAATATGCTTGGTTATATCAATGGTGACTTAACTTATCTTGTAAAACATATTGATCTTCCGAAATATACATTTGACTATGAAGAAGTTAATATGTATAACTTCCGTACTAAAGTTTTAAAAATGATTAAGCATGAAGAACTTACCTTCTCATTCTATGATGATACTGGTAACCGTTCTATCAACTTCATCAATGCTTATCTCCAATTATTAATGCCAAGTGCTCGCCAACCATTTTCAACTGGTACAGTTATGGGTGATCATGGCTTTGGATTCTCATCAGCTGATGGTATTGATACATCAGGTCGTGATGTTCTCGGTAATAATACAATTGATGTAATGCGCAATATGGTAATTGAACAATACTATCTTACTCGTGATGGTACCTTGGGTGGAAGTGCTCGTGATGCTATCAAAGTTAATACTTATGAATTTACAAATCCACGTCTTACCCATTTCAACATTGAAGATTTAGATCATGAAAAAGGATCTGAAGCAAGTTTTGTTAATGTCGGATTTGATTATGATTCCCTTTATATTGTAACCGGTCAACAAGCAGATCAATTAGATAAACCATCAATTGGTTTGATGGCCACACAGGATATGCTTACCGGTAGTCCATCAAACTTCTCCCAGTACCGTAGTAATACAAAAGCTGGTGGTGGTGGTTATGGTAACCCATTCTTCAATTCTCTTGCATCCCTTGCAACTAACACAATATCATCTGCTGCTTCTGCTTTGGTAACAAATGCATTACTATCAAAGTCAGCTGGTGGTGGTAGAAGTACTAGTGCAATATTAGGACCTCTTGGTACAAATGCCGCCAGAACATTAGCCAGTAATACTGTGGGTATTGCTTCAACAATATCATTACCAACAGTACCAATTCTTTCTGATAATAGTGCAACAACTTCACAAGCCAATTTAAGTACACAAACAGGTTCTAATGAAGTTCTTATAAGTACAGGTAATTAATAATGGCAATTCATGGCAGATTTATACCCAAGAACCCAGAGAAGTATATTGGTGATGCAGAAAAGATATTCTTTAGATCCTTATGGGAAGCTAAAGTGATGGAATACTTTGATAGTCGTGCTGATGTAATAAGTTGGGAAAGTGAAGAAGATTCAATTCCTTATTTTAGCCCAGTCGATTTAAAAGTACATAGATACTTTCCAGATTTCATAGTTACTTATTATGATATCAATAAAAATATTATTAAGGAAATGGTTGAAGTAAAACCATTACATGAAGCTGATGCTGCCTTTGCAAAATCTGATAGATCAAAAGATGCATTAGTTATAAATGAAGCCAAGTGGAAAGCTGCATCTTTATACTGTGAAGAACATGGCATGATTTTTCATGTCTTGACAGAGAAAAGTATATTTCATCAAGGTCCTAAACGAGTACCTAAAATAAAGAAAACTAAAAATGCACGTACAATACCAGTGTAAATATCCTGCTAAATATGCAGGTGATTCAACTTCTATTTTTGCCAGATCAAAATGGGAACTATTGTATATGTCAACCTTAGATGGCTCAAACATGGTATTAAAGTGGATGTCAGAACCAAAACAACTAAATATAAAATACCTGGACCCAGTTACTAAAAAAGTACAAAATTACTGGCCAGACTTTTTAATACAATATACAAATGGTGATATCGAAATAGTTGAAATAAAACCAATGGCACAATCAGTTGCTGAAAAAGCAATGACTCGCTTTGATAAACTTTCCCTTATTACTAACTCAGCAAAGTGGGCTGCAGCATCTGCTTTTGCAAAGAAGATTGGTGCAAAGTTTAGAGTAGTAACTGAACAGCAATTGTATAGAAAGAAATCAACTAATAGTACACGCACAACAAGGGGAACACAATGAAACCTATCCAACATCCTTTAGAAGCCGCCTTTAATATGGGCCCAGGCGAAAGTGAGCTCGATATTGAACAAGAATATGGGATGACAGAAACATCTCCAAATCTTCCTGTTGCCCATACTGAAGCACCACCTGATGTTAAGGATGCTGATGATATCTTAATTGAAAATCGTATTGATGAAGTCTATGATGCGGCTATTGAAGCCTTCCAAAACCAAACAGCTTACATGGACGTGATTGAACCAAGATATGCAGCCAGAAATGCGGAAGTTGCAGCTAATTATTTAAATATAGCATTAGCCGCAGCTACAAGTCGTTCCCGTGTAAAGACCGATCGTAAACGTGCTAATCAAACATTCATTCCTTATGCCAATCAGGGTAAGACAACTAACAATATTATAGTTGCTTCCCGTGAAGATGTCTTAAGGGCAATTACTATTGATGAACAAAAGAAAGTACTTAAGTAATGATTTCGTTTAAACAATTCATCGCCGAGTCTGTTAATGATAAGGGGATTATGAAGGCAATCTTTATTATTGGTTTACCAGGAGCTGGTAAGAGTTATACTGTTAAACAGCTTAGTGGTTCAATATCACCAAAAGTTGTCAATACTGATAGAGCAACCGAGTATCTTGCCAAGAAATATAAGAAGACCTCAACCTCTAAAAACTGGAATGAGTTTAAAGACTCAGCTCATCGTATTACCAACAATACACTTCTAAACTACTTAGATAGTATGCTTCCATTATTTATTGATGGAACCTCTAATGATGTGTCCAACATTTTAAATCGTATTGGTATCCTTGAATCTATTGGTTATGATATCGGTGTAATATTTGTACACACAGATATTGATACGGCCATTGCCCGTGCCAAGTCAAGAACCGGTCGAGATGTTGATGAAGACTTCATCCATACTGTTGATAAAAAGAACTTAGAAAATGCGGAATACCTTAAGGCTAAAGTAAACTTCTTTAAACAGATTGATAACACGACTGATGGTTTAGATGATGCGGTTATGCAGAAAGCTTTCAAAGCAGTACAGGGATTCTATAATGAACCAATTAGTAATCCAGTTGGTAAAAGAACATTAGAAGAATTACAGGAAAAGAAGGCCAAGTATTTGGTTCCTGATGTATTCACTAAAGAAGCTTTAGATAAAAAGATATCATCCTGGTATAGATCATGATAACATTCAAGCAGTTTATTAGTGAAGCTATTTTACATGGCCCTTATGAAGATGATAAGGGTTATCGTGGGATAATTTCTGAGATTAAGTATCTTCCAGTATCTGCTATTGAACGGACGGAAATGGATTTTAGACCTGAAGTAATGTCAGTATCAGATGAGGTTGCCAAGAATATGAAGTATGATAAACCAGTTGAAGTAACTGCGTATCATTATGATAAAGCTAATAAAAATAATACTGCTAAAGTTACATTAACTGATGGTCATCATAGAACAGCTGCAGCAAAACAGACTAAGAAAAAATGGTTACCAGTTGAAGTTAGTGCACAAAATTGTACTGGTGCTAAGTTAAACAAATTAATTTCCTTATCAAAAGAAATAGAATCTGAAATATGAACTTATATGCTCACCACAATGATCCTGAATCTATTCATGGTTACAAGAAAGCTCAAACCACAGTTCCACAAGTAGTATGGGATAAGTATAAAAACAATCCGAGAGAATTAAAAAAATATGAACATGTCATAGCTAAGAGTCCAAAGTTAGCTTATGAATATGCTCGTAAAGAAATTGGTCAGGAATTCCCGGCAGGAGAAGAAGCAATTGCAACCAATCCGGAATATTCTACTTTATATGCAATGCAAGTAGTTCATGGAAGATTTAAAGAAGGTGAACCGGCTATTGCCAAAAGTGCATCACATGCATTAGAATATGCTATTGATGTATTGGATGGTGAGTTTCCAGCTGGTGAAGCAGCTATTGCAAAGTCTGCCCAGTGTTCATATTTGTATGCCCGAGATGTGGTTGGTGGTTCATGGGAACCTGGTGAAAAAGCAATTTATAGTAGTTCAATATACAAAGCTAGATATAAAGAATTTTTAAAAGATAAAGAAGAAGAAGACACATGACAAGTAATAATCTATATTCAAGCCTTTATAAATTTCATGATAAGCCAGAGTCTGTGCATGGATATGATAAAGCACATGAAACAGTACCAAGATTGGTATGGCAAAAATACCATAATGATCCTGCTGCATTAAAGAAACATGAAAATATACTTGCTAAAGATGCAGAGGTTGCTCTTTTATATGCACAAACAGTTCTTGATGGTCCCTTTCCCAAAGGAGAGAAGGCTATTTCAAAGGATGAACATGCCACTGATCAATATATTGAACTATTGATGGATTATGGTAAAAGGGGGAATATGGATACCCATGAATGGTATAAAAAGAAATACAAAGAATTTATGGACAGAAACAAGTAAAAAGCTTAAATAAATGAATAAAAGACTGGGTATTAGATTATAATGAATACCTTACACATAGAAGTAAATTAACACAAGGAAACCAAAATGTTACTTAAAGAATTGCACCAAATAAATGAAGCCTCCTCTGCCGGTCGTGCTTGGGAAGGTCGCCTTAAAAAGGTTGATGCTCTTATGTCATGGATGTATGATAAGGGTATTTTAACGGCTGGTGAAAAAGCAAAGAAAGATACTATCTTCCGTGCTTATTATCGTTATTACAATGATGGTGATTTCCCTAAAGCTTTGGCTATTAAAGGCTTAAGTGGTAAATGGGGTGATCGTAAGGAAAATGAAAAAGCTCTTGAAGACTATCTTGAATCCTTTATCAAACCAATCTTGGCTAAGTACTTACCACGTGTCGATCGTAAAGAATTCCGTTTAGACAAAATGATTGAAGGTTTGAATACTGTTATCGATGTTGCTAAACATCAAGATGCACATGGTCTTTTAACCTATTGGTTAAAAAAAGTTAAAGTCAATGATGAAAAACTTGTTGCTTTGGTTGACAAACTTGAAGAAGAAAATAATAATTTAGTTAGTGAACTTAATAGAGTAGATCCAAACAATAAAAATAAAGTAACTAGTTATCGTCGTAACTTGATGATGTCAGCTAAGACATGGACTCCTGAATTTGAAACTCAGTGGAAAGATATGACCCAAACTATTGGTGATATCGAACAATTCCTAATCAACTTAAGAAATGGTATTACTCGTCTTAAGAATCAACATATAGGTTCCTTTGGCGAAGAATGATTTCTTTCAAACAGTTCTTATCTGAAGATAAAGCCTTTGATGACTTTGACTTAGATAAATTTAAAAAGGATTGTGCTTTTTACCTTGGTGAACTTAAGGGTTCCCAAGGTAATTTAGTAATGTACCGTGGTGCTTCTTTCAAAGGTACTAAGAATTGGGCTATCAATAAATGGGAAGCCCGTTGGTCACCAATGAGCACTCCTGATTATATCCATAAAAAACTAAATGAATTCTTTACTGAAAAATTTGGTGAGCCAATCCGTAATTGGATATTTGCCAGTGGACATAATGCTGTAGCAACTGTATATGGTAAAGTATATGCAATATTTCCCATTGGAAAATTTGAATGGATAAGTGGTATTAATAAAGAATCTAAAGATATGACAAGCTTTTTTTGGGATACTAAAGATGCTACCCCAATAGATAATAAAAATGATCCAAGTGGTGATAAAAGAATGGAATCTGCTTGGGACAGAATGTTAGCTAAATTAAAACACTTTAGATGGTATCATAATACTGATATTAAAGAATGCCTGCGTGCAGGAAATGAAATTATGTTTAAGTGTGGTGAATATTATATTTTTGATCTTAATGGTTCTGTTTATAATGAACTAGTAAAACCATTTATGGAGACTGTATGATTACATTTAAACAGTTTCTAAATGAAGGTGATAATGAACTAGGTGACTTTACACCAGAGCAAGCAGCCGAAAAAATTAAAAAAGACTGCGCCAAGTTTCTTGAAGAAAGTAGATTTAAAGGTTTTGGTCCACAACATGAATTATATCGTGGGATCAAAGCAGAACTTCCAGCATTCCACAAAAACCGTGTTGAAATGAATCGTCAACCAAAAGATACAAGTAAACTTCAACATGAAACATTAAATGAATATTTTATGGAACAATTTGGAATTAACTATCGTAGTAATGCATTCTTTGCTACTAGTTCCTGTTCATTAGCCAGGGATTATGGGTGTGCTTATATAATATTCCCAATTGGTAATTATCAATATATTTGGTCAGAACAGATTAGGGATGCTTATCTATTCTTTGATGCTGAAAATCGTGAATTTATGAATGACTATCATGAAATATTTGGTCATAAGATTGAATATATTGATCATGATGAAGATTCAAATAACAGAAATTATTGTAAAGCTATTAAACAGTATTTAGAAAAAACACATCCTTATAAAGATACCAATTTATCTAAAGCAATTGATCATGATTCTGAAATTATGATTCATTGTGAAAACTACTATACTTTATATTATGGTAAGAGTAACCGTGCAAAAATAGATTTTACCAAAGAGGTATTAGACTTATTATGATTACCTTCCGCCAATTCTTAAATGAAGAAACTCAAACACCAGAAGTAGCTGCTGAATTAATAATTGAGCACTGTCATTCATTTTTGGCACAGAGTGGTTTTGATCCACGAGAACTTAATGATACATCATTATTCCGTGGAGTTGGTGATTATGTAGACCTTCCTATATTTTCAAAACAAACACGTTGGATGCAACGTGATCCGGTTGATACTAATCGCTATATTCATAATGAACTCAATAAGTACTTTGATGAAAAGTTTGGGGTTGAATATAGATCAGAAGCCTTTTTTGTCACCGGCAGTGAAAAAATTGCTGAGAACTATGGTCATGCATTTTTAGTATTTCCTATTGGTAATTTCAAATTTATTTGGTCACCTAAAATTGAAGATGCTTATTCATATTTTGCTCAACCTAAAGCTGATGGTATTCCTGATATGTGTGATGTATTAGGTAAAGATATTGCTAGAGAAAGTGATGATTATGTTGATGACATTGGTGAGTACCTTAGAAAAGTTAATCCATATAAAAGCAATGAATTAGCTAAAGCTATTGTATCTCGTCATGAAATAATGATACACTGTGATAGCTATTATGCATTGAGATATGATAGCCGTCTACCAGATAAATTTACTGAAAGAGTATTGGAACTATTATGATAACATTTAAACAATTCCTAAATGAAAAAGAAGAAAAGCAGACTCCTCAACAAGTTGCTGATTTGATTAAGGCTAACTGTCAACCTTTCCTAAAGGAAAGTGGATTCTCTTATAATAATATGGATGATCATACTTTATGGCGTGGGGTTTCCGGTCATATGCAACTTCCTGCATTCTCAACACAAAAAGTAAGAACCAATCGTGGTCCAACAGATTCATCTGAAGAAATCCATGAAGTATTGGATAATTATTTCAAAAGTAAGTTTGGTATCAAATTTAGAAGTAATGCCGTATTTACAACTGGCCGTCGTCATGTCGCCGAAGAATATGGAGATGCTTTTATAGTATTCCCAATAGGAGAATACAAATATGTATGGTCTCCAAAAATCCTTGATGCTTACCGTTTCTTTGATAATAAGAAAAGCAAAGAAAACAGAAGTGATGAAAATCGTGAAGGCTATGGTGATATCACCCATGCTTTACAATTAAGTACTTCCTTACCACCAGTGGATTCCGAGGAGTATGCCGAGATTATTAAAAAGTATTTAGAAAAGGTTAACCCATATATCGACCATGATTTGAAAAAAGCAATGGGTGATGGTGATGGTCCGGAAATTATGATCCATTGTACTGAATATTACACACTCAATTGGAATGATGGTTTCACACGAGATGTGGTTAAATTGTTGTCATAATCAATAAATAATTAACCAATCTTGAGGATACTATGAAAATCAGTGATATCAAACCAGTTAATGAAGCTATCAAACTAACAGCTATTACAAAAGCCAATGAGGATACTATTGCCTTAATGCGCCAGTCACTTATTGATAAACGTCGTAAGTTTATCATGCTCCAGCGTCAGTTAAAGAATTTGACTGCTGAGAAGAAAGCCTATAAAGATTTGGAAAAGACATTGAATAAGATGCAGCAAGAGATTGATGATCTTGGTGAAAAAGTCAAGTCTAAAAAAGTTAAAGAAGATGTATCTTCATATGCTGAAGGTTTTAAAGCAAAACTTTTAAAAGTTGCTGAAGAAGTAACATATACGAATATTGATGATTGGAAGAAAGCTGTTAAGACATCCCATCCAACCCAAGCTGCCAAGATGCGTTTCAATGGCCGTATGGAAGGTGGTAAGATGACTGTCAGTGCAGAAGTTCCTGGTATCGATCGTCGCTTTGGTGTTTGGGACCCATCTGAAGAAGGTGGTGCTGATGAAGGTACTGGTAAAGTATTACATGAAGCTCACAAAGGCCATTGGTCATCACAAAACAAAGGTAAGCCAGTAGCAAAGAAAAAAGCATCTGCTGGATTTATTGATGATATTTCCCCATTCCAAAAGGGTGTAAGAGTTAAGATTAAAAGTGGTCCAAAAGATGCAGTGGGTTGGGAAGCAACTATTGTTAAAGTTGGTAAGTCAATTGATGGTGGTAGGACTTTTGTTGTTGAATTCGATCGTGATGGTGAAGATCATCCAGATACAGTTGAACTTAAAGCTACCAATTTACGCGTTGTTAGAGAAAGAAAATGATTACATTCAAACAGTATCTAGTTGAAATTGCAGTACAAGCTCAGGCATCTGCCATGGCTAAAAAATTATTAGGTGTTCCTGATGTGGTTTCAATTCTTGATGTTAAAGATGATATCTTAATGAAAGCTCATGAAGAAAAGCATAAGGTCATTGATACTGTTGGTGGTGCATGGATTATAAGTCTATTCACGTTTTTGAATAAGAAGTTTGCAAGAGTTGATCCACCAAATGGTGCTGATGCCAAGCAGTTATATTTTATCCCTAAGGATGAAAACCCGCTCGATTTCGAGACCCCAAAATAAAAGGAAATACAATGAATTTTTTAAAAGAACTTACTGCAATCACAACCCAGCTTGCTGAAGATGATATGCCAGGTGGTAATGGTAGTTTAGATAAACAGACTCAAGGTGGCATGCCACAGGGTTCTGCTACTTCACAACAAGGTCCTGAAGGCACTGAACAAGAAACACCTCCACCAAATTCAGAACCATCAAAAGAAGAACCAAAAGTAATCGCTAAAGCTGGTGACTATAAAGTTCAACTTGGTGACAATGAACAAGTTAGTATTATTGACAGCAAGGGTAGTATCCGTCTTACTATGCCTTTAGTAAACTGGAAAGAATTGACACGTCAATAAAATGCTAACCTTTAAAGATTTTTTAAATGAGCGCGCCAAAACACGGGATCCGAAATATAGCCCCGTTGATTTATCTGACGCAATCAAAACCATTAAGAGTCACTGCAGAGATGCAATGTGGATGATCAGTGAAGATCGTCCGTTGTACCGTGGTGAAAGAAATGAAACAACAATTAAAAAATTAAATAAAACTGGTTGCTTAGCTGTTGATCCATCTAAAACAGAACGTGCTAGCCAAAATACATCAAACTTTTATACTTTAATATTTGATAATATTCCTAGTATGAAAGACTATCCAAAACGTTCAAGAAGTTTTATTGCTTCTACCTCATTCGGTCGTGCTGAACAGTACACTCATAATACTGATGATGTTATGATAATGATTCCATACAATGGAGTTAAGATCGGGATAGTACCTGAAGAAGATATTTGGGATATTAAAATTAATCTGTTTAATAGAGAACGTAATTTACCCAATATGAATCGTACTATATTCACTGATTTAAATTTATCTTCAACTGACTGGTCTAAATGGATTGAGTTTGATAAATTACTTAAAGCTGGTGGTGAAGCTGCTTATAACAGATTAGGTCATGCTATCAGTTTTGGACAAGCAGATAAACACAGAAATGATTTCTTAGAAACAGTCATGGCAGCTTATAGTCCAGAAGAAACAGGATTCGAATGTTGCACAACTGAAGATTTTCCACATGATGCCAGAAATAATGAAGTGTGGGTAAGTGGTCCGGTATTATTAATCTCGCTAAATATGTGGGCAGATATTAAAGAAGAACTTTCATGATCACATTTAAAGAATACCTTGACGAAGCAGCTATTACAAAAACCCCAATGTATAAAAAATATGACATTGATGAAGCTGTTAAAATCTATAAAACAAAATGTTCTGATGCTACATGGATGGCTATCAAAGATAAACCATTGTATCGTGGTGAATCACAACGTTTGGGTGGCTATAAAGCCTATACTGTTAATCCAGCATTAACTCGTCGTCAATCAGAAAACACAACAAATTACTATACAACCATTTTGGATAACAATCCTTTAATGAATGCATACCCAAAACGTTCTCGCTCATTTGTCTGTTCAACTCGTCTTAATTATACTCAAGGTTTTGGTGATCCTTATGTTGTTATTCCATATAATGGTGTAAAAATTGGTGTATGTAGTGGTCATGATTTATGGAGAACAAGAGTAACCTTATTTGGTATATTTGTCACTATAAACAGAATGAATGACTATTGGGAAGATATTCCCGAAATTAAACCATCAAGTTGGAGAAGTTTTTTAAAGTTTGCTGGTAAATTAGAAGCTGGTGATGAAAAAGCAATTGAGGTATTCAGAAAAGCTTTTGAAATTCATGATATGGGTACCCTTCACGAATTTGCAAATCAATTTATAACAGATATCTATAAGGCATACAGTCCACAATCTTTAGAATTTGATGTTTGTACAACTAAAGATATTCATCATAATTTAGGTGAACAAGAGGTTTGGGTAGGTGGTCCTGTATTAATGATTGAAGCAGATCAATGGCACTTTATACGTGATGCTATACGAGACTATAAAGAGATAGACCAGGAAGAAATAGACGAATGAACCATATAGTTTGGATACATGGAATGGCAAGTGGTCCCGAAGTTTTCAACTTAATTGATGAGATGCTTTCTGTTCATAAATCTACTTTTATTAGTTATAGTGGATCTAAAAATATTGATAATATTCTTGAAGAAGTATTATCACAGATTCCTACAGATACTGAGATATCAATTGTTGGTCATAGTCTCGGTGGTATCTTAGGCCACCTTATAACATTACAACCTAATATTAAAGTTAAAGATTTAGTAACTATATCAGCACCATTTGGTGGAAGTGATAGTTTGTTCTCGACTAAGTATTTCCTACCTAATTATGGTGTGTTAGATGATATAACCCCACAAAGTGGGACAATTAAGAAGATGACTGTACAACCGCGTATAACCGGTAAATTTGCTTCACTTATTAGCACCAAAGGGTTCAATCCATTCATTAATGGTTCAAATGATGGCATTATAAGCATAAATTCGCAAGAAGCAGGATGTGCAGAATTAGTAATCCCTATTGCTACTGGCCATTTTGATATACTTAAACATCATCAAACTGTTAATGAAATTGAAAAGATATTATTCCACCTATGATTACATTTAAACAATATGTGGCTGAAATGGCTACTCCTAGAGAATCTGATAAAGCTAAAGTTTATTATCATGGAACTAATAATGAAAAAGCTGCTCGAGGTATTTGGGAACAGGGACTTGATCCAGTTCATACTGAAATTAAATATTCTGGTAAAAGAACCAAGTCAAATTTTAAACCACAACAAGATAGGGTTTATATAACTACTGATTTACCATATGCAATGATTTATGGTATTGGTGGTGATATGGCCGGATCAGATTGTACTAGAGATATTAAAGTCTATGGTCAGTATGGTTTTGTATTTGAATTTACTGGAACTGCTTTTAATGATATTGTTCCAGATGAAGATAGTATTGGTGAGTTTTTATATTATTTACTTAATCAAAATAGTAAATGGCATCAAGCAGACGAAAAATATGCTATTAGAAATGAAAAACTAAAACCAATTGGAAAAGAATTAGTTAACATGGCTAAAGCTTGGCTTTCTGTTAGAGACTTAGAAAAAATAAAAGATGGTGATATTGAGTACTGGGCTAAGGGTGGTAAAAAATTAATTTCAAAAATGGATGATGAATTTCTTTTAAAAATTGTTGATTGTGGTGCCCACTTAGGGCATGCTGGTAAATTACATCCAAGTAAGTGTTATAGATTTGACAGAGCAGATGTTATCCATATGAAACATGATGGATCAAACTTTTTTGAATATGCAAAGGCATGGAAGCCATGATTACTTTTAAAGAATATTTAATTGAAGCCAAAGAAATTTGGTACCATGGAAGTAATACTAAGATTGAAAGTTTTTCATTAGATCATCTTGGTAAAGGTCAAGGTCATGATACTCGTGGTCCGGGTGTTTATCTTACTAATAACCCAGAAGATGCAAAAATTTATGGTAAGTATATCCATGAAGTGGAGGTTAATATGGTTAAATCTAAAATATTAACAGACAAAGTAAAAACTATTAGACGTGGTATTCATATTCTTATTTCAAAATGTCCTGATCCAGATGATCTTTATAATTGGGATCAGAATAAATCAAGAGCTATTGATGTTGCTACTGATTCTATTTGTAAATATAATCCAATCTATCGTAATGCATTAGAACAGGTATGGTATGATTTTTATAGACATGAAGCCGCAAAGTACTTAGAAAAACTTCAAGTTTTTGGTTATCAAGGATTTACTATAATTCCCGGGTCAGATGGTCATACAGTACACTTTATCTGTTGGGATCCAAGTATTCTTAAGGTAAAAGGTTTACTGGAATGAAAACCTTTAAACAATTTATTACTGAAGGTGATATTAGTAAAAATTTTATTGCTCCTGGCATTGATGCATTTGTCTGGGAAGATAAAGGTACTATTACTATTTCTATAATAAAAGTTGATAAAGATAAACAAAGAACTGGTCTTGGTACCAAATTTATGAAATCTGTCTGTGCTTACGCAGACAACACAAAACAAAGAGTTGCCCTTTCTCCAACCATTGAATTTGGTGCATCTTCTCTTACCCGCCTCAAAAAATTTTATAAGTCCTTTGGCTTTGTAGATAATCGAGGTCGTAATAAAGATTATACCACTCGACAATCAATGATCCGTAATCCCGATTAAAACTACTTATTGATAAAAAAATAATATACTATCAGTAAATAGTATATTGATTAATATTAAAAGGTAGGACCATGGCTAAAAATGAACTTATTAAAAAGGCATTTTCGGAATCTGAATATACACCAGAACTCATAGAAGAATTAAAACGTTGTAGAGTTGATCCAGTCTATTTCATTAAAAATTATGTTTATCTTCAACATGCTACCAAGGGTACTATGTTGTTTGATCTATATCCTTTCCAGGAAGAATTAGTTCAGGCTTGTTTAACTGAATCTCGTTTGATTGGTCTTATTTCCCGTCAGTCTGGTAAAACCCAAACTATTTCCATGTTCTTATTATGGTTCGCAATGTTCCATGAAGATAAGACTATTGTTATCGCATCTAAAAATGATACCCATGCCCAGGAAATTCTGGACCGTATTCGCTTTGCTTATGAAGAACTTCCTAACTGGCTTAAGGCTGGTTGTAAGTATTATAACAAACACAGAATTGAATTTGATAATGGTTCCCGTATTATCTCCCAAGCTACCACTTCAAAGACAGGTCGTGGTTATGCAATTTCAAAACTATACCTTGATGAATTAGCTTTCATCTCACCAAAAATCCAAACTGAAATGTGGCGTTCTATTGCACCAACCCTTTCAACAGGTGGTGATATGATTATTACATCCACACCAAATGGAGATACTGATTTATTTGCAACTCTTTGGAGAGAAGCAAACTCAGGTGGTAACAACTTCAAACCAAAATATTTCCCATGGCACTTAGTTCCAGGTCGTGGTGAAAAGTATCTTAGTGATATGAAAGGTGAATTAGGACCAATTGGTTTTGCCCAGGAAGTTTTATGCCTTAGTGCTTCAACTTCTATAAATGCATGTATTGGACAAATTACAATGGGAGAACTTTATGCCAATCTTGAATCGGGGGAAATCGAAATACATCAATTCATTAATTGATAATAAGGAGTATTGTTTAACTAATGGTAAGTTTTCATTATCATTAGCTAAACAAAATTTAACATTACATGATTATGTGGTTAAGTATGAACAGATTGCACCAAAATGTATATATTGTGATAACACTACTAAATTAAAAAGTAATGATGGTATAAATTGGATATTTCATGAAGTATGTGGTAGTAAAGAATGTACTAGTAAGGCCTATAGTTAAGCTGGTAAAAATAAATCTGATGAATGTAAGTTAGAGGGTAATATTAAGAGAGCTAAAACATTAAAAGATAATCCAGATATAAAAATAGAGATGATAAAACGATGTGATGAAGCTAATAATAAAATTGGTAAAGATGGGTTAACTGGATATGAAAGAACAGCTCAGAAGCGTAAAGTGACAATGTTAGGTAAGTATGGTAGAGAAGATTATGCTAATTGGGACAAGACAAAAGAAACTTGGGCTAATAAATCTGAAGAAGAATTGAATATTCATGGTAAGAAAATTAGTGATAATTGGAATTTAAAATCTCAAGAAGAAAAGCAAGGTAATATAGAAAAACGTAGAAAGACTAATATTAAAAGATATGGTATGGAATGTCCTGCTAATAAACATAAATTTGCTGGATATTCTAAAATTGCTTCAATATTATTTAGTTACTTAGATATTAATAATCAAGCAATGTTTAAACCAAAGACTAAAGAAAAATCAGTAAATGGAAAAATATATGATTTTAATTATAATATGAAAATTATAGAATTTAATGGTGATTATTGGCATGGTAATCCCAAAAAATATAATGCTGATTTTTTAATTGGTCGAAATAAAAAAAGAATGGCTTGTAAAATATGGGAACATGATGCTTTAAAGAAAAAAATAGTAGAAGATGCTGGATTTCAAGTTAAAGTTGTATGGGAATCTGATTATAAGAAAAATCCTAATAAGGTAATAGAAGAATGCAAAATTTGGCTCAATCAATAATAAAGAATACTAAAGGTTTAAAGATTCAGACTCCAACTGGAATGAAATCTTTTAGTGGAATGTCTAAAACTTGGCATGAAGAAGTTGTTGAAATTATATCTACTTCAAATAAAATTATTTGTGGGTTACATCATAAATTTTTAGTAGAATGTGGTTGGTGTGATGCTGAGCATATTGAACCAGGAATGTCACTTACTACTATAGATGGTGGTGATGATCCTATATTATCAGTTAAAATATTAAAAGAACCTCAGTTTTTATATGATTTATTAGATGTAGAGGGTGGTAGTGCTTATATGACTACTGGGGTAATTTCCCATAATTGTCAATTTATTTCATCTGAGGCAATGTTACTTGACTCATTAAAATTGTCATATCTTAAAGCCGCACAACCAATCCGTGAAGATATGGGATTCAAATTCTGGAAAGAAGACTTTGGTGGCCGTGATAAAACCTATTTGGTTGGTATTGATCCTGCTACTGGTACAGGTAATGACTTCACTGTTATACAGGTGGTAGAATTCCCTTCATTAGAACAGGTCATTGAACTTCGATTGAATCAAGTTAATGTACCATTAATTTATGCCAAGATAAAATGGTTATTCAAATTCCTAAGGAAGCCTGGGAAAATGGGTGGTCGTTCTGAAATTCTTTGGACCTTTGAACGTAATGGTGTTGGTGAAGCATTAGTTGCTCTTATACAAAATGATGAATCCCCCGATGGTGGTGTCTATATAGATGGTGTTGATTTATATAGTGAAAAGGATAATAGACTTGGTGTTTATACAACAAACAAAGTTAAAATGTTAACTTGTATGCAGTTAAAGAATCTTTTAGAAAAAGGTTCTAAGGATGGTTTACATATTAGATCAGAAACATTATTATTTGAGTTACAGAACTTTATCTCAGTTGGTAATACTTACAAAGCAAAAACTGGTTGTACTGATGATGCTGTTATGGCTATGACATTAATTATGAAATTATTAACACGGTTATCATCTTATGACGAGAAGGCTAGGAAAATAGTTTATGAATCAGTAGCACCTGATGCTGATGCACATAATGATGATGAAGAAGGTAAGGATCAATTTGAAGGTGAAGCCTTACCATTTGTCATATAAAGTAATTTACATTCAACTATAATCATGATATAATCAATTTAACTTTTAAAGGGATATTGATTATGTCAGAGACTGCACCAAAAAAAGAATTAACATTTGCACTACATACTATGATTCATTCTTCATATGTTAATATGAATCTTTATGATCAAACTATTATGACAAGTAATAGTATGGAAGCCAATCTCCTCTTTGCGATTTTGGAAGAAGCCAAAAAACAAACCCAACTTTTAAAAGATTTAATATACATGGATGGTACAAAACCTGCCGTGGATAGTTCCGCCGTAATAGAATTGTTGACAGAAATTAAAAGTAACACTACCAAATCTTATGATGGTGGACCCGGTTAATTTATAAAGGATGATATGAGTATAGTTGTATTTTGGATAGATCCAAATAAAATAGAGTATGGTGATGGTTCATCATGCCAAGAATTTAATGATGATGAGCTCGGAAAAGCTTTATCATTTACTGAAGAATTGCGTAAAGCAAAATGTCGACATGTTGTTATCTCTTCTGAACTTGGTAGCCAAGTCGGTGGTAATGGTTGTACTGCTGTTGAAGATGGCAAACTTCCAGATGGTTCTAATTACAGTTGGACCAAACGTCGCCATAATGAACGTCCAAAAGAACCTGAAGCCCCAAAGGTATGCCATCATTGTAATGGCACAGGTTTAATGGAAGGTCTTGATACCTATGGTGGATCAGCAACATGGGAAACCTGCTGGTGTCAATTTACAGATAAACCTAATGAATGACATCAAAGATTTAAAACCGGGTGATAGTGTTTCCCTTCCTGAATCTGGAAGTATTAAATGTGATGGGGCAGCTCATCCATTTATGGGCCAGCATTGTATTTTTGAAAAGATTTGCAATTATGGGATTATACCAATTAAACATATAGAAAACAATACCTATGAGTGTTGTGTTGATCATTGTGAAACTATACTTATAGGATGCTTCTAATGGAAAATATAATTGGTGTAACTTATTTATCAAACTGCTTTACTTATAACAAATCATTTAAGTATTTTACAGCCCCAATCTCTCGGTGTCCTGCAGTTCTCCGTCAACTATCGGCCGATGAAATGGAACTTGGCTTCGGTATCTTTTCTGAGAAAACTGGTAATGTTGCATACTTTACATTGAAAGATTGTATAAGAGATGCTGATGATGTTATTACTACTTGGGTATTTGTACCAACTGAATGGACATTAGCATTACAACCACGATTGAAAGATATCACTGTTGTTATAACCAAGGACTTCTAATAAATGATTTATAGTATTTCAACTCGATCAGAAATAAAAAAACAATTAGCGACCGTTTTATGTGAATATTATATTAAGTCTCTGGCTTTACAGAACAGCAAATATTCATTGCAAATTTCATTTGTGACAGCACCAAGTAAAGAAAAATTAGGTGCATGTATTCATGAAGGTAAAAATATCCATGTACAGTTTAGCTGTAGGCTTTCTCCTATGGATTTGGTTAGAACCTTCGGTCATGAAATGATCCACGTAAAACAAATTGCTAAAGGTCAACTTAAAATGGTTCCACATGGTTCCAATTTTGATATGATCTGGATGGGTAAAAAGATTTCAATGAAAACACCATATGCAAAACGTCCATGGGAAATTGAAGCTCATGCTAAAGAAGAAGCAATCTTCCACCATATTGCTAAACAATTCGATCTATGAAAAAGATTAAAGTCGAGTTAGATCGGCATCATATTTTCTGTAATTTCTTTTCTGGTCCACCAGCCACTTGTAAACAGTGTATCCGGTTAAAAGAATTATACCCAGAATACAATTTAGATGGTACAATACGAACACCTGAAGAATTAGTGGCTGAATTCTTTCCCGATGCAATAATTAGACCTGGAGTCAATGATGAACAATAAAGTGCCATTAAATAAACATATGGTTCATGACGTAGCAACAAAGTATTTAGAAAATCATAATCTACGTATTTCTGAAGAACGTGAAGAATTAATTAAACACCAAATGTCAAAATGGTTTTTTCCTGCTAAAACCCGTGAAATTGCTATTGACCGTTTGACAGCAGATATTTGGAATGAATGGTATATGATTAGTTTACATGGAAGTTTTTATGTTGGTGAACTTCAACGTTTGATAATTCTAATCAATATGACCGATGATGCAACCACATATATTGATATTAATACAGAATTGGCTTTTCTGTTTGAGGACTAATATGAATCAAGCTCAGGCAATGAATATTATGTTTGCAATTATGGACTTAGACTGTATGTCTAGTTCACTATTAGCTGATTTACCACCTGATTCAGAAGCATGCCTTCAATGTAAACACAATCCCAACAATACAAAATTTGATGGTGATGATATTCAACATTGTTATATGTTTAGTGCCCTTCCAGAATCCCTTTGTATGCAATTTGAAAAGGCTCGATAATGAAAAAACTATTATCAATTATATTATTGACTTTTGTTACGACTGTATATGCGTTCCCAATAACTGCATACTTTACTGGTCGTCAAGAGATGGTTACCACAGTTACACATGAAGTAATGTGGGAATGTTACTATACATATAGTGGCCACCAGTATACTCGACTATTTAAAAATTCATGCCCTCATACTATAGAAGTGATTTAAAATGGGACAACTTAATAAAAAAATTATTATCGATCCAAGCTTTACACCAAATGATTGGGGCTTGATAAAGCCATTGACAGTTGCTAGTACAAGAGCCACAAGGGATTTAAACAATTTCCTTAAAGCTAGTTTTAACTGTGGTAATTTTATCAAACAAATACAGTTTGAAGGGGATATCATGATAGATGAACTTCAACGACTTGGTATTGCTACAGCTGAAACCAACCGATTTTTTAACAAGGTATTAAGAGAATTATTTGAAATGGACTAATTCCGTTACAATTTAAATGTTTACTTTTATCTGAAAGCTGGTTATAATCTTTACATACGCTAACCACTTGGAGATTCAAATGTCAACAATTCCAACAATCGAACAAACTGTCGCAAGAATGAAACAAGAAGTTCTTGATGAGATGAAAACAAAACGGATTCCAAAAACAGTTAAAACTTTTGGTGACCTGCATGATTACATCGATGCAAATGAACTTGGTGGTTTTTGTGAAGATGCTATGTTTGATGCCTTAGTTTTAAACTTTGGTGGACGTGATGAACACGAAGGTATGCCACAAGGTATGCTTGATTATATTAATGAATGCCAAGAAGCTATTCATACTTGGTTACAAGAAGGTCGCCCAAAATAAATGACACCACGATATTATCGAATTGAACAATTATTGTTTTTAATTGACAGCCCCTTTAGTGAGGGCTGTCTTGCTATTTTAAAAGATAACAGAGCACTCTTTGAACAAACAAGAGGATCCACTCATAATCATCAAGCTTGGGATGGTGGTTATATTGATCACATTACTGATGGCATGAATTATGCTTGTCACCTTTATCACTTTGATGAGATGTTTGGACGACCATTACCATTCAGTATTTCGGATGCCTTACTGATTTTCTTCCTTCATGACTTAGAAAAGCCATGGAGAATTGAGGTTCTTAAGGATGGTACAGTTAGAAACAAACCCGGATTAGATACCAAAGAAGCATTTAAACAATTCCGTGAAGATAAATTAAAAGAATATGGTATTGTTTTAACAGATTACCAATTGAATGGTTTGACATATGTAGAAGGTGAAATCTCAGATTACTCAAGTACTCATAGAGTAATGAATGAATTAGCTGCATTTTGTCATAAAATAGATGTATGGTCGGCCAGAGTGTGGTATAATTACCCAAAGCAATTCGGTGATGAATGGGCCGGAGCAAATAGAATTAGAACAATTAAGGAACCAAATGGCAGACCCTAAACCAACAACAGCTGGACAACGATTTAATCAATTTTATGGTCAATTCCGTAAAACTGATTTGTATCGTGCTATGGCAAATACTCGTGAAGATTCTCCTTGGCATCGTGAGCCAAATGTGGCGGAGCATACTCGTATGCTTATCGAATACTACATGGATAATTTTTACACTTACAGAAATGAAAAGCAGCGGATGTTGTCTTTGATCGCTTGTACTTTCCATGATGTGGGTAAACCACCAGCACAGATCATAAAACATTCTGAAGAACGTGGTGAGTATCGTGCTTATCATGGTCATGAACAGTTGTCTGCTCGTATGTGGGTTGACTATGCTATGTCTAATTTGGATATGGTTACCACTTTGTTGGGTTTCTCATTGGAAGATATAGCTAATGTGGCTATGATGTTGGAACACCATGTACCATTCGGATTGAAAGATAAAAGAAAGCGTAAAGCTTTGAAGGATGCTTTCATGCTTCGTATGGGTGAACCTGGTCATAGAGCATGGTTGGATTTGTTATTGAGTGATCAACATGGCCGTTTCTCCGACGATCAAGCTGTGAAGTTGGCAGCTGTTGATGTGTGGATAAAAGAATGGGAGCATGTATAACTATGGCTGAGAAAAAAGTTATAGTTATACCATATCGTGATGATGAAATTCATCTTGAATATACGATATGCACATTAAATGATCAACCAAGTCCATGGATAACTATTCATCATACATGTGTGGGATTATTTGGTGATGATTTTTTCATGAATGAAAAATATAAACACTTAACTGGTCTTGAACAAGTGGTAGCTTTATTAGCACGACTTCGCCAAGATCAAATTGAGGATGGTAAAGAATGAATACATTAAATTTTATGACAGGACTTAGTATCCTGATGAAGTATAAAGACAACCCAAATGGTTATAATATTGGTGCCGATCATGATGAAATTTATGTATGGGCAACTGATAAACCTGTAAGTGAAGTTGATCTTGCCCGCTTGTATGACCTTACTTGGTTTCAATCTGGTATTGAGACTGATGCAGAAGGTAATCCAATTTACGATCCTAATGAATCATGGAAAGCATTTGTATGAAAAATAAAATAGCATTTTTGATGGTTGGTGTTTCTGGCTCTGGTAAATCTACAGCTCAGAAAGCCATATCCGATCTGTTGAAAGATTGTACTCAAGCAGTCTTCTCTTTGGATGACTGCCGATTCTCATTTATGAACCATTCACATGCAGGTCAGGGGTGGTCAGATAATGATTCTATGAAAGCTCAGTATGCTATGGTTTTTGCTTATGCTACTGAACATGAAAAAGAGTTCAAAGAATTCACTACCCAGGAATGGAATAAGTGTTTGGCATATGATGTATTGTTTATTGACAATACTAACTTGTCTAAAAAGTCTCGTGCTCGTTGGACAACTGAAGCTCGTGCTAAAGGTTTCAAAGTTTGTGCTGTACAAATGCAAACACCTTTGCAGGTTGTTATCGATCGTCAAAAGACTCGTACTGACAAATCTGTACCAGAATCTGTGGTCCGTGATATGTACATGCGTCAAACTGAAGTCCTTTTGGGGGAAGAAGTTGACTTTTTGATAATAGTTGATGGTACTAAACAACCATCATTTAACTTGGATTTTATTGAATAAAGATGTACATTAAATAAAATCCATGTTATAATGTTTGTAATGGAGGTGCAATGCCTTCTAATGATGCTGTAATTCTGAAGTGCCTTCCGAATTTCTTCCCGATGAAAAATTTTTATAAATAGAATGTACGATTAATTTCGTGCACTTTTATTATTTTACACTTTAATTTTTAAATTTAGGAGATTCAAATGTCAGCACAAAACAAACTCGATAGGCTCAAAGCAGCATTCAATAAAAAAGCCACCACTACTGATGGCGACCAATCCTGGAAACTTTTCTTTAGTTTCTGGAAAGCTGAAGTTGGTACAACTTCAATCATCCGTTTCTTACCAGATTTAGACGCAAATAATCAGTTGGGCTTCCTTGTTGAAAAACTTGAGCATGAACTATTTGTCAATGGTCAGAAGAAAAAAGTCCCATGTCTTTCTATGCATGGTGAACAGTGCCCAATCTGTGATTTGTCTCGTAAATATTATGATGACAAGAATGAAGAAATGGGTAAGAAATATTACCGTAAGAAATCATATGTTGGTCAGGTTCTTGTTATTGAATCACCAATCGAACATGACCAAACTCAATTGGTTAAGTTGATTGACTTTGGTCCAAAAATCTTCAAACAAATCCAAGCTGCATTCCAGTCTGGTGATCTTGAAGAAGCACCATATGAATTAAAAGGTGGTTACAACTTCCGTATCAAGAAAACACAAGATGGTAAATATGCATCTTATGATACATCAAATTTCCAACCTAAACAATCAGATTTAGAAGATGAAGTTATCGAACAATTAACCTTGTTCAATCTTGCTGATTATCGTGGTGCAAAATTGGATGTAGCAACTATCGAAGCATTGTTAGTAGCAGACCAAACAGGTTCTACTCTTAACTTGCCAGCTGATGATAGTGGTGCACCAGCTAAATCAGAAGCTCCTGCTCAAAAAGCTCCAGCTCCAGCTCCTAAAGAAGAAGCTAAAGAATCAGCTCCTAAAGAAGAAGCTGCTCCATCAAAAGGTGGTTCTGTTCTTGAACAACTCCGTGCTCGTGCTGCAGCAGCTAAACTTGCTGATAAAAATGCAGAGTAATTAAAACAATGGGTGGGGATTTTCCCTGCCCATATTAATTGGAGGAGTATATGACAGGTCTAAAATTTCTAGATGGTTTTAAGAAAAGCATTGCGAAAATCGACACTATCAATAGTGGGTTAGGTGAACCACAAACATGGATTTCCACAGGGAACTATGCATTGAATAGATCATTGAGTGGTGATTTTACAAAAGGTATTCCTTTAGGTAGGATTACTTTATTTGCTGGTCCGCCAGGTGCCGGTAAAAGTTTTATCTCAAGTAACTGTATGAAGGAAGCGCAAGATGAAGGTTTCCATTTATTAGTTCTTGATTCTGAAAATGCTATTGATATTGATTTCTTAACAAAAATTGGTGTTGATATTAGTGAAGACGGATTGACATACTTCCAAGTAACAACGATCGAAGATGTTAATAGAATATGTTCCGAATTCTTCCAAGCATATATTAAAGCATATGGTAAGAACAATTCCGATGGTCCTAAAATTCTATTGGTAATTGATTCACTGGCTATGCTTAGTACAACAACTGAATTTGATAACTATGCAAAAGATGGTACTATCAAATCAGATCAAGGTATTCGTGCAAAACGTAGTAAAAGCATGTTACGTATGATTGTTGGTTCAATAGCTCGTTTGCCAATCGCATGTATTTGTACCGACCATGTATATCCACAAGATATCATGTTAGGTGATGGTGCATGGGCAATTACTAATAGTACAAAATATAGCAGCTCAATCATTGGACTTGTTACCAAGTTGAAACTCAAAGATGAAAAAGATGTTATTGGTGTACGTATGAGATTTGAAACATACAAATCACGCTTTGCCCGCCTTGGTACAAAAATTGAATTGGAAGTTCCATATAATACTGGAATGAGTCCATTCAGTGGATTAGTTGATATGCTTGTTGATATGGGTGTTATCGCTAAGGGTACTCAAGTAGGTGAAAAAACCAAGTATATCTGTGAAGTTGATGGACAACGATTAGCATTTAAAGATGGTGACCTTACTGAAGAAATGTGTCAACTAATCTTCAAACATCCTAAGGCTACACCAGTTGTTATTTCTCCAGATACAGATATGGACCCAGAGGATTTTGAAGTATCCTTAATCGAAGAAACTGAAGGAGAAGAATGATGCAATCAACATATGGTGATCAAATCACAATCGAAGTAGTGTCAGGTGGTTTTATTTTAGCTTACCCAACACTTACAACAGAAGAAGATAAATTTAGTGTAACTCGCGAAGTTTTCTCTTCACAACGTAAACTAAACCAGAGACTCAAAGAAGTAATTGGAACTCTAAGTTTAGTATCAGAATAATAAAGCGGGCTTCGGCCCCTTTATTATGTTATAATAATAAGAGGTTTTAAATTGAGCTTTATACTTACATTAGACGAAAATGAGCTAGGGAAAATTATCCCTCTGCTTTCTGCATTCGAAGACAAGATTGCTGCAGCCGCTCCAATTTTTAATCTCGATGGACGCCGCTTAGAAGAAATCGCTAAAACACTCCCACAACACCAATCCAGTTACGACCGGACCTATAATGAAATTAAAGGCCTGGAAGAATGGGTAAATAATATCAAAGACAAAAGAGTCAGTGTACTCTGGCGTAAATATAACGAGAACTATTCTCGTGCACTTTCCACTAAAGATATCCAAATGTATATTGCCGGTGAGAAAGATATTGTGGAACTTAATCAGATCATCATTGAAGTTTCACTACTTAAGAACAATCTCTATTCTATTGTTGAAGCCCTCAAAAGCATGTCTTGGATGGTTTCACATATTACAAAAATTAGAGTTGCCGAACTTCAAGAAACAGTTTTATAAGGAATATAAAAATGTATAAACAACCCACAATGATTCATGGTGTTACAGGCTTTAAGAAAATGTCTGACATAGAAGAAGTCAATACAGATACCACAAAACCTGGAAAAACTTTAAAATTACCAAAACCAGTCAAATGGGAAAAACTTGAGGTACCAGTTGGAAATACAACACCTCGTCCTGGTACTATTACTCTAATGCCAAACCCATATAAAGATATAGTCTTCCAACAGGAATTCAATCGGGTATTCAATGAAGACATGACTCCAATGCAAAAAGCTGGATTTCATCGTGGCAATTTTGAAGATGTTCATCCCGTTTTAGAAATGACTAAACGTCCACAGTCTGGTAGTTACTGGCATTGTGCAAATTTACCAAAGCCATCAACTATTGCAGTTGATATTAAAAAACCAGTTGTCTCTCAATTAGAATCAGCTGACCTTGGTCGCTGGACTGGTGGTGAACGTTGGCATGGTGGTGAAGTAACTTTTGAATCTGATATCAGACTCATGAATAAAAAAACTAATCAAGCTATGACTATTCCCGCTTATATGTTAGCAGATAAAGTTTTAGTTAAAGGCCAAGCAGTTGATACAAAAAATGGTATCTATACTGTTACAGGTATTAGTAAACCAACAGAAGATTCAATTTCAAAAGTTGATATGGATGCAGGTACTGATTGTAGTGCTCCAGTTAATTCATCACCAATTACTCCTAAACCACAGGTCACAGGTAATGGTGGATTAGGTTGGCCATTCCCAACAGGTGGTTCAGGTCCATTAGGACAAACTATTGTCGGATCAAGTGGTGTGGGTTCTTTATCTGGTAGTGTATCTTATGCCAATCCAATTCCTGCTTTGACTACAGTTCAACTTACATCTATGTCTATCACTGGTGGTAATACAATTCCAAAAGATGATGTGCAATATATTGTAGTTTTGAAAGATGGTCAATGCATTGAATTAGTTGAACAGCAAACAATGACCCCACGTGAAATGTTGAATATTGCTAAGTTCATTAGTATGGTAAGCCAAGTATCGATTGTTGGACAACATACAAATATTAAAGTACAGTGGTCAGACTTGATTGATAACCTTGGTATCAATAACCATTTTGAAGATGGTTTCCCTGATCCTAAACAATATAAACTTGACATGGGCATCCAATACGTATTTCTTTATGATACACACTAATGAGTAGAAAATGTAAAATAACAGTAACTGATGAAGTTAACTGTGTAATCACCGGTTTATTCCCTTCAGAACAAGAATCACTTTATAATACCTTCGGTCTCTTTGCCGAAGGTTATTTTTTCAATCCATCATTTAAATTTGGTGGCTGGGATGGTAAAGTTAGATTCTATGCTAAGACTGGTAAAACTTATATTCGCTTGCTTGATAAGATACTTCCACATCTTGAAAAATGGGGATATGATATTGAGCTCGAGGATAACCGTAAACTGGTCACTAATCCAACCATGCGTGCATCAGTTGACATGTTTGGTAATATCCAATTCCGTGGTAAACCATGTCTTGTCCGTGAGTATCAAGTTGAAGCTATCAATACATTAGTTGATGCGGGTTCAGGTATTCTTATTGCCGCAACTGCTGCAGGTAAGACAATGATCACTGCGGGTATCTCTCATATCTATGCTTCAATAGGTTGTAAAGTTATTACTATTGTTCCATCAGCAGACTTGGTTGGGCAAACCATAGCAACCTATGAGAGCCTCGGTTTAGATACTGGTATATATTCAGGTGAGGATAAAGATTTGGACCACAAGCACATTGTGGCCTCCTGGCAAGCTATTCAATACAACCCAACCATTCTATTACAGTTCTCTGCATTAATCTGGGATGAAGCCCAAGGTTGTAAGGCAGATGTTGCTAAAAAATTACTTAATGAAAATGGTAAGCATATTGCTTTCCGTTTTGGTGTAACTGGTACAATGCCAAAACCACCAAGTGATCAGATGGCAATCTTCTCTGCAATTGGTCCTATCTTGAAAGAGATTCCGGCTGAATGGTTAATTGCAAATGGTTATCTTGCAGAAGTTGAGATTCAACCAATTGAATTAAATGAAACCTATGTCATAGAAGAGTTTGAAAATTATGCTGCTGAAAAATCATTCTTGGCAAAATCACCAGATCGTTTAGAAATGATTGCTGATATTATTATTTCTGAATGTGCAGCCAATGGTAATACTTTAGTACTTGTCAATGATATATCGTTTGGTAAAAAGTTAACAGCTCTTATCAAAGGTGCAGTATTTCTTTATGGTAACAGTTCATCCGATTTACGTAAAGAGCATTATGATATGTTCGAGGAGCATGATGATTTAATCGTTATTGCAACTGTTGGTATTGCATCAACAGGAATTTCTATCGATCGTATTTTCTGTTTAGTCTTTGTTGATGCAGGCAAATCATTTGTTAAATGTATTCAAGGGCTTGGACGTTCAATGCGTATTGGCCGTGATAAAACAAAAGCCCGCTGTGTTGATATTCATTCTAAATTGAAGTATGCCAAGAAGCATGCTAAAGAAAGATTAAAGCATTATGCAGAAGCAAAATATCCAGTACTCAAGAAACAAGTTATCAAAGTTTACAAATCAATCAAATGATATGTTGCATTTGGTTACAATTTGTGGTATAATAGATACATAATATAAATTAAGGAATAAAAGAAACATGTTAGTCCTACCAGACTTCGCAATTCCATTCTCTGTTGATTCTTTGACAGCTCCAATAGTAATTAAGCACTGTTGGATGTTCCGTGGAATCGATACAGATTTTACCCTCCTCCCCATTCTCTACCTTGAAGAAACTACTGGTGCAGCTGTTAAAGTTCGAATTAATAATTCTGAATTTTGGATTCCTGCCACTTGGAATATTCTAGTTACGGATAGAGACACCTTTCAATTAGATACTGTCAATATACAATCATGTGCAGCAACAAAACACATCGCTTTTGTTTTTGCAAAAGACGAGTTGAAACTACGTACTTTAGACATTATGGTGCTTGATTATTGCGATAGCATGTCATTAATTCATCCAATGATTGGAAAAGGTACGGCACTAGTACATCCTGTTGGTCCGTCTCAAGGAATCGGAAAACAAGTTGCTCTCTCAGTTGTCATCGGTCCTCACGATCTTTATAAATACCTATCTGATAAGATAGTTGGTGATATTTTCTCATAACCAATTGATCTTAGTATATAACAAAACTATAAGGAACGCTATATGACATTCGATACCAACTTTGTAACCTCTTTTAATAATGCCATGAAATATGAAGTAGGTAGTGATTGGAATCCAAATGATCCAGATACTATTTCAGGTAATGTTAATACTCCACATAAATGTGGCTATACCAATACTGCCGGCGATGCTGGTGGCTTAACTAAATTTGGTATTGCATTAAGTGAAAATCCAAGTGTAGATGTTGCTAATCTAGATTTGAATAGTGCAATGCAAATTTATTATACTCACTATTGGTTAGCAGGTTCATGTGACAAGATGGCCAGTCCATTATGTATATTCCATTTTGACACCTGTGTCAACAATGGTGTACCACGTGCAGGTAAAATTCTACAGCAAGCAGTTGGGGCAAACCCAATTGATGGTTTAGTTGGACCAGCCACTTTAGCTTTAGTAACACCGCAAGACCCAGCAACTTTAATTAATACTTTATCCACAATTAGAATTGCTCGATATCACACAATCGTTGAAACCACACCATCAGATGCACAATTTTTAAATGGTTGGTTACGCCGAGTCAATGAAGTAACAGCATTTTCTTTATCACAAATTTAACAGGAATTTTAATGACTAGATTAGAACAAGTAGTAAAAGAAGTATCTACCACAGGAGAAGAAGTGGGCATGCCAACAGCAACCACGGTAGACAAACAAAATAAATTATATGAAACATATATTGCAAAATCTCGTTATGCTCGTTATTTAGATCCAGTAAAACGTAGAGAAAATTGGTCAGAAACAGTTGCTCGTTATATTGAGTTTATGGATGCTCATTTATTGGCAAAACACAACTATACTATCCCAGCAGAAACTCGTGCTGAAATTGTTAGTGCTATTGAAAACTTTGAAGTAATGCCATCAATGCGTTCATTGATGACCGCAGGTAAAGCTTTGAACCGTGATAACACTTGTGGATATAACTGTTCATATCTTCCAATCGATGATCCAAAAGCCTTTGATGAAGCAATGTATATTTTACTTGCAGGTACAGGCGTTGGCTTCTCAGTTGAACGTCAATACGTAAATAAACTTCCTGAAATCCCAGAAAAAGTTTATGATAGTGAAACCACTATTGTAGTATCAGATTCAAAAGAAGGTTGGGCAAAAGCCCTTCGTCAAGTCTTGGCAATGCTCTATGCTGGTGAAGCCCCACAATGGGATGTGTCTAAAGTACGTCCAGCAGGTGCTCGTTTAAAAACCTTTGGTGGTCGTGCATCAGGTCCAGAACCATTAGTAGAATTATTTAAATTTGCTGTTAAGACTTTCAAAGCCGCAGCAGGTCGTAAATTGAACAGTCTTGAATGCCATGATATCATGTGTAAGATTGGTGAAGTTGTAGTTGTTGGTGGTGTTCGCCGTTCTGCAATGATTTCATTATCTAACCTTTCAGATGATCGTCTTCGCCATGCAAAAGCTGGTGCTTGGTATGAAACCCAAGGTCAACGTGCTCTTGCCAATAACTCAGCTTGTTATACTGAACGTCCAGATGTTGGTACATTCCTACGTGAATGGCTTTCATTGTATGATTCTAAATCAGGTGAACGTGGTATCTTCAATCGTGAAGCCGCTAAAAATGTAGTTAAGATGAATGGTCGTCGTAATCCAGATTTTGACTTTGGTACTAATCCATGTTCGGAAATTATCTTGCGTCCATATCAATTCTGTAACCTTACTGAAATTATTGTTCGTTCAGATGATACAGTTGAAAGCATTAAACGTAAAGCTCGTATTGCTGCAATCATGGGAACTTACCAATCTACATTAACACACTTCCCATATCTTCGTAAGATTTGGAAAGATAATACTGAACAAGAACGTTTGCTTGGTGTTTCAATGACTGGTATTCTGGATAATGCAAATTTCAATAATCCAGATGATAAAGATCTTCCTGCACGCTTAGAAGCAATCAAAGCACACTGTGTTGCTGTCAATCTTGAATTCTCTGAAATTCTTGGTATCCAACAGAGTACTGCTATTACTGCAGTTAAACCATCAGGTACTGTTTCACAATTAGTTGATTCAGCTTCTGGTTTACATCCACGTCATGCAGTATATTATTTCCGTCGTGTTCGTGCCGATAATAAAGACCCGTTGACAAAGTTTATGATTGAATCTGGTATTCCACATGAACCCGATGTTACTAAACCAAATCATACAACCATCTTTACATTCCCGAAAAAAGCTCCACACGGTGCTTTACTTCGTGAACAATTAACTGCTATTCAACATTTAAAATTATGGTTAGTATATCAACGTCATTATTGTGAACACAAACCTTCAGTAACTATTTCAGTTAGTGAAAAAGAATGGCCAGCTGTTGGTGCATTCGTTTGGGAACACTTTGATGAAATGTCTGGTGTATCATTCCTTCCATACGATGGTGGTAGCTACAAGCAAGCACCATATGAAGATTGTACTGAAAAACAATACAATGAACTTATGGATAAAATGCCTACTGATCCTGACTGGGATAGTATTATCGAAATTGAGGATAATGTTGAAGGTGCACAAATGCTTGCTTGTACAGCCGGCGGTTGTGAAATTTAAATAAATAGTGGGAGGCCTTAAACCTCCCATTTTATAAGGAGACTAAATGTATACAATTTATTCAAAAGAGAGCTGCAGTTATTGTGATCGTGCTAAAGAACTTTTAACACAAAAGGGACTTAGTTATAGTGAGAAAATCCTTGATGTTGGACAAACTAAATCAGAACCAGGTGACTATTATTCAGTAGCAGAATTACAATCTAAAGTACCAGGAGCCCGAACGGTTCCGCAAATTTTCGAAGGCGATACACTTATTGGTGGTTTCGATGCTTTGAAACAAAAATTGGTAGGATAATATCCCGAACGCCCCTAATTTAATAAATATCTCATATACAATTCTTCTAATTTTAGGGACAGTAAATGAGAATTTCTTACAGACAGGGGCTTTTATCTACTCAAGCCAATTTCTTACAACAGGGCCAAAACAATTTTATTGATTTAGTAGTAGGACCGGTTCCTACCTTAGCAACCATTGCTAATAGATCAGTAAACTATATAATCGGTGAATATAGCATTGTTCGTAATGCTTGGGGTCCATTCACAGGAAATACAACACAATACCTTTACTGGGAAATTAACCAAGTAAACGGTTCTATTACTCGCGGTTCAACTCCATACCAAGTTGTCATTGCTGCAACTCATCCATTATCTCCGGCCATTGGTCAGATGTGGTGGGATACTGCTAATAACACAATGAATGTCTGGGATGGTACTCGTTGGACTATGGTTCTTCGTGTCTTTGCTGGTACACTTCAAAATGGTAGTATCATTGTTCAAGCTCCATTTGCTTCTCAAGTCGGTTTAAACAATCCAAATTCCACTGGTGGTTTCGTACTCACTGATGGTTATGGTAGTATCTTCAGAGATAATAATGGTAACTTATTAACAACAGATAGTCCAGTAGTTTCAAATAGTACTGGTAGTTTAGTTAAACTTGAAAATGCCCAAGTAACAGTACAAGCACTTGAAAATCTTCCAGCATTCTCTTTAGTCTATCTTCTTAATGGTCAGGCAGCACTTGCTTCAAGTGTTCCACCATATGATACTGCAAAAGCTCCGATCGGTATGGTTACCCAAGCTGTCGCACAAAATGGTACTGTTGATATTATTACTCGTGGTCGTATTGTTGTTAATCAACAGTGGTCATGGGACCCAAGCATTTGGGGCACAATTGTATATTGTGATGGTACTGGTCAAGTAACTACTGATAAGCCAAGTGTATTAAAATATGTTAATGTCGGAACTATCGTTGGCGCACAAAGCATACTTCTCGGTTTTGATTGGGAAACTGATGTGGCTGTTATTGGTGAATCAGTTGGCGTTCAATATGTTTCCAGTACTGCTCCAATTACTGTTACCGGTTTTCCTAATACCCCAATAGTCAGTATTACTAAATCATCTCCTGTTAGTGATGGTTATCTTGCTGCACTTGATTTCCTAAGAATCCCAACCCTTGAAGGTCAGGTTTCACTTTTAAATTCTGAGATTATCACCAAGGTTAATAAGTCTGGTGATACAATGACTGGTAACTTAACAGTACCATCATTAAATCTTAATTCGGTATTGTTATTAAATTCTACTGGTTCTATTACTGCTGGTGGAACTGTTGGTACCTCTGGTCAAGTATTAACCTCCTTTGGTGTTAATTCAGTTGCATGGACAACCTTACCACCTGCTAGTATTACTACAGCTGCACCTAATGGTCAAATTATATATGGTGATAGCACTGGTACAACAACAACTTCAACTGCAAGTTTCATCTATGATCAAAATACTGATACTCTTGGTGTAACAAATATTACAGGTTTAAGTACTGATCCATATGGTAGCTTTGATTTAAATATAAGTGGTGGATTTAATAATAGTGGACCAAGTGGTAATATCAATTTTAATGCTGGTTATGATAGTTATCAAAATCCATTAAACCGTCTTACTATTACTACACAAGGTGATTGGTGGATTCAAGGCGATTCTGGTAATGCAGGTCAAGTTATTACATCACAAGGTATAGGTAATACTCCACACTGGGCATCACTTCCAGGTCTTACATTCAGTCAAGTGGTTACTGCATTAGGTTATGTACCAGTTAATAAAGCTGGTGATACCATGACTGGTCAACTAACAGCAAATGGTTTAAGCACTGGTTCTAAATTAACATTACAGGCTGATGGTAGTATTCTTGCAAATTCATCTGAAGGTACTGCCGGTCAAGTTCTTACTTCAACCGGTAATGGTACTTCAGTACACTGGACAACTTTACCAGTACCAAATATTGCAATCCAATCAGAGCAAGTTGTTTTTGGTAATCAAGCTGGTACTGGAATTACATCTGATCCAAACTTTATATACAGTGTATCTGGTCAGTATCTTTATGCACCTACTGTTGCAGCTGGTATACTTGTCTCAATGAACAGTGATGATAGTGTGACTGATACAACCGGTTCAGTTGGTACTCCTGGTCAATTCTTAATGTCACAAGGACCAGTTCCTGTAACTGAATATGGTCCACAACAACAAGCTGGTGTTATCTGGACAACACTTCCAGACCCTACTGTTGCAATGCCAGATCAACAAGTTGTATTTGGTAATGGTACAGGTATTACTTCATCTTCAGCATTTACCTATAATGTTTCAAGTGATACCCTTGCTGTTAGTAATGTTACTGGTTTAGCTGCTAGTGAATATGGTAATTTCGATTTAACATTAAGTGGTGGTTTTAATAATGTCGGTCAAAGTGGTAATGGTAATGTTAATATAGTTGCTGGTTATGATTCATATGGTAATCCATATACTCGTATGACAATTACTGCTGCTGGTGAACTTGAATTAGCTGGTGATCCAGGTGATACTGGTACACTTATGATGTCAGGTGGTGTTGGTAATCAACCAACATGGCAAGATCCAATAATTGCACCTGCACCAATGAATCAAATGGAACCGCCAGTTTTAGCTTTTGATTTCGGATCATCTGCTCATCACAATGCTCATTTACGTCTTGGTGTTGGTAATCCACCAGTTACTGTTACAGTAAGAGCTGATTCATTTTGGCCAGGTACTGATCAGTATTGGATGAATGATTATAATCCAGCTAATCCAGGCCCGATGCCAATTGGTGGTTTTGCATTAGTAACCCAAGCATCTCAGGGAGTTATTACATTTGTTCCTGATGTTGGGGTAACAATTAATACTCCAAGTTCACTTATTACTGCAGGTGAATATACAAAAGTAACACTAATAAAAGTTGGCCCGAATCAATGGGACATTGAAGGTCACTTAGGATAATCAAGGAAAATTATGGCACTTATATTCTCAACAAGTATTACAAAATTAATGACGACTTCTGGTATTTCTTCAATACTTTCGCCATCCAATGATAATACTGCAATTACTGTTTACTCTGGTACTCAACCAGCAGCTGCAGATATTATTACAAATTGGGCAAGCTACACAAGTAGTAATGCAAATTGTTTAGCACATTTCAATGGTTGTATTTGGCAAACACAACCAGTAGGAAGTAGCTTAGCACAAGTAGCAACCTATCCAACTTCAACCCCTGCTTATTCAGGTATTGCAACCTGGGCAATCCTATGGTGTAATATGGACGTTAATGCATCACAGTTATCTGGTAGTGTTATCCCAACCAGTTTGTTTTTTGTTGTACCAGTTTCAGATACAACAGGTACAGGTATTATTAGATTTGAATCTACAACATTTGTGGCTGGTACTCCAGTTTCTGTTTTAGATGCTAGTATTTTAACCAACTTTGTACCGGGAGTATGATATGAGTAATTTTTTAGAAATGAGTCCAGACCTTGCAGCAGTGATTCCAGGTCGTATGTTGAATGTACATTTTAACCGAGCTGCTGATCAAAGTGGTGCCTGGGCGTATGGTTCTCCAAATTTAACTGGTATACTAAATGGTGGTTCAAATGGTAATCTTGGTCCATATGCTGAAGTTTCTTATTTACATTTAATGCAGGGAACCGTACCAACTGACTTAACAACACTTACTTCTGTTAGTTCACGTTCTACTGATATTCTTGCCACCTTCACCACAATGGATGGTACTACTAATCCAGAAGGAGATTTTTTACCAACACAAACAACTATAAATCCTGCTGTGATTGAAACCCATTTTAAGAGTGCTCTTGCTTCTGGTACAGTTACTTGGTTTTGGTTAGTGACAGCTATCTGTACTAATGATGCTTATGGAATTCAATTAGATCCAATCATTCATCAAATCGTTGGAACAGTTGGTGCTACGGGTTCTGGTATGGATTTAGAACTTCCCGATACTAATATCATTACTGGGCAACAATATCGTATTGTGAATTTTAAAATTCAATTCCCAACTTCTTGGACATTCTAAATGTTTGCAGCTATAACTGGTGTACTTTCATGTGATAGACAGAAAGCGAATACTATTGATTTTATGTTTCCTGTTCAGGCAGGAAATGCTGGGGCTTTATTAATTGCTCCAGCAGTATCATCATTCCCAGTTCAATCGGGCGGTGGTGCTTATATAATTCAAAGTGTTGAAGTAGCATCATTCCCGGTACAAGTTGCTAATGGCTTAACAATTATTAATGGGGTTGAAACTTCAACCTTCCCAGTTTCTGTATCAGGTCAGTAACGAATGTAAACGGTAAGTTTCACAGGTGAATTGGTTTGCCCAATGATTTACTGCTTTACCATCATTAGTTAACCGGGATGAGTTATCCCTTAATATCCATTTATAAGCAATATTAGAAATTGGATGTAAAACACCATAGCGTAATAAAGTTTGTGTTAATATCATATCTGGCATTCTATTCATCTTAGGATGATCTTTATATAATTCCTGAATAGCCATTACTTGTTCCCGTCTCATTATTGTTAAGTGGTGAGCAACTGGACATGATTTTCGATGTAGATTCTTATTCCATGGATCCTGTATAGGTAATGTTTCTCTAACTTTACCATGTTCATATATTACATATCTTGGATAGACTGCTGATATTTTAGGATTGGATTCTAATATCTCAATGGCTTCATCTAACCAGCTTATATCTAAAACTTCATCATCATCATCAATCCATGAAACATATGGGCATGTGCCTTTACTATAAGATAAGTATCTGGCTTCTCTTATGTTATCTAGAACATAAACCCCTTCTTGGAATTGGACTAATGGGTGTTGTATTAATTCTCTCTGTCTTGCTGCTTCTGGATAAGAACCACGATCAATCATGTGAATATCAACCATTTTCATAAAATTCCTTAAATATAATATCATTAATATATATTTATTAGGGCAACACCATGACACTTCCCGTAATCCCAGCAGCAACCGGGCAAATCAATCTTTTAACAATTGTTCCATTTTTCGGATATAATGTTGATGTTTTTGTAATTATACTTTGCATAATGCTTGTACTTGCTGTATATGCTTTATATATTATTCATAAAGCTCCACAAGTAAGCTGGTTAGATATGATCACTAACATTGACCAAGTTACTGGTAAGGTTAAAGTATCAACAACAAAAGTCTTACAACTACTTGGTGGCCTTACAGCAACATTTATTGTTATAAGATTAACACTACAAAATAATATCAATTGGGATATGTTTTCTATTTACTTGGCATATGTTGCTTCAGTAGAAGGTTTCAGTAAATTTATCCTTGCAAAATATGGTGTACAATCACCAATTGCAGATACTCCGTTATCACCACCATCTCCTCCAGCAGGTTCCGCCAAGGGATAATCAAATATACTTTTTAGTGATTATGTGATATAATACAATCATAATAATCATTAGGGAGTATTATGAAAATGTCTGAAATAGTGCCACAGGGTTCATATGTGGCTGTTCGTGTTTTACAACCATCCAGAGACACATTTATTAAACATTTTGAAGGCCTTGATATAAAGTCTTCAGAATTTGAACGTCGATTACATACCACTGTAATCTTTAGTAGAAAATACAATAAAGATATTGAAGTCAATCCAACTCGCACATTTACAGCTGATTGTATTGGGTATGATATATTTTCTGATGCTAAAGGTAATCCTGGTGTATTAGTAATGAAATTGAATTGTCCTGCTTTATATGCAAGACATATACGATTGATGGCCAAATATAATTTGACTTACGATTTTCCGGTTTATCAACCACACATTACAATCGCATTTAATGTCGATCGTAGTATATTAGATACACTCAAACCATTCAATGAACCAATTATATTGGGCGATGAATATGTTGAAGAATTAGACACTGTTTAAGGAATGATATGAACAAAGATAAAATGGGTGACTACCTTAAAGCTCAAGAACAACTTGAAGCCGGTCGTAAAGCTGATCCAAACAAACCACTGATGGCACGTCTTGATGGTCGTGCTTTCCATACCTTTACTAAAGGACTACAACGTCCTTATGATACTCGGTTGACCAATCTTATGGTTGCTACAACTGAATATCTTGTTAAACATACACATGCAAAAATCGGTTATACTCAATCAGATGAAATAACTCTTTGCTGGTGGAATGATCCTGAAAATCCAGAATCACTTTACATGTTTGATGGTAAATTTCAAAAGCTAACCTCTGTACTTGCAGGTATGGCTAGTGGATTCTTTTGCCAAAAACTTGCTGAGTACCTTCCTGAAAAAACTGGAACTGTTCAGATTTTCGATTGCAGGGTTTGGAATGTTGAATCAAAGAATGATGTGTACTTGAACTACCTATGGCGTCAAGACGATTGTATCAAGAACTCAATCAGCATGGCAGCACAAGCACATTTCTCTGCTAAACAACTTCATGGTGTTGGTAGCCAAATGAAGAAGTCAATGCTTCGTGGGCTTGATAAGCCATGGGAAGATGAACCAGCATTCTTTAAAACAGGAACTTTCCTTCAGCGAGTTGTTAAGCAAGTTCTTATCAATGAAGAATCCTATAAACTGATACCAGAAAAACATCGAACTGGTAAAATCGGTGATACAGTTGAAAGAACTGTTGTTGAAGATATCAAGCTTGGTTATATCAAGAATGATCTTAAAGCACAGGAAATCTTTAAATGAAATACACCTATTTAAAAACAGGTGATGTTCTGCAGCCAAGGAATGATGTGATATCATATCTGCATTCCTTGTATGCACACAAACATAATCTTTTTATCGGTCTTACAGTACAATCAGAACATTCTTTGCAATTAGATTCACGTGGTTATATTTTTGAAGCATATGAAGATACCCATCCATTAGATAGAACTATTATTACTCCAACTGGTGAGAAAATAATGATGGATGATAAGGTAGCTTTATATAATTACAATAAAGGTAAACCCGCTGTCACCTGGACAATCGGTAGAACTGAATGGCCAGAATGGAATAAAATTGTAATGAAAGGTGGTGATGTGTTTATTACAGCCTTTGAACAGTTTGATCCAAAGAATCCATGGCAATTTAAATTTTGTGGCATCTATCAATATTCCAGGTTAATAATAAAGCCAAGTGAATTCAATGATACTAAATGTTTTCATCGTGCAGATAACAAACATGCACTTGTAGAAAGATCATATGACTGAACATTCACGACAATCACGAGAATTACGACATAGTGTTAGTGATAGAATATATAGCACAGCTAATATTATTGATTTTGTTTATGGTAATAAACCACCACTTGGTTTCAAAAATAAAATTGGATTTCATGTTGCTAAATTCTTAATAACAAAAGATCCACTTAGGATGCTTCCTAAAGATTATGTAATTGATCAATTACAACGTGCTGGATTTTCACAAGTGCAAATTGGCACAATTAGAGATTTAGCAGTTGAAGCTGCTTATGCTGCATGTGATAGAATGGTTGCAAAATATCCAACTATTATGACTCAAACATATCAATCTTTTAGTGAGGTGACTGGATTTTCTAAACATGATTATTACGGTCCAAATCCTAATACTTTTCAGGTAATGGATTTATATTTGAATATTGGTGAAGAAATCCGAAATGAGTTCAATATAATAACTAAACAGTTATTTGAAATGAAGCTTAATAATACTTGTATCTTTTATTGGCATCATTAATTCCGTTACAATTTAAATGTGTACATAGCTTTTAAGTTAAAGTATAATTACTTCATACTTTAAGGAGCTGGCTATGATATGCGAAACTAACGATTGGATTAATCTTTCTGAACAACAGTTTGATGTTATCAAATGGGTAGTTGAAGATACAGGTTCCCTTGAACTGCTTGCACGTGCGGGCTGTGGCAAAACATACACTCTCATGAAAGTTGTTGATGCGATCGTCAAATACAAACTTGGTGATTGTGCTATTATGGCATACAACAAAAAGATTGCTGATGAACTTAAAGATAAGTTAACAGCAACCAAATATGATTGGCGTATTGCCCAAGCTGGAACTGTTCATTCATTTGGATATGCTGCATGGCGCAAAGTTGCTCCATCTGTTAAAATCGAATCCTCCAAACTCTCTTTTATTTGTGCCGATTTAAACACAAATAATATTGCCTACTATGACAACCGTGATGCAATTATCAAACTTTGCTCTTTAGCAAAGCAACGTGCTGTTGGTCATCTTTGTCCGATTGATGACCATGCAGTATGGTTTGATATTTGGGATCACTTTGGTATTGAAAATGATGTTCTTGAAGGTGTTGAACCACAAGATGTTATCAACCAAGCCATTGTTGTTTACAAAATCTCATTAAGTCAATGTAAAGAAATGATTGACTTTGATGATATGATCTTAGCTCCACTTTATCATCGTGCACGTTTTTGGCCAAAAGATTGGGTTTTGTTGGATGAATCACAAGACACAAATCCCGCTCGTCGTGCATTAGCATTAGCAATGTTGAAACCAAAAACCGGTCGTATGATCTTTGTTGGTGATGACAAACAAGCCATTTATGGTTTCACGGGTGCTGATTCTAATTCAATGGGCCAATTGAAGAAAGCAACTAATGCTAAGACACTTCCATTGAATGTCACCTATCGCTGTCCTAAATTAGTAGTTGCACAAGCTGCTAAATTAGTTTGTGATTTCCAAGCTCATCCTTCTGCTAAAGAAGGTGTGATTCGTGCAATTGAATATGCTGAATTGGCTTCCCAATCTTTGTCTTCTAAAGATGTTATCCTTTGCCGTAATACTGCACCATTAGTACAAACTGCATACTCTTTGTTATCCAAAGGTATTGCATGTCGTGTTGAAGGTCGTGAAATTGGTACAGGTCTTATCAAATTAGCACGTCGGTGGAAAATCAAATCTCTTGACAAACTGATTACTAAACTTGATGAACATCAAGGTCGTGAGACAGCAAAATTCATGAGCAAAGGTCAAGAAGAACGTATTGAAAGTTTGGTTGACCAACTTGATTGTTTACGTGTTGTTATTACTCGCTGCTTGCTTGGCAAGAAAACAACTGTTGATGATTTAGTAATAGATATCGAAAAAATGTTTGGTAACACACCAGATGGTACTGTTCCTGATGTTTTAACTTTGTCAACTATTCATCGTAGTAAGGGACGTGAATGGATTCGTGTGTTCTTATTAGGTCGTGCGAAATACATGCCAAGTCCTTATGCTAAGAAACAGTGGCAGCAAGAACAAGAAAGTAATTTGGAATATGTTGCCATTACACGCACATTACATGAATTAATTGATGTGACTGCTCCATCTGATGAGAAATCATGATATAATAAGATTTCTTATAGGAGATTTAAAGCCATGGCAATAGATAGTAATGTAGAAAATGTTGATGAATTTATTCAGGTGATTGCAACCGCTTCTGATAGTTTGGATAAAGAAGTTGATCAACATCAAGACGTTGCAGTGCTTGTATTAGGCGTCAAGTATTATGATGGTGCTGAACCCGATGAAGAACAAGGATGCCAAACTTATATTATGTCAGCGGGAAAATCCGGTGTACTTGCCGAAGGTTTGTATGCCGAACTTGCTGACCAAATAGAACACAAACAATTAACGCTTTTCAATATAATCCGTGAGGTCATTCGAGACCTCGAAGCAGATTTTGAAATTGCCGCAGTGGATACATTACAACAGGAAAAAGATGACCGAATACTACACTGAACCTGAATATCCAGAAGATCCACCATCAATCACCGAAAATCCTTGTCGACTTGTCAAGGATGAAGCCTATATGCAAATGGCTGAAATTTGGGCAAAGCGATCTAAAGCCAACAAATTCCAAGTTGGTACACTAATTATTAAAGACGAACAAATTATATCAGATGGATATAATGGTATGCCTGCTGGTTCTTCAAGTGATGTATGTGAAGAATGGATTGAAATCCCACAAGGATTCCAACAAGTAGCAAGTCCATTTCCATGGATACAGAAAACAAAGCCTGAAGTCTTTCATGCTGAAGCAAATGCTTTAATGAAAATTTGTCGTAGAGGTGGTTTGGGTGCAAAAGGTGGAACATTATATGTTACCTTAGCGCCTTGTATTGATTGTGCTAAAATGATTATCCAAGCACAAGTTACACGTGTTGTCTACAGAACTCCACATAAGAGAACTGCAGGCATCAATTTACTTAAGAAGTATAACATTATCGTTGATCATTTAAAAGGTGAAACATGAAACAAATATTTGTAGGTCTATTAATTGCTGTATTATCTATGGGTGCTATGGCAGAAGTTGGAACTGTTGGTTTATCTGAAGCACAAAAAGCAGAACTTGAAGTACAAGCTGCTAAAATGCGCCAAGATGCATTGGCTCAAAAAAGTGGGGATATCAAAAATGTCTCAGCAACAGTTCGTTCTGAAGCAGAAGCTTGGGGTGACCTTGGTTCAAATATGGGTAAAGCATTAGTTGGTGCTGCAAAAGAAGTTGGTGTTGCCGCTAATGAATTTGCTGCTACTCCACTTGGACAAGTTACAGTCGCCGTTGTTGTTTATAAGGTAATTGGTCAGTCCGTAATTGGGGTATTAGTTGGTGTATTTATTTTACTTGCTGGTCTATCAGTGGCAATTTATTTGCTTAAGGGACAAGCACTATATACTCGTTCAGTTGAATATGAATACAAACCATTCTTGTGGGGTATGTGGAACCGTAAGGTTATCAAGGCTATTGAACTTGAATGTGATGCAGCAGCTGTAAAATTATTATCTGCCGGTGTTGTAAGTCTAGTAACATTGATTGTTTCACTGAAGTGCATATTCTAATGGTTGAAGAACAGTTAGAAGTTTTAAGACGTATTGCTGAACGTGGTTTAACTTATGCGTTGGAAAACTGTCATCCACAAGTTGACATTTTCCAGCATTTGATTGATGAAATTGAAAGAACTAAAAAGGAATTTGAAAAATGCCGAACTTTGTAGAAACAAGTGATGAACGTTTGCAATCACATCTTTTGCGTAAAAATATGTTGAAGCGCGAAGAATTTGATCCTACTAACCGAAGACATTGTGAAAGTTACAAGTCTTTTTTAACAACTGGTAATTGGGGACCTGCACGATTCTATTGTGAATTTCCTTATGTTACTGTCCCTGAAACCGTATCTAGGAAGTTTGCCCTAGAAACATTGAATAAAATTTTGTAAGGAAAACCATGTTTGCATTATCTTTTTTGTTTTTAATCGCTTTAGTTGTTGTCTTTTCACTTGTAGAAGTGTTTCTGATTGAACAAGACTTCTATGGTTGGTCTGTCACTATGATCTTTATTGCTAGTGGTTTAGCATACTACTTGATTGGTGATGTTGAAACTTATGTCAATTCAATTGGTTGGAAAGAAATTCTATTCCACCACATTCCATTGTATTTGGGTATTGGTGTTGGTGTTGCTTTCCTTAAATGGATTCAGTCCAGCTTTAAATTTGCATCTGAACTTGCAGATATCAAAGCAAATTTGACTCGTGATCTTGGTACCTTTGATGCAACCAATGCTGAACACTTGAAGAAATTGTATGATCGAATCACTTCACGTGGTGGTAATTACACCAATATAATTGGTCGTCTTATTAACCAAAAAGCATCTGGCTTACAAATTACTTCATTGGATCAGTTGATTACTGAAATCAATCCTGCTGCAGTTCAACAAGTTGATCGTATCACTTCATGGATTTTTACATGGCCATTCGTGATTGTTCATACAGCTTTTGTTGACCTGTTAATCAAATTGGGTAAACATGTTGCTAAGTTCTTTGATGCAATCTTTGGTAAACTTACCCGTGCGATTGTGGCTAATGGCTTGAAATGAAAACCCAGTTAAAAGATCGGGTTCTTTGGTATGATGGAATAAGTGAGGTTGATCCCTTGCTTATTTCTGAATTCCTTTTATTGGGTGTTGCCATCGATAAGATAGCAATTACCCATACAAATCCTGATGTCGAAAAATATAATTCAATGGCTGATGATCCTATTGTTATAGGTAAAGAAGCTAATGGGCGAATTCGTCATCAGTATCAGATACCAGTTAGATATCAAACTACTGATATTGCACTATATAGTTTGGATAAAATTGGAGACATGATTAAACATGATCCAACTTTTACGGAAGAACTACGACGAATTTATGTGGCTAGGGTTGAAGCGGAACTTGCTGAGATTAAGAAGAATAATACAGAATATCTATTCAAGACTATCATTTACATCGTCGATAAATTAAAAGAAACAAACACTGTATGGGGAGTCGGTCGAGGATCTTCTTGTGCTTCCCTTATCCTATATTTGATCGGTATCCATAAAGTAAACCCGATCAAATATAACATTCCAATGACCGAATTTTTCCATGATTAAGGAACTTAAATGAGTTTTTCTACTATTGTTATTATTGTTTTATTACTAATTATCTGGACTATTTGCAGTGTTTTGTATTTGTTGACAGATGTGTTTTCAACGAAGCGTAGGAATAGAGTGGTATGTTTCTTTATAAGTATTCCAACAATTATTATAAGTAAGCTTTTCCTGAAGAAATAAAAATACTCTCCGAAAATAAACTATAAATAACATAGTATTTATTAATAAATGACCTTTTTCGGAGAATTCTTAAATGGCAAAAACAGCACGAAGTGCCCGCGGTACAATAGTGGATTTTGATTTACTTGCAATTAAACAACATCTCACCTCTAAACCAATCTCTGTAAGTGTTAATCAGCGCAGAAAGTTTATTGATGAGCGTGATGGTGGTAAATCACAAGTTAACTATATTACTACGCCAGCCCCATTACCAGCAGCTCTTTCGATTGCAGTTGAATCCGCAGCAATATCAGCAGCAACTACTGATACACCTGCACCAACTACAGATAGCAAAAAAGCTACTAAGTAATTAAACAACTAAATTTTGGAGAATTAATTATGGTTTTTAAACCAGTCAAGGACGCTTTTTTATTTGAATTTTGTAGTGATACTGCAGGTGGACAGTTTATTGAAAAGAATAAAGGTTCCATCATTTTAACTAACCAGGATATGTCACATCAAGCTGACCGTGCTCGTTGGGTTAAAGTTCTGGCAGTAGGCAAAGATATCAAGGATTTTGCTCCTGGTAATATTGTTTTAGTTGAAGCTTTAAAATGGACAACCGTTGTTAAACATAAAGAACACACATTTTGGAAATCCGATGCTGCTAAAGTTATTGCAGTTGCTGATGATGAAAGTGTAACCTACGATTACGTATGATTTCAATCTACTTACTTCTCGCTATAATTTGGCTTCATGTCCTTGCTGATTTTGTACTACAATCAGATAAAATGGCCCGAGGCAAAAGTAAATCCAATGGGTGGCTTTTCACCCATGTCTCTACCTACAGCTTACCATTCCTTGTTTTCTTTGGATGGAAATATGCTCTAGCAAATTTTACTGCTCATATAATAACAGACTATATCTCATCAAGAATTACGTCACATCTTTGGCAAAAGAATGAAGTGCACTGGTTCTTTGTGGTGATTGGTATAGATCAAGCCCTTCATATGACAGCTCTTATTTTAACTATTCCTTTGATTGGCCCATAATGTTTTTTATAATTTTAATGCTTTTAACTGCGTTAGGAATCGAAAGTATAGGAACTTTTGTTTCTGTTATCGGTTTGTCTGCCCTCTTTGCATCTGATCCTGTTATCATTGCTTTAGCGGTAGCACTAGATGTTGGTAAATTAGTTACCGTTTCCTTTACTTATAAGTACTGGAAAGAGGTTGGTATCACTATGAAAGTGTATATGGTGGCAGCTTGTATTGTCCTTATGACTATTACATCAGCTGGTGCTTTTGGTTATTTGTCTGGATCATTTCAGAAAGCAATCTCTGGAACAAACCAAGATACTGTTATCCTTGATGCAACATCAGCAGAACAAACAAAACTTCAAAAACGTAAAGAAGAAATTGATGCCCAGATTGCTAAACTTCCAGATAATAATGTAAGAGGTAGAACATCATTAATGCGACAGTTTGGTCCTGAGGTTGGCCGCATTAATAAGCGTCTTGAAGAAATTGATAAACAACTTCCAGCATTAAAAGTTGCATCACTTAAAAAAGATGTTGAAGTGGGCCCGATTATTTACATTGCCAAAGTATTTAACACAGATACAGAACATGCAGTTGTTTGGGTTATATTTACTTTAATATTTGTATTTGATCCACTTGCTGTTGCATCACTTATCAATGCTAACTTTTTGATTGCCCGCCGACAAAGAATTAAAGCCGAGAAAGCTTTTAAGGCATTAGAAGTTGGTAAAGTAGGTCAGGTTTTAAAAGTTGATCCAGAAACTAAAGATGTTCATTGGGTTAATCCAGAACCAGTTGAAATGGGTTGGCCATTGGCTGAAGAACAAGTTGTTGAAGAACCTAAAGAGGTTATTTCAGCAGTAGTTCCTAAATGGCATGATGAATACTTACAAAAACGATGGGGTGATCTTTATGAGACCCAAGAAGATTTTGAATTGAGTATGCAAAATATGGCTGCAGAAGTTGAAGCTATTAAAGAAGCTGAACAGGTGGCTGCTGAAAAGAAATTAAAGCATGAAAATATTCTGGCACATTTAACACCTGAACCTGCTCCCGAGGTAGTTCCTGTTGTTGAAACAACGATGAATGAACCTGAAATTATTGCTCCAGTGGTTGAAGAAGTTATTCCTACAGAACAACCAAAATTGGAAAAAATGTTAGATCAGGTTAGGGAATCATTTGAGCCAAGACCTGAGTCATTCAACACTAAAGAATTTCTTTTGAAACCATATGATGGTGATACTAAACGATTTGGTAATTTAAATTATGCTATCTTACCTGAAGATGAAACTAAAACTTCAGAAGATCCTGAACCAATTGTTATGGCCGAAGAAATAATGAAATCCCCAGCTTGGGATGTTGATATGACCAAAACAATGAAGGAACAACAAGCAATTGATGTTATTACTTTAAAGCAATTAACTTCAAAACCAACTCCAACAGTTAGTTTAAGCAGTGATACTTCTGATGTGATACCTCAAACATCACTTAACTTAGTTAGTGACAAATCTGATGTGATTTTAGATGCTGATGATACCACATTATTAAAATCATTACATAATGTATATACAGCAGATAGTCCACCAAATTAAACTGTAAAAGTAATTCCCCAAAAGCCTTTAGTATGATATAATGTATTTACTAAAGGCTTTATTATTTTTAATGGGATAAAATGAAAACTTCAATTTGGGTAGAAAAATACCGTCCGAAACATATTTCTGATGTTATTTTTCAAGATGAAAGACAGCAACAATCATTCAATAATTTTCTAAAAGATGGTGACATTCCCCATCTACTATTATCAGGTATTCGTGGAACAGGTAAGAGTACAATCTCTAAAGCTCTTGTTCGAGAACTTGGTATTGAACGTACTGATATATTAAAGATCAACTGTTCCAAAGATAAAATTGATGCAATGCGAAATTCAGTTGATTCCTTTGCAAATACAATGCCACTCGGTAAATTCAAGATAGTTCAATTAGAAGAATTTGATTACCTTTCCTTAGATGGTCAAGCTCTACTTCGTAGTGTTATTGAAGACTCATCATCAACCTGTCGCTTTATTGCCACCTGTAACTATGAAAATAAAGTAATGCCAGAGTTGAAATCCAGGTTTCAACAGCACTATTTTAAATCACCTAACAAAGATGATATTGCCGGTCGCATGATTGACATCCTGGAAAAGGAAGAAGTCACTTATGAAGCAGAAGACTTACTGACATATATTGATGTTGGCTATCCAGATATTCGTAAGACTATCCAGTTGCTTCAACAGAATACTCAAAACAAGGTTCTACTCAATCCACGGAATGCCACAGCAGAAACTGCTGAATGGAAATTTGGATTGCTTGATGCTATTACCAAAGGTCAATGGGCACAAGCTCGTAAAATGGTATGTAATTCAGCCACCCGTGAAGAACATGAAGAAGTTTATACATTCCTGTATAATAACATCGAAAAGTCAAGCCTGAAGGATACTGATTCAGCCATCCTTACTATTGGTGACTATATGGTCAAGCATGCCCTTTCTTCAAACACTGAACTCAATCTTGCAGCATGTTTCATATCCTTAGGAAGAATTTCATGATAGATTTAAAGAATCAAAGTTGGCAAAACAATTTACCAAATACTGACGAAATTAAAAAAGTCCTTCAATCTGCTGGTATTACTTATATTAGATTTCAGCAAGTTGTTGGCGAAGAATATCTCATTGTAAAATTTCATCCTGCTATGGATGAAATTGATGCTTATGGTGTTGATAGATTAAATGAAAAGCTTCAAGATATTTGGGATAATGTACATATAAGAATTGATTATCCTTATAATAAATTTAATGAGTTTAGAATTACTATTCCGTTAAAAGAGTCATTTTTTAATATTACTGAAACCCGACGGGATGAATTAATGAATGCACACCCACCAACTATTCTGTTCGGTCGTGGTACAGCAAGATTTACATGGGACTGGCCATCATGTGGTATTGGTGAACTCAGCTTTGGCTATAGTGATGAAACCAAAAAATATGAATGTTCTAATGAAGGAATGGGCCCTGAATCAGTTAGAAAACTTCTTCATGCCTTTGCCGACCATGTAGCAGACAATATTAATCTGGAAGATTGATGAAAAAACGACTATCAGACTTTCTTTATATCCTGGAATATTTGAGTTTACCTTTCTGGGTTTTGTGGTATTTTATAATATCCCCAGTTGAATATGGTATTAGTACAGTTAAAAATAGTTTTAAACAATACCGCTTGCAACGCCGACTAGAAAAAGAAGGTATTGCTCATTTAGTAATTAAACAAAGGAAATAATATGAGTGTTGACCATGATGCATTATTAGCAATTGGTAAAGTATTTAGAAATACAGAAGAAGCTATTGGCTTTCTTCATAATAATAAAATTTTAATTGATATTACTGATGAAGAACTTGATCAATCTGGTTTAGAAGATAATCTCCCTGGTAACTTACAAGGTAGCCCATTAAATTTTTTTACTGGTTATGGTTATTATCTTGGTTTTAAAATAAGGTGTGATACACCAAATGATTTTAAGTGGGACTATTATGATGGTATAAAACAATGGGAAGAAATGTTTCCTAATGAGCCATATGATATAGTCCATACAGTTATATCTTCTTAAATGAATTGGTGATATAATGTATAAATGCCCAAACTGTAGTTGGGTTGGAAAACAATCTGATATGGGTGCTGATTATACATATGATCTTTGTGAGGATGGTAGTCCAGATTATGCTAATGAAAATTGGATTTGTCCATCATGTAATACTTGGCATCAAGATATAGATGAATATGAGGTAATACCAAATGTATGATGAACGCCCAGATGACTTTGATGAGCCATTAATGAGTCTTATTGATGCACACGCCCATGGTAAAGAAAATAACTATTACCATATGTTTCTATCCTGGATGGATACTGATAACCCCCCACCATATAATGTACTTTTTACATGGACATTTGTAACAGAAGAAGAATATAAATTGGGTAAGATTGAACAGTGGCTAAATATTAGTAGCCATATCACTGAAAGTATTCCATTATATGGCAACTGATTATAAATTAGATATTTTTGATACTCTTAAGAAAATTGATAACCGGAAATCAGGTGATATCTATTCTAAACTAACAACTGATGAAAAGAAGGGGTTCTTTCCTTTAATTGTTATGCAATGGATGGCCGGTTGTTCAGATGAACAACAGATAATGCTTCTCAATGAGTTTGCTAATCCTTCCATATTTACATTGGCTAAACATCCACATCTTTTGATGAAGATATTACAGGCCTGTTCTACAAAGGTACCAAAGCGGTATCAGTGGGTTGCAATCAAAGGTAAAAAGAAAAATACTGAAATAGTAAAAGTAGTACAAGAATATTTTGATATGTCAGAACGGGAAGTTAAACTATTGAATCCGTTCCCACCAGAAGCTGAAGTACTTCAAATGGCTGAAGAACTCGGTTGGCAAAAAGATGAATTGGCTAAGTTAAAGAAAGAGTTCAAAGAATGATAGATAAACTTAAAAGTATAGTTAGCTGGTTTCCTGATATCCACTCCTACTTAACAGTAATTGGTATGGTATTAATTATTGGTATAGTGCTTTTTGGAATAGGTTTACTTTTAATGGCACCCGGTATTTGGTTACTTTTAGCATTAGTTGTGGTATGCTTAACAGCCACTGCAAAGATGGTGGAACGACATAAGTTAGATTTATTTGACATTTTTTGTGGGAAATAATTATGGGTGTTAGTTTCGGATCAAGGTGTAAAAATAGCCCTTATGCGGTTGAGAATTCTAATCCCAACCCCACCAACTTCATTATTCTTCATGAACAACGAATTGGTAAATACCTTATACTCCATGTTAAATATCCGGACTGTAAGAATTTTGAAGGTCAAAAGTTAATGGTATACAAGGGATTTAAAACAAGTGAAGAACTTATTAAATATAATTTGTTCAAATTAGATCCACATTTCTGCAACAGCAAAGGTTCACCTATTGCTCGTTTTGCTCCCACAACAGAATCACTTGTATTAATAGAAAGAATGATTGGTAATGACAAGTAATAATATATACACTCCCGATCTATGGACTATCATAGAAATTAACAATGGCATGGATGGTAAAATCCACCATCGTGTCCTTGCATCTTGGTATGGTGGATTTGCAGGTGCAGATTCATGGAAACTAAGTTCTGGCATTGATGATGTCTTTGATGATGATTCTTTCTTCACCTTACCACAGGTCTCAGGTACAATTTATAATTGCCGTAAATCTGGATATGGTATGTCAAGTTTGGCAGGTAGTATCTATATCAGTTTACAAGAAAAACTAGCCGCTCAAAAAACCGGCTGGATTAAAGCCCTTTCTGAAAAAGAAGCTCTATCATATTTAAAAGCGATGGAATATGGGAAGTAGACCATACTATAAAGAAGCTGTAAGAGATAAGAACCGTAAACAACGGAAAGCTTCCTGGATTCATGTCAAGAATTTAATGCGCAAGTGGCCTGAATGTTCTTTCAATGGTGATTTTTATTGTAACCATGCATCAGTTGTTGATGGCGATCGTGGAACAGTTTGGGTTGATTTTCGCTTCTTCCATACTAAACAAAAATGTTACTATGCAGTAGCAATGGTTACTTGTGAAATGGAAGCATGGGATAAATGCGAAGATTGGGCCTGGGGTTTAGCTACTCAAATATATCCATGGGAATTAGATAATGAAGAAAGTTGTGATGAGTTTCTTGATAGTCTTAATAAACCAAATAATCGTTGGAATTCAGAAATAGCTGTTGCTCGTAGGGAACTTTATAAGAAACATGAAACTGCCTATTTAAATACTCAATACAAAGTAACTCCCAAGATTGTTGTTAAGGATTATGGCCCAGTTGCTATAGGGCTTTGGGTAACAATAAATAAAGAAGAAATAGATGCAAATACTATCAGAGAGTTTATTAGTTTTTTCCGATCACTCGGAGAACCAACAAAACCAGGTTGGACCTGGAAAGGTGATGAAGTTGAAGTCATACCCCAAGAAATCAGGACAAGAGACGAAGCCCGTCGTTCTAAATGTGGAACAGATAGCAGCTCGTAGAATTCCAATTGAAGATGCTGAGATAACACTTGGTAAAACCAGCAATTGGCATTGTACTTTCTGTAATCGACATTTCACAGGTGAAGTCGTGTTCATGAAGCATATATGTGAACCTCGTAGACGTGCTCAAGAAATGGCAAGCCCATTAGGTCAAGCAGCATATGGCTATTACAGTGATTGGATGCGCTTGAAGAAGTTTAGTGCTCCGGGGGCTACCGCATTTAAAGAATCAAAATACTATCGTGCCTTTATTAGTTTCACTGAAATGGTTATCAAAGCAAATATTGCACGCCCTGATAAGTACATTGAAATTATGGTTGCCAATGATATTCTTCCAGTTCTTTGGTGCCGGGATAACTGTTACCGTGTATACTTAGATTGGGTTGATAAGCTAGCTGATCCATATAGTCAAGTACAGGATTCCATTAACTACTTGATGGATATCTGTGAAGCTGATTCTATTCCACTTGAAAACATATTCAATCATCTTGGTGCTCAGCAAGTATTATCCTATGTGAGACAACGTAGGCTATCACCATGGTTCCTATTTTGTTCTTCAGTGTTTGGTACCTTCCTTAAGACATTAGATCAACCAGAGCTCATTGCATTCAATAATGTGGTAAATGCCGCATACTGGGGTGGCAGATTCCAAACTGAAAGATCAGTGGTTGAAAATGTGAAAAACATTATCAGGGAGATTGGATTATGAAAGTCTATATTGATACAGAATCACAGTCCGGAACTTTGATAGGATATAAAGGACAAAGTCCAGTTGATGCTGCAATGTTTTTCTGTCCATATATTCCAGGTATGTCTGATGAAGAAAGATGGGAAGTTGCTGAGAAAGTGGCTTTCTTAAACCGACCACAAACAGAAATCCAAAAACGTATTATGAGGATGGTAAAAAATGGCAATTGATAATGAAACCATTTTAAAACTAGCTAAAACCCTTGATGAAGGGTATACTTATGAATTCATTCCTGATGATTATCATGGTTATGTTTGGGGATGCATTTTTTGTAGTCGGGCTTTTAAAGGACGACCTCATATGGATGATTGCCCAGTTTTATTAGCTAGAAAAGTTATTGAGGAGTTAGATAATGATTGAACGTAGATTCTTACCACCTGGTCAAAATTCATTTGACAACCATGATGAAGCTGAATGGAATTCGGGTTGGAATAGTTGTATTGAGCAAATTGAAGAAGAACTTGGAATTAAAATTGCTGATCTTATGAAATATAAAGACTTCTATCATATGGTTGGAAATCTCCAAAATGCAATTGCTATTATGAATAAAGATGGATATTCAATTCCATCAATGTTCCTACCAGATCAATTAGGATAATATGAAAACAAGAATTATCAAAGCTAATTCCGATGAATATAAAGCATGGCTAATAAGAAGTATTATCACTCACTTCTTCATGCATATTAAAACCGATATGGTTGCTTCAGGTGCCCTTCATAATTATATCCATATGATTACTAAGATACCAAAGAATGAAATTGTTATCTGGTATGATTCCCATATGGGTGATATCTATATTGAGTATGAATATAGCAAAGGTAAAACAACCTCCTTAGTAATATAGGACTTAAATGAAATTAGCTGATATTGATATTGATTTCCGAACAGATATCAATCCTAAGAAACTATTCCCCTGGACAAGGGCTTCTATAGTTAAAGATGATGAACTTAGACCACATCCCTGTGGCTATTATCCACAAACAGTTCCGATCGATCCAGTCACCGGATTATGTGCAATTCCCTATAAAGAAGCTGAACAAGAAGGTTTCACCAAGATTGACTTTCTCCATTTGGGATTATTAGATAGTATTGAAACCCGCCAAGAGATTGATGCAATGCTTGCTGAAGAACCAGATTGGGGTTTACTTCAGATGAGTAATGTCCATCCTAAATTATTCCAACTTGCCAAACATGGTGAACTTCTTAAAATAATTAAACCTACATGTATTGAAGAACTGGCTGATGTACTGGCTTTGATCCGTCCTGGTAAGAAACAGTATATCAAGTTGTATAAAACAAACAGAGAATCAGTTAGAAAAGTTTTATGGACACCAGATGAAAATGGATACCATTTTAAAAAATCTCATGGTATTGCTTATGCTATGAATATTGTTCTACAGTTACATTTAATAGAGGCGGGATTATTATAATGCCTGCATATAATAGAAATATTCATTACTTATATAAAATTACAAGATTTGATGGGAAATTTTATATTGGTATTCATTCAACGGATAATTTAAAAGATAACTATTTTGGTAGTGGTATATTACTTAAAAGATCAATTAATAAATATGGACAGAATAACCATAAATTAGAAATTATTGAATTCTTTTCTAATAGAAAGTTAGCAGTAGAAAAAGAAAAAGAAATAGTTAATGAAGTTTTATTAACTAATTCATTATGTTTGAATATGGTACCAGGCGGAACAGGTGGCAATATTGGTGGAGGCGGATTTTATAGTAAGGATCATAAATCAAAATTTCATTCCGGTGGTGGATTATCAACAAGTAAAAAAAGAAAAGAAGATAAAATTTTTAAAGAAAATATAGATAGTAAAATATCTATAGGTATGAAAAACTGGGTTAATAAAAATCGAGAAAAAGTTTTATCATCACAGAAAGCTGCAACTGCAGTGGCTAGACTACCAGTAGCCATTGCAAAACGTAAAGCTACTTATTTAATTACTGGTCATAGTAAAGGAGAAAAGAATCCAAATTTTGGTAAAATATGGATAAACAATGGTATTAATAAATTAGGTGTTAAAAAAGAGGTACTTCAAGAATATCTTAATAATGGATATTGTTTAGGTCGAAAAATTAAAAAATAAAGGAGTAATATTTTGACATGTATAGTCGGACTGGAAATGAATGGTAAAGTACTTATGGGTGGTGATATCCAGGGTACAGGAGGCAACAACAAAGTTGTCCATACACAACCAAAAGTATTTAATAAGAAAGGTGTTCTTTTCGGATTCACAACTTCATATCGCTTTGGTCAAATTCTTGAACATGGTCTTGCTGATCCTGTAATTCCAGAAGATGATACTGATATCTATCGTTGGTTAATTACTGTATTGATTCCAGATATCAGAAATGCATTAAAAATGAATAACTATGAAACTGGTGGTAACTGTTTGATTGGTGTTAAAGGACAGTTATGGGAATTACAAAATGATTTCAGTGTTCTCCGATCCATTCGTGGTTTTGGTTCAGTAGGTTCTGGTTATGAATATGCAATGGGAAGTTTACATACTTCACTTGCTGTAATAGCAGATATTACTGACAATAAACAAATTGATGAAGATTTTGCTACTAGTGTTGTGAAAACTGCTATTAAAGTAGCTGGAACATATAGTCCATCAGTTGGAATGGAATCAGTAGTTATTTCTACCTAAAAGTTTATTTCTATGTTATAATAGTCGAAATCAATCCATTAGGAGATTCACATGAACTTAGAAAAAATGAAAAGTCGCCGTGGTGTAGGCCATGTTGGAAGAGTATTCCAGTATGGTACTGCACTGACTCCTAATGGTGCTCAACTTGGAAGTCACGTTGAAGCTCAAGAGAAAAATATTAAGAAACTGAACAAAGATCCGGCAATGCATAAAGCTGCTAAGAAAGCGGCTCGTCGTTCTGATGCAAAGTTTCATAAGGACTATTAAAATGAAAATATATTTGGTTGGTGGTGCCGTACGTGATCACTTGATGGGGATCGAAAGTAATGACCATGATTATGTGGTTGTTGGTGCTACTCGTCAAGATATGTTGGATCGTGGTTATTCTGAGGTTGGTGCAGACTTTCCTGTGTTTTTGGATCCAAAAACCGGTGATCAATATGCATTGGCTCGTCGTGAACGCAAATCCGGTAAAGGTTACTTGGGTTTTGAAGTTGAATATGATTCTGGTGTTACATTGGAAGAGGATTTGTCTCGTCGTGATTTAACAATTAATGCGATCGCACAAGATATTGAAACCGGTGAAATCATTGATCCATTCAATGGCCGTGGTGATATCAAAGAACAACTATTGCGTCATGTCTCAAATGCATTTAAAGAAGATCCATTGCGGGTAATCCGTTTGGCTCGTTTCTATTCTCGTTTTGCTGATTTTGGTATTGCTTCACCAACAATCAAAATGTGTCAAGATATTGTTGATTCAGGTGAAATTGATGTTTTGCCATATGAACGCTTGTGGGCAGAGATGGGAAAAATGTTTGAACAGTCACAAAACCCAATTTGGTTTTTCCGTGCCTTGAATACATTTGGTGCCTTGACTCATGTTAAATTCTTTTCTGATATCTTTGGTGTAATTACTAGCCACCGTTTGAATGTAGATTTTGAATTGTATGCTGATTTGGTTACTAAAATGATTCCCGCAGAAGAAAGATTAGATTTTTTTATGGCTTCTGTTGTTACAAGTGATACTCGTCGTAAAACAATCTGGACTGCTGGTTATGTTATTCCAACAAGAGTTATCAAATTGATCCAAAATATGTTTGCTGTTGGTGATATGAAAGATACTCACTTG